CGAACAGCTTCAGGTAATCCGTGTGCGTGGTGACGTTGGTCTGGCCGATGACCGTTTCGATCAGTTGGCCGTGCTCCAGGGTGGTCAGTACAATGTCTGCTTTCATTTCTCACTCCAGATATAGAATAGCGCATAAATCAGATTGATGCAAGGGAAAACAGAGCACGATCGCTATAATTATTATGCCCTAAACGGTTGAAACGGGGGAGGTTGCGGGTGAGGGTTACTGGCCGCCTCGCTTCCGGGCGTAGAAGACCAGCGCGTCGGCCTTGAGCACGTCGACCACGACCGGCGGGAAGTTGGCCGCGTGCAGCGTGTCCAGGTTCTTCTGGGTGGCTGCCGCCTGGAGGGTGGTGCCGGGGTACTGGCGGTAGTCGCCATACATCTCGAACATCACCATGCCCTGCTTGGCGAATTGGATGTGGGCGCAGGAGCCCAGGCCGCGCTGCATCTTGCGGGTCGAGAGCACCAGTTGCGCCACGCCGTGTTCGTTGTCCAACTCGGGCATGGCGATGACCTGCTTAGGTTCCTTGGCCATTTCTTGTCGTTCCTCCATTCTTAGTGTAGCACAATTCGGATTGATGTAAACAGCGGGCGGGCGAGTTCCGGCCCGATTGTTAGCGGGTGGAAACCAACAGTTGCTCGACGGCGGCGGGCAGCTTGGCCGTCTGCCCCGACCAGCTTCCCCGGCCCCAGTGGAATCCGGCGTCGCGGAGCGCGTTCAGTACCGACCGTTCCGGCTTTTCGGCGAACGTCACCGAGCAGTACGCGCCGTCGCTCGACTTCTCGATGGTCACGCCGTTCGGCGCGGCTTCGGCCTGGGCGGTGCGCTGCTGCACTCGCGCCACGGTGACCAGGCGTTCCTTGTCGGAGCGGATGCGAGCGCCCAGGTTGGTCAACTCGTAAGCCAGGTGCGGGGCGCTGCCCCAGTAGCCGCCCGCCGCCGCGAGTTTGGCCTTCAGCGTGTCGAGGTCGAGGCCGAGAGCCTTCAGACCGTCCGCGTCGCCCTTCTTGTACAGCTTGTTGACCAGCTTCATCTGCTCGCGCTTGGCTTCGTTGGCCGCGATCCGCTGCTTCAGCGCCTCGGTCGCGTCGTCGTCGTCGGTGAAGATCGCCTTGTCCAGCAAGTGCTCCAGGTTGCTGGCCTTGGACTCGTGCATGTCGGCTTTCTTGCTCAGCCCGACCGACTTGCCGAGCGCGTTCCAGCTTCGATCCAGCGTGCGGCGATGCCGCTTCTCCGAATGATGCCCCACCAGGATGGGCTGGCCCATCGGAATTCCGGCCACCAGGTTGTGAGAGTGGTTGTAGGCTTGCGTGGACTGCGCCGTGGCCTTGTCGGCCCAGTCGCGGCGCTTCTCGATCTTGCGTTCCAGTCGTTCCCTGCGGGTCATTGCTTGCTCCTCTTCGGTCGTGCGGCCATCCGGGCCTGGTAGTCTTCGAGCGGCACGTAATGATTATTCAAGACGCGGTTCACGGTGCCGGTCGTGACCTTGAACAGGTGAGCCAGGTGGCTGGCTCTTACGTTGCGCGTCTTGTCGGCGTACATCCGCCGCAGGTCGGCGCAGTCTTCGCGGGTTAACTTCGGTTTGGCCATTACTCCCAGTCCCGCCTCTTCTCGGCGATCTTCATCCCACGGATGTACGCCAAGACTTGCACTTCCAGGGCCAGCTTGCCCACGCTGTTGGTGCTCTGCCAGGCTTCGCGGATGGGGCGCAGGGCGTCGAGCATGGCGTTGCGGCTCTTGTCGGCGGCCTGGCGCTTGCGGGCCGCGCGTTCGATCTCCAGGGCTCGCTCGTCGGCCTTCCAGCGGGTGCGCTCGACCTCGTTGGGCCAGAGCCCTTGGTACTTGGCGCTGTTCATTACCACCGAAGTGAGATTCTCGTTGGCGTCCACCTTGTACATACCGCCCAGAAAGATGTTCCCTTTCCGGCACGCCTTCTCGCTGAAGGGGTGGCGCTCTCCGCTGATCTTGCCCGCTTCGTCGACGGCCTGGAGGATCATGCCCAGCTTGCCGTCGTCCAACTCTGTCACGCCCGAGCATACGATCAGTTGCACCGTCATGGCCGGTTTGGCTTGTTCGTCTGTCATGCCGCTCGATCCTCCTCGATCATCAGGTCGCCCACGAAGGGATGCTCGCCTTCGACTACCGCGTCGCGTTGCGTGCGTCCGCTGAAGTAAAACTTCCAGGTGCCGATGCTGGCTCCCAGCTTGGCGGGCTTTCCGAAAGTCAGCAATGCTTCCGGCCCGGCATTCACGATGCGCAGCACCGTCTTGCCGTACTTGCGCAAGGCTTCGAGCACCGTGCGCCGGGAGGGCCGCATGGCGTAGCAGATCAGCAGCGTTTGCTGGCCATTGGTGCCGATCAATTCGTAGCGCGTCGGGCCGCGTTGCAGCCACTTCAGTTTCTGTTCCTTGGTCACTGTCCCGCCTTTCTCGCCCGGCGCGTGGCCCAGGCTTTCTGTGCTGCATTCATCGGTTTCGCCGAAGGCGCATCCTTGCAGATGGCGTCGATGCGTTCGGTCGAGAGGCCGGTCAGGGCCGACATGAGTTTGCGGGCTCCCGCTGCCGGGTCTGGGCCGAACTTGGCCGCGTGCGAAGCGTCGGCCCGGTTGGCGTAGAGGTTGGAGGCATTGACGCTTTGGTGAATGGTGCCCGCCGCGTAGAAGCTGCCCGGTTCGCCGATGGGCTCGACGACCTCAACCATCACCAGGCCGCCCTGGCCGCGTGCAAGCACCTTGACGTTGGCCCCGGTCTTGTCATAGAAGCTCGACAAGAAGTAGACCCCGCCGATCTTCAGCGCAGCGGCCCGGTCAACGCTTCGCTTCTGCATGGCCCGAAAGTCGATCTTGTACCTTGGCATTCGTTCTCCTCAACTCAAGTATAGTGTAGCACGTTAATCTAATTGATGCAAGTCAATGCGAGACGCCGAGCGCCGACCAGTTGTCGCGCACTGCCGGGTCCGGGGCGGGAAAGACGATGTGCGGCGGCTCGTGGCGCGAAGCGATCACGATGGCCTGGATGGCGGCTTGTTTGGTGGCGAAAGCGCCGTGCATGTAGCGGGGATTCTGGGACCGGTAGCCGCCCATCCTCGAAGCGGCCCACTGGCCGTCGACCGGCCAGATGATGCCGCGCTTGATGCCCTTCACTTCGACGAAGTTGGCATCCCAGTTCGGTACTTTCGAGAGCGATACGTTCTTCATGGTTTCCTCACTTGCCGAATTCGCGGGCCAGCACGGCGTAGGCCGCGCTGACCACCTTGAAGGCTTCGGTGGCGGCGTGGACGCTCATGCCGTTCAGGGCGGCGCGGTCGGGATGCACCTTCATGGCCAGCTTGCGGTAGGCGCTCACGATCTCCTGCCAGGTGGCCTTCAGGCCCACGCCCAGGATGGTGCGCGGCGAGTCCGCTTTGTCGTACAGCACGCGCTCGGCTTCCTCGACGCCCATGCGCTGGTAGAACGCGCCGGTCCAGTCATGCGGGTTGCCGTAGCCGTCGGCGTCGGGATTGTACCGCTTCCTCGCGGCGTCGATCTCGGCGAAGGTCTTGCGAGGCTTGGGGTTTCCACGGGGCATCGGCGGCTCCTACTTCAACAGGGCTTCGTGGGGCTGGTTGTGGCCGGGAAGGCCCAAGGCGCGAAGGTGCTTGCAATTGCGGTAGCGAATCCAACCTGGGCAAGAGCACGACCACCAGCGCCCGCTCTTGCTCTGGGCTACGGTGTAGAGGCGGTTGCTCGACTCCGAGCGAATATCGAAGCGGTTGGTGTAGGCCGCGTTGTCGGCCAACAGTGCCGAGTTCGGGGGTCGTCTGATAATGATTGCCATGTTCGTCCTCATGCTGCCAGTGCGGTGATGCGTGCGTCGTACTCGGCTTCCGCTGCGGCCATTTCCGGGTCGTAGCGGAGCACTTCGTCCAGGTAGGCTTCCCAGGTGGCGTCGCAAATCTCGGCCCACTCGGCGTCGGCCTCATCCGGTTCGGGGCCAAGCATATCCAGTTCCTGATCCATGTCGTTCCCCCTCACGCCGCGCAAACGGCTTCGATCCTTCTCATGCGTTCCGCGCTCGCTGCGTTAAGCCAGGCGATCAGGGCAGCCAACTCTTCTTCGATAGTGATTGCCATTCCAGTTCCCTTCCACCAACATGTATAGAATAGCAATAAATCTGATTGATGTAAACAGAAATCGTAGGGAATCGTAAGGAATTCTGCGCCTGTAAACGATGGAAGGGATAGGCTTTAGCGGCGGCCAGAGCGAACGCGGGCCAGCAGGAGGAGCAGCACGACAAAGAACAGGTTCACCATAATGATTACTCTGCCTCCAACTCGGCCAGGCCGAAGTCGACGAACTGGGTGTGATAGCCGGGAAAACCCACGCTCACCACGCGCTCGGAAACGATCTCCGTCACCACGCCCTTGCGATAGCCCAGCCCGGTTTCGGGATTGAACGCGTAGGGCTCGACGGTGCGAACCTTCGCGCCCAACTTGAGCGGCTTCAGGGCCGCGTGCCGGATGTAGCTTTTGCCTGCCAGCGGTCGTTTGTCGCCGGGGTAGAACAGCTTGGCGACCTTGGCGAATGCCTCGTCGTGGCTGGCGGCCTCGATGGCGAAGCTCTCCGTGTTCCAGCCGCCGCGCCGGTCCTGGGCTTCGGTGTGCGACGTGGCGCGGCCCGTCACCAGTCCCTTGTTCTTGGCGCTGCGCCCGTTGGCAATCACGCGAATGCGGTACTCCATCAGCGGCCTCCCTCGGCGTCGGCGATGTGATCGACGATTGCGTCGATCTCACGCTGGACTTCCTTGATCTTGACGATGCGGGCCTCGTGCTCGGCCTGCGCCGTGTGCAGGCCCATCGGACCTTGCGTGTAGTAGTCCCTGCCGTTCGGCCCTTCGCTGTACATCAGCTTGAGCGCGTCGCCCAGCGCGTGGCTCATCTTCAGCCAGCCCTCCAGCAAATCGTTCTTGCTGGTGCCGTTCAGGTGGATGGTGGGCAAGATCATGCGGCCTCCTCGAAGTCCAGTTTCGGTTCCTGGCCGTGGATCACGGCGCGGATGGGTTGCGACGTCACCGGGACGCTGCCCAGGATCAGGTCCGCCGGGACCGGGCGTTCGCTCTTCAGCCAGCGGCCCTTGGCCATTGCCTGGGCCAACGGGTCGGCGTTGTCTACTTCCCATTCGTGCTCGCCGGGGGCGAACGCTACGATGGCGATCTTCCCGCTACCCATCGCCTTGTGAAACTGCCAGTCCATCTTTCCGGCCCAGCGCACCGCGTCGGTGAGGTTATCGAAGGCGTAAACCTCGCCCTGGCCGTAGCGTTCGCCGCTGGCTTTGGCCCAGTTGCTGGTCTGGAAGCGCAGCAGCCCCTTGGCTTGGATGGCCGCGACCTTGTTGGTGTGCGTGACGTGATAGAGCGTCATCTAGTTCCCTCCGCAAGTAGTTTGGGCATGTTCGCCGGGTTGACGTGCAGAGTGATGCCGACATCCTTGCCGCAGAAGTACGACCGCTCCACGCATACGATGCCATCGGGCAGGGTCACGCGATCCGCGCCGCCCAGCGGGCGGTCGAAAGCCGACTGCGCGGGCACCGGCACCACCTTGCTGGTGGTCAGGCAAAAGAATACAAAATAGTCGCGGCTGCCGCCATCCCAGTAGCTGGCCACGTTCAGCGGGCGGTCTTGGGTTTCGATGCTCACGCCCTTGCGGATTTTCACATCCGGGTAGCAGGCCGCGATGATGGCTTTGAGGCTGGCATCCGGCTTGAGTACGGTTCGAGTGGCAAGTGACATTCGATCCTCCAACAAGAATAGTATATCACGAATCAAATTGATGTAAACATAAAAGAGAGCGATAATTATGGGATAAATACACCATAATTATCGCTTTTTACCAGATCGGCGAAGGGCGGGCGCGGCGTTCGGTGAAGTAGTGGCGGTACATGTCCGGGTCCTGGGCCTTCATCACCCGGCGGGCCATCGCCCGATACCAGAGGGCCTGGGCCTTGACCCAGTCGCGGTCCACTTCCGGCGGCAGGATGCCGATCTGCTCCAGGCACCAGCCGCGCATCTCGCTGCGGACCACGCGATCCTCCCAGAGCACGGAGTAGACGTCGCCGTCCTCGACTGGAGTGCGGGCGCGGAAGCGCCGTTCCACTTCCGCGCGGTAGAGTGTCGTGTGTTGGTCGGTCCAGGTCATCCGCGTTCCGCTATCGCGGCGTCGATGGCCCAGTCGCCGCCCGTGGGCTCGCCCGACTGCGCCCGTTCCATCAGTTCCAGGTGACGGGCTTCAGCCTTGGGGGGCTGGTGGGCGAATTCGACCAAGTGGCGCTCGTGGTCGAGGATGGCCAGGACGGTCTCTTCGCCGACGATCTCCTGTAGGCGGGCGATGGTTTGGGCGAGGGTGTTGCGCAGGGCAAGGACTTCAGATGAGGGCATCGCTTCTCCTTTGCGTTTTGTTGCGCTGTGGTTGCAGCCCGAACATCACATGCCAAATCCGATGCAGGGCGTTGACGTATGGCTTGCCGACTCGTCCGATGTGGTGCTCACATTCGGATTTGAAGTTCGACCAACTCTGCTCCTTGGCCATTTCCTCCAGGCAGGCCGCCCAGACTTGCTTGGGCACAAACATCCGAAACAGGTAGTCGGTTCCGCTCGACTCGACGATCTTGCCATCCAAGCCGAATCGCTCCTTCAGATTCTCAAGGTGTTGTTTGACTCTGGCGCGGACCATCAGGTTGTCGGGGTCGATGCACCAGTTGCCGTCCTCATCCTGCTTGTCGGCGCAGGCGACCGAATAGAATCCGTACACGGTAAAAATCCACATTTAGATGACCTCGCAGTTCATGGGTAAACTTCCAATTGTCGTTTCAGCACCGGCACGATGCGAGCGACCGCCTGGCGCAGCAGGTACACGCCGCGTTTATCCTCGCCGCCGCCAGGCGGAATAGCTCCATCAAGCGGATAGGTGAAGGGCAGCTTAGGTTCGTTCTTGTAGCGCACAAAGGCGGCGCGGCCCGCAGGCCCGACCAGGTAAGAACTGAGCACCGTGACCGTGCCAGCCTTGAGGTCGATCAGGATACGGCGTTGCTGGTAGCGCAGCCAGGTGCAACCTTTGAGCAGGTCTGGATCGTTCTCCATGTGTTGACGGCCAAGCTGGGCCACGCATTCCTTCGAGTTTGGATAGTAGGAGTACAGTGTGACGGTAAACTGCTGCTCCTTGCGATTGGCAAACCAAGTGGCCCAGCCTTCGGTGGCGACGTAGCTGGTGATAAACAGTTGGATGTCTGGTTCGGCATAGACCGGGATCGGCGCGAACCAGCGACAAGGTACTTCGTCGCTGACCAGGTCCGGTCCACCGCCCAGGCCCGGCACCACCAGGCGCATGGCGTCGTCCATGCAGTCTAAGGCCGATTGCGCCTGGACAGGTGCCAGCCAGAACAAGGAAAGCAGCAGCATCGCGGCAGCGGCCACCACCTTCTTGACGCGCGGCTGGCGCGGCTTGGTGAGGGCGATCTCCGCGCCGTACTCGCAGCCGATGCCATCCTTGGCCCACTGGGGCAGCTTGTCGTTCATGCGTTCCTTGCGCTGGCGGCGCAGCCAGGCGGGCGGCTTTTCGAGTTCGGTCATCACGCCCAAGTACCAGGCGTCGTTGCCGTGCTCGGTGAAGTAGCCGCGCACCTTGGCCCAGCCCAGCCCGTTCATGGTCACGTAGATGCGCTGGCCGATGGCGGGCAGCGCAAACGGAGCGCTCCACAGCATTTCGGTCCCGCTGGCGTCCAGGTAGACAGCCAACTGCTTGCCCAGCGTATTGGCGCTGGTGCGGCCCGTGGCTTGGGGCGTGAGAATGAAGAAACGCGGCGCGTGGCTCTGGCTCATAATGATTAGTTTCCTTTCTTGCGTTCGTAAATTTCCAGCCGGTCGTGAATGCCGGAGAACTGATAGAGCGGGACGGTCTGCACCCGCTCGAAGTGCTCGAAGAGGTACTCGTGGAAGGCGTCCGTGCCGGTACAGCCTCCGTCGCCCTCGCCGACGTAAAGCACGCGGTCGCTTCGGTAGGCTTTCAGCACGTCCTCGATCCATTCGCCTTCGTAATCCGGCCACACGGTGAGCAGGGTGCGGTCGGGGTACTTCTCGACCGCCGCGACTCCGTCTAGCCGTTCGACTTCCCAGAACTTGGTGAACTGGTACTTGTTCGCCGGGCTCGGGTCGAGATCGGTCGCGACTACGTCGGCCCCGGCCTGGCGCAATTCGGAAGCCCAGTAGCCGGTGCCCGCGCCGACTTCGAGCAGCGGCGAGTAGGTGGCAAGCAACTCGACCGTATCGCGGTCGAGAATGCTGAAGCCGTAGAGTGCGATGAATTCGTGGCGTACCTCGTAGGAGCGGCTATAGTCGCCGGGCCTGTATTCGCCGGGCTGCATGTCAAAGTAACCGTTCGCCTTGGTCCGCACGACCGCTGGCAGTTGGTCGCGAAGGAATCGCACGGCTTCGGTTTCAGCGATCTCGATCATTGGCTTCCCTCAGTTCAGTTCGTCGAACTCCGAAGCGGCGGCGGCGTCGGTGATGTCGAACTCGCCCACGATGGCCTCGGCCTTGTCGGCGTGCTCGCCCTGGCACTTGATGACGTAGTGCAGCGTGAGGGTGATCATGTTCTTGGCGTAGCGGCTGCCGCCGCCTTCGTCCATGCTCGCGCTGTCCTCCTCGATCTCGTAAGTCTGATCCTGGCCTTCGTGGAACTTGGCCTGGTGCTCCTCGATCTCCGTCGAGCGGTCGTCTTCCAGGGAGAAGTTGAATTCCTTGATCTCGTCGCCGCAGCAGGCCGACGTGCGGACCGCGCGAACCTCGGCGGTGACCGATGTGCCGTCGTCGGAGACCGACAGGTCATTGACGTCCGGGTCGGCGTTTTCGAGCGAGCAGAACTTGTGGCAGCTTGGGCAGAGGTTAGGCATCAGAGTTTCCCCATTCCCCAGGCGTGCAACAGATGCGGGTTCCGGGCCTGCATGTCACGCATGGTGTTTTCGGCTTCCTCGCGCTCGTCTTTGGTGAGGCCGGGAAAGCTGGTGATACTGCCGTTGTCGTTGATGCGGACCCGACCGGCCTTGCGGCAATGGTCGCCGGGCAGCATCTTGTAGAGCGAGCCGGTGATCGCGCCATCGGCATTCTCCTGGCCGCGCTCAAAGAAGTAGCGGTCGCCTTTGATCAGGAGCACGCTCGTCTCCTGCGGGCGGGCGAACATCTTGTAGACCACGGCCAGCGTATCGCGGGCATCGACCGTGCAACTGTATCCCATGCTTTCCTCCGTGCGGGCCGCCGCGAAGCGGCCCGGCTGGTTCAGGCAGTCTTGCGCTGCCGCGCTTTCTTGGGAGCGGCGGCGGGCTCTTCGCTGGCCACCGGCTTCTTCTCGGGTTCGCCCACGCTCTTGCGGAGCGCATCGAGGATGCTGACCACGTTGCTGGCCTTGGCCGGTTCCTCCTGCGGGATCGGCTGGTTGGCGAGTTTGGCTTCCACCAGTTGGCGCACCGCCACTTCGTAGCCGTCGATGAACTTGCCGTGGTCGAAGGCGGCGGCTCTCTTCGTGATCAGCGCCGTGGCCATGTCCACCGCATCTTCGTTGGGAGTGGGAAGTTTCAGGTCGGCGAAGTAGCCGCTGGCCTGGCGCAGTTCGTTCTGGTAGCGCAGCACGAAGGCCATCATGCCTTGTTCCACCGCCACCAGGGCCACAATGTTCTCGCGCCCACTGGTGGTGAAGGTGCCCACCGCCGCCTTGCCGGTCTTGAGCAGGGCCTCACGCACAATCGCGTAGGCTTCCAGTTGGGTGTCGTTCTCGGGCAGCACGAAGTAGGGCTTCTCGATGTACGCCGGGCAGAGTTCGTTCACGTCGATGAACTGGCTCACCGCGATGGTGTGCTTGGAGGGAAGGCGCAGGTTTTCGAGTTCCGTCGGCTCCACGATCACGTACTTGCCCTTGCTGTATTCGTAGCCCTTCACGATGTCGCCCGCATCGAGCGCCGTGTCGCCCGCCGTCTTCTGCATCCGAATGCGTTCGCCGGTCGCGCGGCTGAGTTGATTGAAGGTGATGCCGGTCTTCGACTCGGTCGCGGTATACAGCCCCACGCCGAACTGTACCAGCGAAATCTGGACTTGCCCTTTCCAGTATGGTCTTGCTGCCATTCTTTCCCTCTCGATCACTACAAGATTAGTGTATCACGCGAATCGCATTGATGCAAGTCAGAACTACTTGACCTTGCTCACGTGCTTTCCGTTGTGCCACTTGTCGGGGTCCTGCCAGTTGGCAAAGTCGAACGACTCGTTCAGCGTGCCGATAGCGTCGTTGACTTCCTTGATTCCCTTGTCGGCCCACAAGCCGCCCACGTCGGCGATCTCGGTGCGACCGGACCTGTACTGGATGACGATCTTGCCCTCGCGGGAGGGGGTCAGGATTGTGATTGCGCCGCTGATGCGGTAGTAGATCATCGAAACTCCTATGCCGCAGCGGCTGCCGCCGCTGCCTTGGCTCTGCGAGTGGCCCACGCCTTGTGGGCCGCGTTCATCATGCCGGGCTCGATCACCGGCTTGGGAGCCGGGGCGGGCTGGCTGGCCTTGCGGGTGGCCGCTGCCTTGTAAGCGGCGGCGCTGGCGGCTTCCTTGACCGTGGGCCGAATGTTTACGTTGACCACCGGAGCGGCAATCGCCGCTGGCTTGACGGCTTCGCCCTTGAAGCGGAGGCTCTCGTACTGGTCGGCCACGGACTTGTCGTCGCGCTCGCCCTTGTAGACCGCTTGGTAGAGCGAACCGCCGCGCTGAAGGTTCATGTACTCCACTTCCACATAGGTGCCGGGAGTCGGGACCTTGTGATTCGGTGGGATGGTAACTTTGCCGACCTCGATCCAGTCGCTGCCGTTCAAGACGGCCACGAACACGCTGGACTTCTCGCCGTTCTGCTTGACCACCACACAGGTGGCCGAGCCCAGGAACTTGAACTTGAGCGCGTTGCCGCCCACGTTGGGCCGACCGGGAGTGTACTTGGCGGACAGCTTCTTGAACACCACGCCCTCGCCCCGCGCCGCCGTGACCTGATCGAACAGGGCCACCTTCTGCCTGACCGTGTTGGCCTTGGCCACGCGACCGAGGTAGGGCGACTTCAGCGTGTCGAGCAAGGCTTCGAGCACCGCCAGCCGCTTGTCCAGCGCCCAGCCGGTAAGGTCGATGCCGTCGTAACGCAGGATGTCGAACGGCCAGTAGACGTCGCCGACCAGTTCCCCGTCCAGCATAAAGTCCGCTTCCCGCTTGGTCTTCAAGCCCAGAATCATGCTGGCCAGTTCGTCGCTCACCGGCACCACCAGCCCGCTGCGGTTGCCGCCCGTAACCAGAGCGCCTCGGCGGGTGATCGTGCGGCGATGACCGTCGATCTTCTCTTCCATTTGCCAGTCGTCGTTCTGCATCAGGGCCATCAGGCGGGTTTCGTCGATGGCGTTGAGCAGCATGAGCGCCGGGCCATTGGCCGCCGGTTCGGCGGCTGCCGGTGCGACCGGAGCAGCGGCGGGAGCAGGAGGGGCCTGGGGAACCTCCAGCGCGTAGCCCTTGGCCAGTTTCTCGGCCACCAGCGCCTCAAAGATACGCGTGGCGTCGGCCAGCGGCACGGCGCTGCGGGTCTTGGTGCCCGACTGAAGCGTGCCGCCCCGGCGGCCATAGAGGTAGTTCACGATGAAGCCATCCCGGTAGGCCGCCACGCTGGCGTGGTACACCTTATCCGATTTGCCTTCCGAAAACGCCAGTTTTGCAGAGAGTGCCACTTGTCGATCCTCCTGAATTACCACTGCAAGAATAGAATAGCACTAATCCAATTGATGTACAACTCAAATCTGCGAAGAATCGTAGAGCGCCGCGAAGCCCCGCCAACTGCGGTAGTGGGCCTCGACGGCGGCCAGGGAGTCGAACCCGTGGTAGGACTCCCGACCGTGGTTCCAGGCGCGGGCGGCGGCGTTGTTGGTGTACATTTCCCACTCCGCCCAGGCGCGGCGGGCGTGAACCAGCCGCATGGTTTGTCCGCGAACGGCCAGTGTCCACTCGTTTTCCGCCGTTCGGACGATCTGGCTTTGCATAGTCCCTCCTCCGGTGGTGGCCGTTCTCGCCCCACATAAAGAGTATAGCACAATTCAGATTGATGTACGCTGAATAATGATTATTGGGACCGGATTCAGACCGGATTGGGACCGGCTTGGTCCTCCAGGCGGGCCAGAATCTTGCGCACGGTTTCCGGGTAAGGTTTGGAGCGGCGCTGCCAGTCGGGCGCGACGCGGTAGGATTGGTCGTCGATCCGGGCGTAGCGCACCGCGCAGCCGTTCACGGCCAGCGTCACCCGCCCCTGGCGCAGCAGTTGCTCGGCGTGCGGCGTGGCCAGCAGGGCGGGCAGCACGATCTGCTTCTGGGGGCGCTGGGCCTGTTGGATGGTGGCATCGACCAGGTACTGCTTGACGCGCAGCACCAGGTGCCCGGCGTAGCCCGGTCGGCCCCGCAGATCGCGGTTCAGGCCGGGTATGACGCCCACGCCCCACGCGCCGGTCAGGTCGAACAGCATGGCGCGGCGCTCGGGCTCCGAAGTTGGGGGAATCTCGACGCCCTTCTCCAGCAGCTTCATCATGGCCGCGTTGTAGACCTCTAGCGATACCGAAACGGGCTCGGCGCGGTAGCCGTACTCGGCGAACACCCGCGTGAGGATGGCCGCCGCCGCGATGCAGCAGTCGGGCCGGTAGGCTTCGAGCAGCGTGGCGTAGGCGACTGGCCCCAGGCTGCGAATCAGGTCGGGCAGGTCGCGCTTTCTCATTCGCACTCCTGGGGCTCGTAAGCGCCGGGCAGCACGCGGATGGGCTCCAGGCCGTTGGCGAGGCGCTGGGGGTTGGCGGCCTCCACGCACGCCAGGCAGATCGGCTCGCGGTTGCCGTTCACCCGGATGGAGGGCACGCGGTCGGGATTGAAGTTGAAAATCTGGCGGCAGTTGATACAGGGGGCCATGCAGGTCATGTAAGCCATCAAACACTCTCCTCGTGCTGACCGTCTGTCCACCGTGGATGATCGTCGCGAATGTCGTCGATGGTATAGCGACCCACGCGCACCATGAGAATTCCTTCCGCTTCCGACTCGTGCTTCTCGGGCACTTCCAAGATCGGAGCGTGGAAGCTCTCGCCGTTGCGTCGGTGCGGAATGTTGCGCTTGTCCAACTGGCGCTCGATCCACGACAGCTTCGGCTCGTTGGTTCGCTTACAAAACAAAACCCATTGAATGTCCGGCATTCATAATCTCCCAGTCAGGTAATCATTGCGGCGGGCCAGGTAGATGTCGGCCATCGGCGCGGGCACGCCGCCCGCGATGAAGTGGGCTCGCAACTCTTCGTCGGTCGACGCTTCGTCGTTGGAGAGCACGGCGACCATCCAGTTATGCTGCTCGCCGTTGATCTGGCCGTACTCGTGAGTGCTCATCCGCGCACCGTGCCCAGCGTGCCGGTGGTGTAGGGTTCGCAGTGGCGGATTCTGGTTTTGCCGTTCAGCGTGGCGTTGCCCAGGTAGGCGAGGAACTTGGGTTCGTCGAACGCGCCTTGCTGGCGCAAGTCGTAAGCCGGGCCGCTCACCGCATGGCCGGAACGGATGAGATGGTCGCACGCGGTCGCGACCGCCTGTTCCAGATTTTCCGCTTCGATGAGGAGCACGTGGGGATCGGTGTAGTGGTAGGGCACGTCCTGATAGGTCACTTTCCATTCCATTGGCAGTCTCCGTGTTTCGAGGTCGAGCAGGGCGCAGATTTCGCGCCCCAGCGGACCGTAAGCGTGAGTGTCCATGTTCCCTCACAATGTTAGTGTATCACGTGAATCACATTGATGTCAGGCGGGCTTCTTCTCCCACGCTTGCGGGTAGCCGTGGGTCTGGAAGAACAGCGCCGCCTCGCTGCCCTGGAGCGCCGCGATCACCGAGTAGGGACTAACCTTGAAGGATTTGCCGGTCGCCTTTTCCTTGACCTGGAAGGGCTGCTTACTGGCGCGGGGGTTGAGCCCGGTGAGCACGAACGGTCTGCCGCCCACGAGAATCTCTTTGAACAGGTCGCCCGCGTCCAGGCCGTAGGAATGGGCGTTGACCTTGAAGGCTTCTGCTTCCTTGCCCACCAGCAGACCGTTGGCGGCGACCGTCTTGACTTCCAGCTTGAACGTGGCGCTGGAAGTGGTGTAAGAGCAGTTGCCCAGGTTGATGCTCAGTCCGTCGATGTGGACGGACGCGAGGGCGGCAGTGATGGCGGCCCGGAGGGTGGCGAGTTGCGGCTTGGTGATTTCAGGCATGGTTCCTTCTTTCTTCGCCACGCGGCGAGCAAGATCATTACGGCGTAGACCGAGACGGCGTAAACGCAGACCGCTGTGGTGACGGTGTTCTCAGTCATGAGTTCCAATGTGGGCCTCGCCGTGAAGCGGGCACTTGAAGGCATAGGCGCATACGCATGGCGCGGTGACAGCCAGGGGGCAGCACGCGAGGGCGTGAGGCTTGGGCTTCTCGCTGGCAATGGCTCCCAGGATCAGGTGGCACTTGGACAGGACCGTCGCGTCGGTGTCGTCGGGCCTGATCACGAAGTCGAACTCCTCGCGCCGCCCGCTCCACGGCTGGCACTCGACCTTCAGGCAGTGCCGGTGGTGGTCGTGTTGCTTCAGGTTGAAGGGCCGTCCACGCTCCGATCCCGGTTCGGTCAGCTTGGGGCTCTGGAAGTAGAGCAGTTGGTAGTAGTGCAGGAACCACTGGTCGATTGCCTTCCAGGCTTGCTCCATCGCCTCGCCGGTAGGCAGAGGGACGGGCTTTTGTTCTTTGGCAGCGTGCTTCATTTCCATCCTTTCGTTGGCGGCTTAGGCCGCCACCACTTCCACGTTGGTGACGGCGGTCCAGTGAACCGTTTCGGTTGCATCCTTGATGCCCACCCGCACTCCCCAGCGGCTCTCGCCGATCCAGAAGCAGGTGCCGACCGTGCCCACCGCCACCTTGCGACCGCGCACCACCTTCAAGGTCTTGCCTTTGGCGGGACGGGCGGCTTCGCGGATGGCCAGTTCCTTGCGGTAGGCTTCCTCGGCGGCGGCCTGGTGAGCCTGCCACTTGGCCAGCACTTCGGGCGTCGCATCGACGAAGCTGCCCAGCGCGGGATAAGACCAGCCGCGCGTGGTGGCGAACATGATTTCGCGGAAGCTGTCCGTGGCCGGTTCGTACACGGTCATGTAGAAGTCCGAGTCGTCGTACCCGTTCATTTCGCGCTCGCGAACGCACAGGCCAGCGTGGGTGTGCCACGTCCAGACGGTCAAATCCTTCTGCCAGCCGGTCGCGGCTTCGAAGTTCGTGCCGCCCTGCGCCGCACACTCGGCGCGGGCTTCGCTCTCATATTCCTCGAAGCTCTTTTTGCCCGCCCAATCGGTTTCGGCGTTGTAAGTGGAAAACCTGACGATTGCCATTCCGTTCCTCCCGACTACAGATATAGAATAGCACGAATCAGATTGATGTCAAAGGGAATTCTGCGCCTGGAAACGGTTGCAAACGTGGGCGTTAGCGGAGGATGCGCCAGGCCGCCTTGACCCGGCGGCGCAGGTAGGGGCAGAGAGCCATCGGCTTGCCCAGGTGGCAGCGGTTGTCGAACATACGGTGGCCGTGGATCACCAGGTAGTGGCCGGTGATGCAGACGATGTGTTCGCCGGGCGGGGCGGCGTCGTACCAGCGGGCCAGCGTGGGCAGCGGCGTGCGGGCGGTCGCCCCGTCCAAGCCTTGCGTGGGCGCGGGCTTGGCGAACACGATTCCGGCCAGCCGCAGCACGGCTTCCAGTTGCACGTTGGTCACGCCGTGGATCGAGCGTTTGCCGCTCACCTTGCGCAGCAGCCCGGCGGCATGGTCGGGATCGCTGCGCAGCACGTAGGCCAGCGCCGCCGGGCCGCAATAATGATTACGCCCGTAGGGGATGGTGTACTCGCTCATAGCGCCAGCCATTCTTGCCAGGTCTTGCCGGTCACGATGGTGAGCGCCGCCTGTTTGCGCGACGAGTAGGCGATGGCGGTCAGGCTGTTGTAGCCGAACACTTCCTCGTCGGGCGTGCGCCAGAGGTAGGCCAGCAGGGTGTCCAGCCGGTCCCAGTTGTCGGCCAGGATGTCCACCTGTTTCATGGTATGCGGGCAGGTGGCCATGCTGTCCACGGTGGCGATGATCCGGGCGCGAAGCATCTTGGCTTTGTTTCTCATGATTCTCCCTATGCCGCTGTCGCGGCTCTGGCGCGGCGGGTGGCCCACGCCTTCTGTGCGCCGCTCATGCCGGGGAGCGCGGGCTGGGCCGGGTCCTCGGCGGGTGCGATGGCCTTGGCGGCATTCTTCCAGTTCTCCGCAAGACCCCAACGTTCGGCGCAAATCGGGCCGTACCCGGCTGCCGTCGAGCGGGCATCGCTCAAGGTCAAGTGGCAGAAGCAGCAGTGGCCGGTGAGGTTGCCATACTTGGCCACCACCGCGTGCGGATCGACGGCCAGTTCGGTCAGCACGCCGGTCAGCGCGGCCAGAAAGGCGGGGCGGCTTTCGGCGTCGCGGCCCGGCTTCCACTCGCCTTCCGGCGTGATGGTGCCGTAGTAGCTGCGTTGCCCATAAGCGCCGGGCGTGACCACCATGACGTTGCCGTACACCTTGGACTTCGCTCCCGCCCGGTAGAGTTTCACTTCCTGGCCCTCCACCATCAGGTTGAAGGCGGGGAACTTCAAGTTCTTGGCGGCCAGTTCGAACATCGCGATCACGGGCTGAAAGCTGCCCAGGTTGGTGGGCGTGGCGGGAGCCGCTGGCGCGGGAGCCGGTTCGCTCACCAGGCCGTCGCGGCGGTCGTAGAAGCCGGGCACCTTGCTGGCGATGATGCTCTGCGCCTTGGCGGGCAAGCTGTCCACCGCCCGACCGGTCTCCAGTTCCTTGACCATCGAACCGAAGAAGTTGGTCGCGTAGCCGTAGCTGTCGAAGTTGGCGTAAGGCATCAGGGCTTCCACCAGCCATGCGTTGGCGGCCACGGCGGCGGCTCTGGCGGCCTCCTCGGCAGCCTTGGCGGCGGCAGCCAGGCTTTCGGCCTCGGCCCGCGCCTGGGCCAGCGCAGCGGCCTTGGCGATGGCATCGGCATCGACCGCCATCTCGCCGATGGCCAGAACGCGGAGGCGCTTCAGGGCGGCGGGCACGTCGCTGTTCACCCGCTCGATCACGAAGCGCAGGTAATCCAACTCCGTCTTGCCGGTGCTGGCGAAGTATTCGTTGGGATGGGGGCGGCTGCCCAGCGCGGCCACCACGGTGGGATGGGCCAGGAGCGCCAGGGCTTCCTTGCGATCCTCGACCAGCTTGGCGGCGCGGGCTTCGCGGCGCTTGGCGTTCAGGGCTTTCTTCACCGTGTCGAACAACCCGGCGTCGCCGGTCTTGCGCACGCACTCGTTGCCCACCTTGAACCGCTTGCCGTTGGCGTCGCGAATCCAGCAGCACTCCACGATGGCCGTGCCGCAGTAGTCGCACGCCGCGCCCGGCTTCCTGATACCGGTGCCGGGGATGGTGAACCACTTCTCCTCGACCGCCACAAAGCGGAAGGGCGCAACGCCCAGCCCGGCTTCCTCGAACTTGTGCATCATTGCCATGTCAGTCTTCCTTGGCCGCGCGGGCCGCTGCTCGCATTTCGATGGTGAGCCGGACGATCTCCGCGAGGATTTCGCGCTTCGCCTTTTGTCCGGCGGCCCAAGCGAAGAACGCCCGCCCTGCCGCCGTGCTCCGTAATGTTGTCGTGGTGGCCATTTCGTTGCCTCTCAATTACAGATATAGAATAGCACAAATCTGATTACTGTAAACATAATTCGTCACGCGATAAACGATTGAAAGCAGGTTCGTTAGCGGGTGATTTGGAAGCGCAGGTCGGGGCGGTAGCGTTCCTTGCCGGATTCCAGGCGGGGCGCGGCCCACTCGGCCAGTTCTTTGGCCAGCGCGTCGGACCCGAAGGGATAAGCCTGGCCGCGCCAGACGATGCACCACTCGGTGGTGGTGCCGTTCGACAGCAGGGCGATCCGGGTGTCGCTCATTGGCCCTCCCGTATCTCCGCGTACTCGGCTTCGCTGGTGCCCCAGGTCCTGCCGGGCTGGCTGGCCGCGTAGCGCGGGTGGGTCCAGCGGAACTGGACGCAGAAGCCGAAGCGGACTTCGCCGACCTTGACCCAGCCGCGTTCGAGCAGCCAGGCGTGCGTGGGATTGACGCGGGCCATCAGTATTCCTTCTCGCGCCGCCGTTCGGCGCGTTGTTCGATCAGGTAGTCGTAGTTGTCCTCTTGCCATTCCTGCCGGGTCTGAGGACCGCGCGGCGTCGCCGGGGCGTCGCCGTAAGCGCACTGGTAGCAGCGTTGCGGCCCGTGGCCGGTCGAGTAGAGGGCCGTGTCACGAGCGCCGCAATCGCTGCAAGCTGGTTGAATCGCCATGTCGTTAACTCCGATCAAAACTTTACCGTGCGCTTTTCGCCAAGGTTGCTGTAGTAGAGAGCCCCGCCTTCGGCCCCGGACTTGGCTTTGCTGGCCGGTTCGCGGGAAGCCACGATGGACCGCAACGGTCCTACGCCGCTGCGCCGCTGTGCTCCGTTAAAAGCGTTGGCCGCCGCATGGTCCTGGGTCAATTCAATTTCGACCAGACTGCTGTTTTTCGAGGGATAGGCGACCTTGGCCACGATGGCGATTTCGGTTTCGATGGCGCAATTGAAACAGTCATTGATGTTGCCGGGCTTGGTGGGAGTAAGGGTGAACTGCATCGAACAGGTCCGGCAGATTCGTGTGGGCAGCATGGTAACGCCTCCATGTTTAGAATAACACGAATCTGATTGATGTAAACAAGAATCGACAGGAAAATCAGAGCCTCGTGTAGAGGCCCGTTTCGCTGGTGAAGATGCTGTCCAGGTCTTCGGCGTACACGTCGGCGTGGCTGGCCACGGTCTCGCGGATCATGCGCTTGGGCGTGGTGCGGCAGTTCAGGAACTCCACCGTGTAGGTGTCGGAGGGGTCCAGGGTGACGATCACGTGGGTGATCTTCTTTGCGGCGCGGGGCAGCTTGAAGGACAGCGTGTTACTGGAGCCCACCAGGTTGCGAGCGCCGGTCATGGTCAGGAAGCGCCGACCGCCGAGTTGCTGAAGAATCGTTTGTGCCACTTCCAGGTTAGCCATTGCTCACATCCTTCCAAAGCCAGGTCCAGACATCCGCCGGGTCGCGATGGCCCAGGTCGGCCAGCGTGCAGCCGGTCAGCGTGAAGTGTCCGTAGTCGTTGTGAAAGTGGGCCGGGCCGTCGAGGTAGTCGACGCCCTCCCAGCGGCCCCGCACGTATTCCTGCACCTGGGCCAGCTTGGAGAAGTTGCGGCGCACGGTGCCGTCCGTCCCGCGATACGTCACGCTGTACTTGCTGGCCATCAGCGGCCTCCTTGGCAGCAGGGCAGGATGCGGAACAGTTGATCGACCGGGTACTCATTGTCGAACTGGCTGTTTAGTTCGGCGGCGGCGGCGGCCACGGCGGCTTCCACCGTCTCGCCCTCAATCGTCCAGTCCAGGGGCAAGCGTTTGCGGCTGTTGTGGCTGCATCCGACTGCGTGAACCTCCATCGGGTAATCGGTTCTCAAGACTTGAAACTTCAATTCGCTCTCCTCTTCCACCATGTATAGAATAACACAAATCAGATTGATGTACTAGCAGAATATCAGAATCAGGGCCACCACCAGGGCCACCAGCAGCCAGGAGCCGCCGCGCTTCTGGCACTGGCAGTGGGCGTGGACGACGATCAGCAGGTCGGACATGGGGTGCCTTTCAGAACGGGATGTCGCTGGGGTCGGGGTCTCGCAGATCGAGCACTTCAACCTCGTCCGGGCGCGGCCCGGCCACGGCGTAGTAGCACTCCGGGTTGTCGTGCTCGCCTTCGAGCGCCACGGCGGCCTGGGCCTCGGCCTCGGTGGGGTAGTCGGCGATCAGCTTGGCGGCCTCGCCCAGCACCGCGTCGGTGTGGTTGCAGTAGACCGTGTAGTGGAACACCACGGCCCAGCGCCCGGCGGCGACCACGGCGGCAATCTTGCCGTGGTCGCGGGGGTACTCCTGGGTTAGCCGCGAATTCTCGTAAGCGGCCTGGAACTCGTTCATGGGTTTACTCTCCTGCTTCGATGGTGAGCTTCAGGGTCTTGGGCGGCGCTTGGGCCGGGTTGTCCAGCATCAGCTTGGGCAGGTAGAAGGACACGTTGTAGTCCGCGTTCTCGTAGACGTGGGTGCCCTTGGTGCTTTTCTTGAAGGCCAGTTCGAGGGTTTTCTTCATGGTCAGTTCACCTTTCTGTTGTTAGCCGAGGGTCAGGAATCCTTGCCGCGCGTAGCGCGTGGCGTTGCCGTCCTTGATGTTGGAGAGGGGGAAGATGGCCGTAAAGCGTCCCTGGCGGTTGCAGACCACGATGTGCCGGTCGTCGGCAAAGCCGAGTTTGGCCAGGGCCGCGAGCAGGTTGGCTTCGGTCTTGTAGGATTTGCTGTCGTCGATATTCATGGATCAATTCACCTTTCACAGCCAGTGCATCAGCACTGCGCCAACCACCGTCACCAGGCCGCCGATCCAGAGGCCCGAAAACATCCGGGCCGCGTCTTCAGTGCCGGTGAACCGTTGAGAACCTTTGGGAAGAGCCATCTTGCGTCCCTCTTTCAACTCCATATATAGAATATCACGAATCGGAATAATGTACACAATTAAATCAGAGATATTTTACCCCGTAAGCCGTTGAGGGGGTTGGTGTTACGAAATAATGATTATGGACCTGCCCTGGTTGGGTGGTATAGTATTCCGGTGCCGATGGTGAAGGGCTGGGATACTTCTCCTGAACAGAAAACACTCCCTGCCCACTTGTTCCTCGGCGCTTGGCCTGGGAGGGCCGTTCTCCGGGAGGGAGCGGTCGAAGCCCGCTGGTTTCACGCCAGCGGGCTTTTCCGTTTAGTATGGCGGCATGACGGTGCTGGCCTGGCGGACGGTGATCACGGAGGGCGACTTCGGGCGTTTCGTGCTGGTCAATGCCGACTACGACGGGCTGGCCTGGAGCGGCAGCGAGTGGACGCCGCACCGCCGGGGCATTCCCACGGGCCGGGCGCAAGTCTCTAACTTCGACTCCTGGGAGCAGGCGCGGGACTACGCCGAGCAGGCGGGCCTGTCGGTCGTGACCTACCGGCTGGGCACGGCGGTGCGCTCGATCACCTGCCTGCGCTGCCAGCACACCAGCTTCAACCCGGAGGATGTCGAGCAGCGTTATTGCGGCCACTGCCACATCTTCATGGACGCCGAATGAGGCTGGCGGCGGCGTCCGGCTGTGCGCCAAGCACGATGGTGAGCCTGGCCAAATGTTCCGCGATCTCCGCCAGCATCACCAGCAGGTGTTGCTGCATCTTCTCTTCGTCGTACTCGCGCAGGGCACCGCAAAGGTAGTGATTGATTTGTTGCGGGGTCATGGTAACTCCTGTAGTTGAAACTTCAATAGTGGACCGTAGTTGAGAATTCAATAAGTGGCGTAGTTGAAAATTCAATAAGCCACCAGCACCAGCACAGCACCAGCAGATAGTAATAAGCCCCAAAACACGGCGGAAAAGGGCGTCTCCGCGTGAGCGGCTGCACATATTTAGCCGATGAGCGCGAGAATGTCAAATCGAAAGATTGGCTCAATCGTCCCAGGTGAGGTCGACCACCGCGCCGTGCGCCAGGTCGCAGTATTGCCCGGCTTCGTTCTGGAGCAGCGGGATCATGTTCACGTAGAGCCCGCCGCCAAGGCGCAGTCCGTCTTCCAGGCCCACCATCAGGCTCTGGCGGTTGTCCGAACCCATGATGATGGTGCCGCTGACGGTTTGGTTGTTGACGCGCAGGGTGACGCGCTGGCCGGAGATCACTGCTTTTCCCAATCAAAGATTGACGCTGTGAATGCGGTTAGTGGACGGTTGGGTTCGCCGTCCTCGCGCAGCGGCTTGATGGTGCTGGACTGCCGCCAGAATTCCGCCGCTTCGACGAAGGTCTCAAATTGCAGCGCAAGGTGCGGCTTAGCGGTAGTCCACACCCGCCCCAGACCATTCTCGTAATTCGGATCGTAGTGGAGCACGTAGCGACCGTCATGTTCGGATGGTCCGGCAGTGTCGGCTTCCAGCTTGATGACGTAGCTCATTGCTGGCTCGATTCGATGATCAGGTTGTTGCCCTCGAAGTACGGATGGTTGGCGCTGTAGAAGATGGTCGGCCCGAATATCTCCAACAACTGGCGGAGTTGAAAGCGGATCGAGCCGTCGGGCTGGGTGAGCCGCTCGCGGGTTTCCTTGGGAATGCCGCCCGGCCAGCCGCTCAGCCAGACCTTCGCGCCAATGGGCGTGAGACGCACGAACACCTGGTCGTTGAGGTTGCAGACGAAGCGGGTCATTGATCCTCGTTTCGCATGGCGATGAAAAACTTCATCATTTGACTGAGCGTCATCGTGTCCGTGGCTTCGCCTCGAACCAGGATGATCAGACCCATGAGCGCGGCGCACAACAGCACACCCATGTCCGCCGTGCCGCTGCACTCATTGCTCAGTTGTGTCAATAGCTTCCGCGCCCGGTCCATCGTTGTCCTGGCTTGCTCTTCCGAATCAGTCATGGTCATTGCGTGCCCTTCGGTTGCTGGCAGGCGAGCGCGAGTGCGAAGAACTCATCGGCGTCGAAGTTGAAGCGTTTCCCGTCGAACGGCATGGGGCAGGTCGCGGTGGCTTCGAACAACGAGTCGTCGATGTCCACGGTTTTCGTGTACGGGATTTTCCTTATCCAGCCGCGCATTCGTTCGTCGTTCATTAACCTTCCCAGACACGCCATGCGTTCGATGACGGCCATCGCCAGGCCCGTGCGGATGGCCCCGTCGGGAAGAATCTCCTTGAGGGTAAACGCGGCTAGTTCGAAGCTATCAAGCTGATCGGCGTCGGGGTCGTGGCGTATCCGCTCGGACATTCCCACGGATAATTCTTTGATGAGAGCCGGGTCGACCGGCACGTTGCTGAGTTCTCGTTCATCCATTGAGTGCCTCCGCGAATTCCTTGTTGAGTTGAATGGTGCCCGAGCCCTCGATCAACTCCAGCGTCCGCAGGCGGCTCAGTGCGTTGTTGAACCCGCCGCCGGACGCGGTGTACGCGCTCTCGTGGGCCAGTTCGTCCTTGGTGATCGGGGTGCGCGGCGCATCGGCCAGCACGCTCAGAATCATGCGCTCGGCCTTGCCCAGCTTCTGCTGCCAGTGGGCCAGCAGCGCCGCGCCGGTCGGCAGCGGCTCCCAGGAGCCCAGCGCCTCGAATCCCTTGGCGGTCAGGTCGAGCGGGTCGGAGCCGGTCAGCCAGTTGTTCGACCGGCACTTGGAGATGGCGTTGTTGAACCCGCCGCCGTTGACCGCGTATCCGGCGTAGGCGGCCACCGCCGCCTTGCTGCTCGATCCGCGCTGCGCCAGCACGGTGAGCACGGCACGCTCGGCCTTGCCCATCGGCACGCCCCGCGTCTGGACGCCGGTCAGCGGCTTCGGGCGGTCACGCTTGACCTCGTGCTGCTCGTTGAGGAAAAAAGTCTTGGGCTTCACGGCAGCCTGGATAGCCTGGCGGGCCTGCTCGCCCAGCTTAGGCGGGCTCCAATCCTGGTTGCCGACGATGGTGGCCAGCCGCGTCAGCGCGGCCTGCACGCCCACCACTGCCGTGCTGCACTCGCCGATGGCTTTACCGAACAGCCCTTGCAGGTGCTCGCGGTTGGCCGCCAGGATACGCCCAAGCTCCTGCTCCTGGGCCAGCAGCAGGGCGTCGCGGTCCAGCATTTCGCCGGTCTGGGCGTGGGCGTCGCCCAGCATTCGCTTCAGTTTGGCGATCTCCGCTCGCAGCTTGGCCGGGTCATCGGCCTCGGCCTTCTCGATCACTTGCTGCATGTCGGCGCGGAGCGCCTCGACGTCCATCGGGGTGAGTGTGGCCGCCTTGCGCTTCTGTCCCACCTTGGGCGTAGCCGAAGCGTCGAATGTGGTTTTCTTGTTGAACTGGAAGCGGGCGAACACGCGCAGCCAGGAGGGCGACCACACGTAGCCTTCGCCTTGGGCCAGGCCGGGCAGCAGGCCCACGATCTCGCGATCCGCTCCCGCTTCCTGCACCCACTCTTCGAGCGCCTTGCGTTCGTGCGTGCCGTTGACCTGGAGGGCGAACAGGCACTCCACCTGGGACAGCACTTCCTTGTTGATTGACTGGGGTCGCTGCGAGATCATGCTCGCGCCCACGCCGTAGTTGCGGCCCAGCCGGATGATGTTCTCGAACGCGCCCAGCATCCGTGCCTCGTCCGGTCCCACACGCTGCGGCGCGAATAGTTGGGCTTCCTCGACGAACAGGTGCACGGCGGACTTCTGGCTCTTCTTGCGGTGGAAGAATTCTTCCGCGAAGTCGGCGGCGAAGCGTTTGCGCTCGCCCTGGCGGAAGCTGGAAATGTCGAGGATCACCGACACGTCTTTCTCCACCAGCAGCCGTGCGATCCGTTGCCCGGCGTCGGGCAGGATGGGCACGTCGCCGTGTTCGCCGCCCACGATGAAGATGTCTTTGCCGCGAGCCCGGCCATCGGCGGCCACGCGCAGGCCGTACCAGTTGCCCACGGGATCGAGAATAATGATTTGCGCGTGGCGGTCGAGCATCTGCTCGGCCATCAGCCCGGCCAGGTAAGTCTTGCCGCTCCCCTTGCGTCCGATGAAGCCGAACGTCTGGGTCACGGCGTCGAGTGGTATGCGCAGGTTCTCGGCCAGAGCTAAGTCAGTCACTGGTACGCTCTCCACACTTCGGTCAGGTCGAGCGCGAAGCCTTCCACGGGACCAGAGCCGTGCAGTTCGCTGTCCGCCGTCATCGTTTCCGTGATGTTGCTGTAGCAATAGCTAAAGCGCCTGTAGGGATCGATCAGCCAGCCCAACTCAATGCCGTTGGCCATCCAATCGTGCATCTTGTCGTTGGCCGCCGACAGCGCATCAGTCGCCGACAGCAGTTCGATCACGAAGTTGGGACAGACGGGCGCGAAACCGCGCCAGGCTTCGCGCGGTACGAGGGCGACGCGTTCCTCCGTGATGTAGGCGGCGTCGGGTCCGAGTTTGGAGCCATCGGGCAGGACGAACACGGTGTTGGAATCGAACACGCGCCCGCGTTTGTGGGTGTGCCACCAATTGCCTAGTTGGCGGATGATCTCCGAGTTGGCCTCGCTGCTTTCGTTGCCTGCTGGCGTCATCATGCGGATCGTGCCTTCTTTCGTGAGTTCAATATTCATGTCTGGATAGCGGCGGCAGAGTTCGTCGAACTCGCCGTCGCTCAAGCGCGGTTCAAAAGTCAGCGTGTGGTTACCAAGCTCTGCCATAATCACTTCCCTTCCGGGTGGAGCCGCTGTTCCAGTTTGCGTGCGGTGCGGCCAATCTTCAGCAAGCGCAGTTCACGGGTGAGCACGCCGATGGTAATGTCTTCGCCCGCTGCGTCCATCAGCTTGGTAATGACTTCGCCAAGCTCGTTGATCAGGCGAAGCACTTCGGGGCGGTCGGGGTCGCTCATACGTTTCCCTTCTCGCGCAGACTGGCGTTCAAACCCTTGATGCGCATATCGAGCGAGAATTCGCGGTGTTCTTCTTGTTTCTTCTCCAAGAACAGCTTGGCTCGGTGGTAGCGTTTCAGCCTGGTGATGCTGTTGTCGGCCAGCTTGGGCAAGCGGCCCACGTCCATGTTGTCGGCCAGGTCGGCCAGCTTGATCTCGATGGCCAGCGGGTTCATCGCCACGCGGGGGATGTACTCGTCCAGGTAGAGTTCGTCGTGGTCGTAGGCCACACTGTCGAACGGCACCATGCCGATCCGGCCCCGCGTCAGGTGATCGACGGCGATGGCCACGGTGGAATCGAATTCGCGTTTCAGGTCGGCGACCGTGACCTGGACCTCGGTGGCGAACGTGTCTTCCACCACGTCGTGCAACAGGGCCACGATGGTCTTCAGGTCGCTGTCGGCGAACTTGGTGGCCAGGCGCAGGGGATGGAGAATGTAGGGCACGCCCGCCAGATCGACCTTTCCGGCGTGGGCGTGAACCGCGATCTCCAGTGCCTTGTCGATGCTCAGCGCCCGCTCGATGTCGGTCATGCCTTCCCTCCACTGGCTTCGATCTGGTCGGCGGTGCTGCGCAGGATGCGCGGTAGCTGCGCCAGCAAGGCCAGGTCGCTGGTCTGCACGGAGAAGCCGTCACCGTGGATGCCGCCGAACACCAGCACGGCCACTGCGACGGCCTGGGTTTGCTCGCGGACCTGGCTGCAAACGGTATCGTACTTGCCGGGGCCGATTGCCATCACGCCTCCCTGGCGGCCAGGTTGCGAGCCCGAATGACGGCCACGCAGCCGGGGCACTCCACGTGGGCTCCGTTGCCGAACGCGCCGTGCGTGGGGCAAGGGTGCTCGACGGGCTGAGCCTCTGCCGAACTGGGCAGCCGGTTCCACCAGGTATCAATCTCGGACCGCAATGTCCAGACCTCGCGGCGAAAGGCTTCGATCCGCTCCCGCTCGGGCGAGATGGGGGCGGTCGGTATGTTGGTGAACGCGTGTTCGGAGTAGAACTTCAAGGCGACCGCGATGGTCGACACTTCGGACTGCGTGAATGTCTTGCTGGCCATGTTGCCTCCATAGTTGATTATTACTTAATCGGATTCATGTGTTGCGGCGACCGGCTTGCGGGTCGGCCACTCCACCTTGTAGCGGCGCGGGCCATCCTTGACGATCTTGAACTTGCGCCCATCCGAGTAGCCCTTGCGCAGGGCGCGGTAGATGGTGGCCTTGGTGATGCCCAGTTGGGTGGCGGCGGCCATCTTGGAGCCGGTCTGGTGAATCGACCACAGGATGTGATCGAGCGTCAAATCGGCCAGAGGCCGGGAAGGCAGTTCGATGAAGTCCTCGCTCATGCCTCACTCAACTTCCTGGCTAGCTGCCGGACCTGCTCGTCGTCGGGCAGCGCCAGCGTGACTTCCAGCCGGTTGTCTTCGCAGCGCACGGTGGCCCCGTACTGCGGGGGAAACAGCGCGTCCAGCGCCTGCATTCGCTGGCGGTAGGCTTCCTGCTCGTCGCGGAACCGGCGGTGCTTGTCATCCTCGGCCTGTTCCCTGCTTTCAATCTCTTCGATCTCTCGCGGCGTGGCAATGCCGACGATGTAGGGAGCGCCGATGCCCATGCCCACCGCCCGGCCCTTGTCGCGGTAGAAGCGGTTGTTGGCCGCCCGGTCGAGGATGATCTGCGTGGCCGTGACGCGGGCCACGGTGGCCAGCTTCTGACGGGGCGACCTGAGCGAGCCGGTCTCCAGCGTGACCCGGTCACCGGCCTTGATCTGCGATAGCTGTTCGAGTCTCATAATTTATGCCCCAGTGAGAAGTCGGTTTGCGCAACGTCATGTTTTGCGATGAGCGTCAATTGGTCGATGAGTTGACGCAGGTGAATGTGGCACACGGAGACGGTCCCAATGCCCTCGAAGCAAATCGAATACACGGGGGCTTGGCTTAGGTCGTAGGGCTGGTTTTGACAAGCATCGCAGCCCTGATTCCTAGTGTCCGTGAACCGTTTAACGGTGACATTCTGCATCATGTTGCTCCTTCGTCAGTTCGGCACGTTTCGCGCGGCCTGCGGCCAAGGCTGTGGCGCGGTCGGGAAACCTCTGGTTGTCGTTGACGTTGATGAAGCGGATGAACTTCGTGAAGAGCCGCCCGGTCCGCTTGTTGCGGGCAGTGCGATACTCCCGAATCGTGCAGAAGTAGCCGCCGATTCCCGATGGGGTGGTGCCGATCTTGTAGCGTTGGCTGAGCGTCATTCGCACCATCCCGCACAGGTGGTCGCGCAGGTGGTCGCGAGCAGCAGAAACTTCTCCAGGGCGGCGATGAAGGCTCGCAGTTCCCGGCGGGGCACGTGAATGGTGATGGCCACGGAGGGCTCTGTCTTACCTTCCTGCTGTTCGATCAGCAGGCGGATGGGGTCGCTCATGCCGGGCTCGGGTTGAGGCTGGTTTGCAGATGCGGGGGGAACGGGCTTGCGTTTCATGACTTCTCCTTTCTGCTGGGCACGATCTTGCGGTAGGCGCGGTGAGCGGTGCGGACGGCATGTTCCCAGCCTGCCTTGTTGGCGGCCCAGAGGTCGACGGCCAGAGCCAGGTTCTCCGAGGCGGCCAGGCGTTCCAGTTGCGAGTTCTTCTTGGCCGCTGCCGGGCCGGGGTGCTTGGGACGCTTGATTTCCTTCTTGCCTGCCGCCTTGGCTTTGGCGGCGGCTTCCTTGATGCGGGCGGGAGCCTGTTCGCGGCCCTTGCGGACTTCCTGAATGGCCACCGCCGGGGAAATCTTTATTCCGTCGACGCCCTCGCGGACCATCTGCTTGACCTCGATGGGGGCCTGGTGGAGTTCGATCCCGTCCTTGACGTGGCGCTGGGCTTTCTTGGGGCTGTAGCCCAGGTGCGGGGCCACGACCTTGGCGATCTGCTCGATAGTCCAGCCGTAAGCCTGGAGCTTGTCGGCGGTCTTGCCGATCTCCATCTGGGTCAGCGGCAGGCCGTTGTTGGCGGCCAGGCTCTTGGCCAGCGCGGCGGCCTCGTCGCCCTTGAAGGTGATGGTGGGCAGGTAGACCTTGTTGCCCTCGTCCCACAGTTCCTGGCAGGCCCGCAGACGGCACTCGCCGTCCACCAGGTACATGGTCTCGCCGTCGATCTGCACGAAGATGGCTTCGTCCACGCCGCGTGCGGTGATCGAACTCTTGAGCCAGTTGATGTGCGCCCGCGCCTGCGGGCTGCTGGTGTCGCGGCCATTGAAGTCTGGTTTGATCTGGATTTTCCGGGGGTCGACCGCGTAGGCTTCCCACTGCTTCTTTCCCTGCTGGCGTAGCTGCATAGTTTGGTTTGTCCTCGATTGATTAGAGAATAGCGTATCGAAACGATGCGTGTCAATACAATACTGTAATTTACTGTAATTGACACCGTGGTGCGAGTTGTGCGCTGCAACCTCCTATGTTTTTAGTGAGTTATGTAATGACAATAATCATTATCGTATTTCCTTTACACACCGAGCGGCGAGTAGTAATGTTTACGCCTATGAGTTCGTCCCTGCATTCTCCCACACCGCCCGAGTGGCGGATTCTGGAGGCCGGTGACTCGTCGGTCGAGTGGACCGGCACGATCCTCTATTCCTGTCCCTACTGCGGCACCGATGCCCGCCTTCCCGTGGCTGGCCGGGTGGTCGCTCAACTCGCGGACGGCAGTCTGGCGTTTGCCCGATGCGGCCCCCAGCGCACACCCAAGACCATCAAGTGCAGCGCCTGCCGCAGACAACTTACCAGGGGAGGCGAATGATGTACGGGAAATTCTTCAAGTCGACTTTTACTGGCTCGATGTACGGTGCGGGTCCGACAGTTTTCGCAGTCTGGGGCTTCGTGGTCGCCAACACGGTCGATTCCCTGGTTGAATTAAACCCCGCCTACCTGGCTCCCATGCTCGGCACCACGCCCGAGGACATCAAGTCGGCTATCGAGTATCTCTGCCAGCCTGACCCCAACAGCCGCAATCACGATGAAGAGGGCCGCCGCCTGATCAAATGCGGATCGTTTCAATACACCGTGGTGACCTACGAGGTCTACCGGGGCATCCGCAGCGAGGACGAGCGCCGGGCCTACGTTCGCCAGAAAGTCAGGGAGCATCGCGAACGAAAGGCCCACAAAGAGGCCGACGTTAAAGCGCAAAAGCCAAAGAATCAACACGATGGCCCTGTAAATCAGGATGTAATTTACAGTAATCAAAGTAATCCCATACAGAAGCAGAAGCAGAAGCACGATACAGAAGCAGAAGCACCCGTAACCATTCCCCCAAAAAAAGGGGGAACGGTTACGGGGTCCGTTCCCCCCTCTGACGATCCCAAAGACCCGGACAGCGACAAGGAGACGGAGGTCTGGGGCGGCGACGTGGGCGGTGCACAGGCGGCGGCGGAAGCAACCACACGTGATCCGTTAATTACGGTAATTGACAGTAAGATACAGTCAAATACAGTAAATTACGGTAATTTACATGTAATTGACGGTAATTCACAAAATGGATTACAGGAGCGTGCCGAGGTTCGCCGGGTGAATGTCCATGTGGGGGTGGAGATCGGACTCGCCAACTGGTTCTTCGAAGAGTTGGGCTACTCGGCGGACTTCAACACGCGGGATATGGCCGCGCAGACCATACGCGGCATGATCAACAAGGGCGCGGAGCCGAAGGATGCGGCAGACTTCCTGCTGCAACAGGCCCGCAAGTCGATAGAGCCCATCAATCGCTTCTGGTTTCAGGACCAGAAGTACCTTCCCAAGCGCGGGGCCGCCGCCAAACTGAAATACCGGGAGAACTGACGATGAGTGGAATACCCGACCTGCGCGGCTTCGATGCCGGGCTCCCTGCCAACGTGGACGCCGAGAAAACCATCCTGGGCGCGGTGTTGCTCGACAATAGCGCGTTCTGCGAGGCCGCCGAGCGGATCAACGCCGACGACTTCTCGCTCGACTCGCACCGCCGCATCTTCCTGCGCATGAAAGCTCTCATGGACGGTGGGCATCAGGTGGACATCGTGACGCTGGCCGAGGAGTTGGCCAGGGAAAAAGAGGTCGAGGCCATCGGCGGCGTGGCTTACCTGGCTTCACTCACCGAGGGCTTGCCGCGCCGTCCGGTGATCGGCGAGTACATCCTGATCGTCAAGGACAAGTGCATCCTGCGGCGCTTGATGGGGCTGGGCAGCGCGATGGTGGCGCAAGCCGCCGACCAGAGCGAAGCGGCGCTGAGTGTGGTGACCTGGGCGGCGGGCGAACTGGAATCCATCGTGGCCAACGAGGTCACCAGCGGGGTCCAGGTGGCCGCCGAGGTCACCATCGAAGTGCTCGACCGCTTCAACCAGCAGGCCGCACTCCAACAGTCGCCCGGCCTGAGTTTCGGCGTGGCCAAGCTCGACGAAGCCACGGGCGGCATCCAGTCCGGTGAGCAATGCGTGCTGGGCTGCTATTCCGGCGTGGGCAAGACCACGCTGCTGGCGCAGACCGTCGCGGCCAACTGTTCCAAGGGCGTGCCCTGCGCCATGTTCCTGATCGAGCCTACCCGGCACGACTTCATGCGCCGTCTCTGGTCGATTGTGGGCGACATCCGCTACGGCGCAGTCACCAAGCCGTGGACGGCCAGCAAGGAGGAGCGCGACCGCGTGCGCTGGGCGGCGGAACAGGTGATCAACTGGCCGCTCTACCTGCTCGACCGGTCCAACCTCACTCTCGATGAACTGCTGGCTCACGCGCGGCTGGCCATGCACCGCCACGGTGTCGAGTTGTTGGGCGTCGACTACCTTCAGCGGCTGAAGGTCAAGAGCGAGGATCGCGAGGACAATGTGCGGCTCAAGATCGGGCGAGCGTCGACCGCTATCGCCGACCTGGTCAAGAACACTTCCTGCCGGTCGATGGTCCTCTCCCAATTCAACCGCGCCGGGGGCATGGCGGCCTTGCCGACGATGGACAAGCTGCGCGAGTCGGGGCAGATCGAGAACGACGCGGCCACCATCGTGCTGCTGCATCTGGACTGGGACGAGGAGCAGGGGCACTTCAAGAACACCGGCTCGGGCATTGTGGCCAAGCAGCGGTTCGGCGTGCCCTCGAACGAGAAGCTCTACAAGGATCAGCGCACGGCCATGTGGATGAGCGGCGAACCGCCTCTAATCAACCACCCAGCGATCCTGCCGTACTGGGCGGACACGGAGAGGCCGAATTGACGAAAGACGATGGCCTTCGCGAGATCGAGATGGCGGCCTGGGAGCGCGACTCTGACGGCTGCCTGAACCTGCACGTGCATACTGCCAGGGGCGAACGCGTGCACGCCTGGCTGAGCCTGCGACCGCAGTATTGCGACCGGGGCCACATCCAGCTAACCATCGACGGGCCGCTCAGTCTGGGCCTCGATGTCGCGGACGGCTTCCCGCGCTACTTCTTCTCCTTCCGCGAAGCCGACACGCACACCCGCACGTTTCTCAAGTGGCGGCTGTGGAAGCAGCGCATCCACCCGCACACGCTGGAGGTCGCATGAGCATTGGAGATAACAAAAATTTGATCCGCCATGTCGACCGCGCACATGAGGGGAAGATATTATTAGGCTCCTGCAAGCGGTGTAGAGAGTTGTGGGATAAAGCAAGAGGGAAGACGGCTCCCATTGTCAAACCGGCGGCCCGCTGATATGACCGAGCAGCCCATAATCTTTACTCACCACATCGACCGGCTCATCGACCGGACCAAGACCCAGACGCGGCGCACCATCCACCCGCAGCCGAAGTGGGATGCCGAGGTCACCCACACCCGCGTGATCGGCCCGCTAGCCTTCCCCATCGGCGCACTGGGCCAGCAGTGCGGCGGCCCGCTGTTCGTCGATGGGCGCAAGGACGGCGTGTTCCACATCCGCAACCCCTACGGCGGCCCGGACAGCCGCCTCTGGGTCAAGGAGCCCTATCGCCTGGATGGGCTGCGCTACCTCTACCGCGATGGCGCGTTGACCGGCCAGTGGTCGAACCCCATGTTCATGCCCCGCGAAGCCTGCCGCCTGCGCCTGCGCGTCACCGAGGTTCGCGTCGAGCGCGTCCAGGCGATCTCCGAGGCCGACGCCATTGCCGAAGGCATCGAGCGCGACACCAGCGTGTTCCTGCACGCGGGCTGGAAGCTCTACGGGCAAACCGAGAACATGACCACCAGCCCCATCGAGAGCTACCGCTCGCTCTGGGACTCAATCAACGCCGGGCGCAACAAAGGCGTGTTTGCCTGGCAGCACAACCCGTGGGTCTGGGTGCTGACCACCGAGGTTATTCCGTAGCCGTTCGGTTCTCCCGGTTCCCTTCACAGCCTGTTGGCGGACCGGGAGGCGGGGGTTGGGACGAGTCTCCAATGGGGGAGCCTCCCCCAACCCTCCGAAGTTCTCACCGAGGTCCCGTGGAAATGAGATTGCTGGAGTGGATGGTGGCGTGGGTGGTGGTTGCTTTGTTGTTAACGGGACTGTGGGCACTGCTGTGCCAAGGAAGGGATGATGACACGTAGGATCAAGCTCGCCAGGCCCATGCCGGTCATGCCGTCGCGCTGCGCCTCCTGCCCGTTCAACGAAGGCGGCGACCTGCGCCTGCGGGTCGCGGTGCTGAACCGCACCATACTCCAGGCCAGCCAGCTTTGCCACCACCCGCGTATCCACGGCCACCGGTCCACGCATCTCTGCCGGGGCGCTCGCGACGAGCAACTCACCTTGCTCCACCGCCTGGGCTGGATCGAGGAACCCACCGACGCGGCCTTCGCCGAGGCTAGCCGGAAAGCACTAGGCAAAAAGGTTGCCAGCGACTGAGGGAAAAGTGTGCAAAAAGCGGTACAGGTACAAAAAAAATTACGGGCATTAAACACTAGAAACTAATCATTATTCCTTCCAGTGAAACGTTTCCCGCCTGGTAATGAGGAAAACGTGTCCGTGCGTAACCGCTAAGTCGTGTGTTATGGTTTCTTTCGTCTGCACGGAAGACTGTAACCGGCTAATACCATATCGTTCGCTAGAACGACGACGCAGGCCGGGCTGGACTCGTTAGTTCCTTTAAAGCACCAACAGGTCGAGATAAACACGCCCAAAACCAACGACCTGCTAACGTCAGTCCTTGCAACACTTTCCCCGCTCCGCTTCAGTCCGGTTGCGAACATAATGCTAACCTGCAAACTTTCACCCCAACCTTTCGGAGGGCTCTCTGTGCCGCGTACTATTTGCAGTCCCTGGCAAGTTCAGCTTCATGACGGCACCACGCATCGTTGGACTTCGAGCCGCGAAGCCAACCAAATGCTGGCCAGTGGCGAGGCAATTCGCATTCGCCGTAAAGCTCACCAGCCGTTCGAGATTATCCGTCTCAAGAAGTCGGTCGAACCGTCCGACTCCGCCTACTCGGCGTGCAGCCTGACGGTCTCCGACATGCGTATCCACGCGGGCGAGATCGAATGCGGCGCGATCTACCTCCAGGTGCTGGAGGACAAGATCGAGACCTTCAAGCCCATGTCCCTGCCCGTCATCACGGTCGACGCGGTCGTGTTTCAGTTGCCCTGTTGGTTCCGCGCCTACCAGATGGCCGCGACCAACTAGCGCACCCGCAGTTCCAACCGTTTGCCCAGCTTGCCGAGCGCCCTGGCGATGGTGTCGATCTTCGATGTGTGGCGCAGGTCGAGCAGCCGGGTCATCTCCTGTTTGGCCAGATGCAGCCGGTTGGCCAACTCGACCTGACTGACCTCCTGCCCGTTCATCTCCGCGACCAGCAGCAGCTTGGCCGAGAAACTGGCCGGAAGTTCAATCCAGTGCTGATCGCGGCCTGGCACCAGCTTGGACGGGGCCGGAAACGACTCGCAACGGCCAAACTCGGCCAGATCGGCCAGCGCCGTTTCCAACGCATCGCGACCATGACGGACGGCATCCTCCAAATCGGTCCCTTGAGAGAAGACGCCGGGAAAATCGGGAAAGCTGACCATGAACCCGTCGCCGTCCCGTTCGATCACTGCCACATAACCTGCCATTCATTACCTCAGTTCCACGCCCAGGTGGCGTTCGATGGAGCGAAGCAGACCGATACCGATGTCCTTGCCGGAGTGCATCGGAAGCACGCTTTGGCGGCCCCCCAGCATCACGATCAGGTGGGAACCCTTCCCCTCCCTGAACTCCGCGCCCATCGCGGCCAGCTTCCGTCTTATGTCTCTCGCTCTCACATAACTATAGTAAACAATTTTGTTTACTAATGCAAGGCTTTTCTGTGGAAAACGTCTTTAGATTCAATGTTTTCGCGGAAAAACCTCATTTTGGCTCCGAATGACGGGTTAAGGCCGGATTTCCCCGATTTTGTCATGGGGGGGTAGGGGGGGCGTCTCTGCCGGGATGGCCGCCAAAGGCTGGGGGCGAGCCACGGGGGTAGCCCATGCCCGAGCCGACCGAGCCGACCACGGGGCCGATAGAGACACCCAAACGGGGCCGCAAGAGCGGGAAGTTCGATAAGAAGGTCGCCTACGATGTGCTGCGGGCTTGGAGTATGAGCCGGTACTCGCTTGAACACGTCCTCGATGAATTGAGAGCCGCCAATCCTCGCTACCCAAGTCTCTCTGTGGTATGGACTTGGAGGATCGAGAACGACGAATTCGAAAAGGCATACGCGCGCGCGAAGCGGTTCAAGGCGGAGTACCTGGCGGACAAGACGCTGGACGAGGCGCTGATCCCGCGCAAGGGCGTGTACAAAAAGGCGTCCACCAAGAACGGGCGCACCGAGCAGGAAGTTCGCGAGGACGACAACGTGCCTCGCTCGCGGCTGATCAACGACACCTACAAGTGGCGGGCCGCCAAGCTGTTTCCGAAGGAGTTCGAGGAGCGCCGTGAGCCGCGCGACGAGCAAGGGCCTAACGAGCAACTGGAAGCGTTGCAGAAGGCGCTGCTGGAGGGCGCGGCGGAGGACGAACCGGTGGAGGAGACGAAAGCCGGTTCCGGTGAGACGAAAGCCGACTCCCCTGAGACGAAGCCTCCCGATGGGGAGACGAAGTCGTGAGCGCGATCTTCAAGCGGTTCGGCACCAAGGCCACCAACTTCATCCGGCGGCATCCTTCGCTGGACCGCAAGTACACGCTGCTGGAGGGCAGCGTGCGTTCGTCCAAGACCTTCGCGGTGGACGCCAAGCTGATCGTGTGGCTGTGCAGCTACCAGGTGGATGGCAAGCGCATCATCGTGGGCACCACCAAGGCCAAGGTGTACAAGAACATCCTGCTGGACGTCTTCTCTGTGGTGGGCAAGGACCACTACAGCTACAACCACACGACCGGCGAGTTGTGGCTGTACGGGGCGCAGTGGTTCGTGATCGGCGCGAACGACGAGGCCAGCTACAAGCAGATTCTGGGCATGACGGTGGGCATCGCGGTCTGCGATGAGTGGGTGGAGTTCCCGCGCAGCTTTACCATGCAGTTGTTCCTCCGTTTGTCGCCCACGGGCGCACGGCTCTACGCAACCACCAACCCCGGTACGCCGCAGCACTACCTGTACACCGAAGTGATCCACGGCAAGGAATTCCAGCCCGACCTGGAAGTGATCCACTTCACGTTGAACGACAACCCCAACATTGCCCCGGACACCAAACGGCAGATCATCGCTTCGCAGACCGGCGTTTACTACCAGCGGTACATCCTGGGCCTGTGGGTGGTCGCGGAGGGCGCGATCTACAAGGACGCCTGGCACGACCGGCTGCTCTACAACGAGGCCACCAGGCCGGTCGGGCTCTACGGCGCGGGCGGCTTCGTCGACCATGTGATCGCGGTGGACTATGGCACCACCAACCCCTGCGTGTTTCATGAACTGATCGACGACGGCACGGGGGCCTGGCTGGACCGCGAATACTACTGGGACTCGGTCAAGGAGATGCGGCAGAAGACCGATGCCGAGTATGCCGACGACCTGCAAGCCTTCATGGGCCGCACGCGGATCAGTAGCCGCCCCAACCCGCGCATCGTGATCGACCCCAGCGCGGCCAGCTTCAAGGTGGAACTGATCAAGCGCGGGCTCTGGGTAGTCGACGCCGACAACGATGTCGAGAACGGCATCCGGCGCATGGCCAGCCTGATGGCCCAAGGGCTGTTCCGGGTGCATGAGGAGTGTACGGAGTTCCGGCGCGAAGTGGCGATCTACGAGTGGGACCGCGACGCGGCGCTGGACAAGGGCGTCGAGAAGCCCATCAAGACCAACGACCATACGATGGACGCGGATCGCTATGGGCTGGCCGACCTGTTCCCCGAGTGGAGATTGGCCAAGGCGGCGTGACAATGAAAAGCAGAGCATGGCAAGTGCAGTTGTACGACGGGACAGTCTCGGGCTGGGTTAGCCAGCGCGTGGCCGAGGAGAAGATAAAAAGCGGACAAGCCGTGCGGCTACGGCGCAAAGCCCACCAGCCATTTGAAGTGGTCCGGCTCAAGAAGGAACCCGAGTATGCTCGCGCGTATCCGGTGCGGGCCGCGATGCCACGACCCGACGAGACCGTGTTTCCCAGGAAACCGGCGGCGTGAGATGGATGACCGGCAGGGCAGCTTCGAGTTTCCGGGGCCGCTGCCCGAGGCGCAAGCCAAGCCGCGCCGGGCTCGCAAGCCCAAGCCGGTGCCCACCCAGGAAGAGGAACTGGAGCGCGTCTCGCACCGCATCGAGGGCGCGGTGCATGAATTCTGCCGGGAGCGGCTGGCTCGCGCCGAGGACCTGTTCCACATGGAGGACCTGCTGCGCTACGTCAACGACGTGCCTGAGATCAAGGTAGCGCCTGCCAGTCCCGACCGGGTGCTGCGGGCCATGCGGGCCAAGGGCGTGGTGAACTACACCGTGGTCGAGCGGTCCAAGTCGCTCTACCGCGTCACGGCGGCATAATCATTTTCGGCTGGAGAATTCATGTCGATCACTCGCCAGTATCTAATCGAGGTTTCGCTCGATGCGGTCACGCTGCGCCGGGTCGAGGTGACCTCACCCACCGGCATACCGGGCCAGCTTGTCGAGGGCATCTACATTCCGTTGGGCGTGCATCCTCCCGACCTCATGCTCAGCTTGCCGCCCACGTCCCTGCCCACCAACAACTGGGTCCGCCTGCGACTGCTCTCGGCGCAGGACGTGCCTACGCCGCTTAGGATTATTGAGGTTCTCAAGCCGGAATAATGATTATTGCGGCCTGCGGACCAGCAGGTTCCACATTTGCTCGGCGTGCCTGGTCGAGGACACCACGCCCGTGGGCGCGGGCATCATGCCGACACAGTGACCACAACCGCCGCAGTACCATTCTTCGAAGTCCTGTTGCCCGATGGTGAGCGGCTTGCAACCGACCGCCATCGGATGGCGACCGCACTTGGGGCACTTGTTGAATAGCGGCATTCATCCTCCAGCCCGTTAAAGCGGGTCGATTCCTTCATCCAGGGCCGCCGCCAGCCAACAGTGAATGTCTTCTGGGGTCTCGATGCGCAACACGGTCTGGCGCAGCGCGGCCAGGCTGGGACTGGGTGCCCAGGCGGGCGCATCAATCCACTGTGCCAGGTAAAGTTTGACCAGATGAATCTGGCGCAGACTCAGAGGACGCTGTTCCAGGTAGGCGACGATGGCGGGCTGTAGCTCGCCTCCGGTTTCGTTCATCCAGTAGCCGAGCGTCATGCGTACTCCACCCGGCCCTTGCAGCGAAACGTAGCGACCTGTTCGACGACTTGTTCGGCCTGCTCGCGGGTGTAGCGTTTGGCTTCGGCCAGGTTGCTGGTGTGGCGCAGGACCTCCCGGCCATCCTGCCGGTAGAAGCGTTGCACGTACAGGCAATACTCCTGATTCTTGGCGCGAAGCGCGACGACAAAGGCCATGCGGGCATTGTAATCGCGTGCCCGGCCCGGTAGAGCAGGGTCGACTTTCCGCCTACCAGTGATGGCGTTTCGACGTTGCCAGCGCAAACCTTGCGGTCCGCTGGACGTAGCCATCCCCGTTCACTGAAGCCCGAAGGCGTGGGACGCAACCATTTTTCCAGACTACCTTGGAAGCGCAACGCCGGGCACGCTAACTACAAGTTTACTCATGGGTGAGCCATGTCCAAGCGCCGCAAACAATCCGGGGCGCTGGCCAAGTTTCCCGTCAACGACGGTTCCCTGCCCGAGATGCGGCAGCCCATCGCCATCGACTCCTACTCCAACCCGGCGGCCCGCCTGGGCATGGGCACCACCAACCTGGCCGAGCAGTCGAGCTACCCGCTGGTGCGGATCACCGAGGACTACCCGCTCATCCTCTCGCTCTATCGCGGTTCGTGGATCGTGCGCCGGGTGATCGAGACCATCCCCGACGACATGCTCAAGTCCTTCCCGGTGCTGGACTCGGAGATCAACCCCGACCTGCTCAAGCGGTTCGAGAAGATCGTGCGCAAGACGGGCACACTGAACAAGCTGCGCTCGGCGGCCAAGTGGGGCCGCTTGTTCGGCGGCGCAGCCGCCATCATCGTGATCGCCGGGCACGACGACCTGGCCCAGCCGCTGGAGTTGGACGACATCGAGCCGGGAGCCTACAAGGGGCTGATCCCGCTCGACCGCTGGAGCGGCATCATACCGGGGCCGGAACTGAATCAGGACATCGAGGACACGGTCAACTTCGGGCTGCCGATCTACTACAACGCCATCATGGACGCGGGCAACGCCAGGATTCATCACAGCCGCGTGCTGCGCTTCATCGGGCGTGAACTGCCGCAGTGGGAGCGGCAGGTGGAACTGAACTGGGGCATGTCGGAAGTCGAGCTGATCTTCGACGAGTTGCGCAAGCGCGACTACAGTTCGTGGAACATCGTTTCCCTCTTGACACGGGCGCAGATACTCTCGGTCGAAGAGCCGCAACTGGCCGCCCTGATGTCGGGCGCGGGCGGTTCGAACGAAGCCTACAACAACTTCGTCCGCCGCATGGAGTCGATCTCGCAGTTGCTCAACAACCAGGGCCTGCTGGTGCTGGGCAAGGACGGCAAGCTGAACCAAAACAGCTACACCTTCGGCGGCATCGCCGACGTTTACCACGAGTTCATGAAGGACCTCTCGGCGGCCTGCCAGATTCCCTACGAAGTGATCTTTGGGCGCGAGTCCGGGCTGGGCTCGAACGGCGAGAGCGGGCTGCAACTCTACTACGACATGATCGAGCAGAAGCGCGGCACCGACCTCGACCCGCAGATGGATCAGTTGATTCCCGTCATCGCCATGAGCGCGTTCGGCGAAGTGCCCGACGACCTCGATCACCACTGGCAGCCGGTACGCTCGATGAGCGACAAGGAACGCGCGGAACTGGCCAAGGCGACCGGCGACAACATTGTGGCCTACTTCAACGCCGACCTGATGACCAAGAAGGAAGCGCGGGAGGAGATACAGCAGTCGTCGAGCACCACCGGGCTGGGCACCAACCTGAGCGACGAGGCTGTGGCCGCGACGCCCGACAAGTACGCCAGCGAACTGGGCGGCGGCGAAGGAGGGATGCCAGGCATGGGCGGACCGGGCGGGATGCCAGGTGGCCCACCGGGCGAGCCTGGCGAGGGCGAACCACCCAAGCCAGGCGGGGAAAACCCGCAGTTAGGCGCAGGAAAGCCAGCAGGCGGCCTGGGCGGGCCTGGCGAGGCAGCCGGGCCGAGAGGCGTGGCCAACGAAGAGGCTCCCGCCAACACGCCGCGCGAGCTAACCGCGCCTGCGCATCGTCCGCAACTGGGCATGGGCGGCGAGAACCCGTTCGCCCGCAAGCCGGTCGAGGATGACCAGACGGGGACTTCGCGCTATCAGCCGCCTGCGGCACGGCAGCATGAAGCGCCGACTGCGAGGCAGCATGAACTCCCTGATCGCTAACGGCCTGGAGGACTGGACGCTGGCGGTCGACGCCGACTTTGATGAGTCGGCAGTCAAGCGGGTTAGCAAAGGCAAGGAAGGCGGCGGGCAGTTCACGTCCAAGGGCGGCGGCGAAGAGAAGGGCGAGGAAGCCTACTTCGCGAGTGGTATTGGACCGGGAGAAGAAGCGGAGCCGGGTTACGAGCCGCCTGCCAAGAAACTGACGCCGGGTCAGAAAGCGGCGGCGACCAAGGCTGGCAAGAAGGTAATGGCCGCAGCGGCAGCGGTCCACCAGAAGACAGAAGCCGCGCAGCCGCCACAGCCCGTCACAGCCTCGAAGCATCCGAACTGGGCCGCGATGTCGCCGGGGCAAAAGGCCGCCTGGACGAAGAAGCAGAACCAGGCGGCCAACAACAAAAAGATTCAGGAAGCGGCAAAGGCCACACCGGCCCAGCAGAAGCAGGCGGAGCAGGCGCTGACGGCGGCGGAGCAGAAGGGCCACAAGCCGCTCTGGGTCAAAGCCACGGTGAACGGCGAACCCCAAATCTTCAAGCTCCAAGGCGTGCCCAGCGGCCTGGATAGTACGGCCAGCGTGCAGAAGCTGCTGGGCGAACAGCCCGATAAGTGGGGCGAGCTACACCCGGTTAGCGTTCAGAACGTGTCGCTGTGGAATGAATCGAAACCTCTGCCTCCCGCTTTCGAGACCGTCACGGCAGAGCAGAAGGCCATCGACAAGCTGGAAACCGAGAAGTACGAAGAGGCCAAAGCGGCGGTCCTGGCCAGCGGCCCGATCACTAGTAGCGAGTCACTAAGCGACGACATCATCTCTTCCATCAAGAGCTACACTGACGGCAGCTACCTGGCCCTGAATAAGGCGCTGCGAACCGGGCAGCCTCTGCAAAGCCACCAGGCCGTAATGGCGGCCAACCTGGACAAAGCCATTCGGAACAACAAGGTGCTGAGTGAGCGCAAGGTTTATCGTGGGCTTACGGATGCCGAAAAGTTCTTCGGCCCGACCGTGAAGATCGGCACCATCGTGATTGACAACGGCTTCATTTCAGTCAGCAAACACAGGGACACCGCCGATAACTTCGCGGGCTACAACGGCAAGGTGTGCGTGATTTCGCTGCCCAAGGGCAGCCCGGCGCTGGACATAGAGGCGTGGAGCTTGCTTGGCGATAGTGAGAAAGAAGCCCTATTACCTCGTGGTTCAATGTTCAAAGTCACCAACGTGAGCGGCAAGGAGGTTCACCTTGAGTATGCCAACTATTGACCCCGAGCGGCTGAAGCGTTACCAGTGGGACCAGGACTCGCTCACCGTGGCCAGCGTGGGCACGGGCGAGGAAGTCAAGCTCGACCAGCCCAAGGAGGCCAAGAAGGACGACCAGGCCAAGGACCAGGCCATCTTCTCCAACTCGCTCGACGTGATGCTGGACGAGGAATAATGATTAGCTGCCTGATCGCCAACGGCTTGGAAGACTGGACCCTGGCGGTCGACGACTTCAAGGAAGCGGCGGTTCCGCGCGACGAGTCGGGCAAGTGGACCGGCAAGGGCGGTTCGAGCGGCGAAGCCAAGCCCCTGAACGCGGCGCACAAAGCCTGGGCCACGCGCAAAGCTAAACAGCAGGCGGCGCAATCGAAGAAGCCGGTCGACTATCTGGCCAAGAAGGTCGGCGGGCAAGGGGGCTCCAATCCGGGCGGGACCTATGAGGGCAGTGACGGCAAGAAACGCTACGTCAAGTTCTACAAGAACATGGCGCAGGGTCGGGCGGAATGCACGGCGGACACTATCTACAACGACCTGGGCATCGGCGCACACAAGAGCGACGTGTTCGAGGCGGACGGCAAAGAGGCGTTCGCGGCGGAACTGATCGACGGCGGCGACCTGCTCAAGGATGTGGGCCTGAACAAGGAGAACGCTCGCGCCATCATGGAAGGCTTCGCGGCAGACGTGCTCATGGCCAACTGGGACAGCGTCGGCCTGGTCAACGACAACATCCTGCTCAAGGATGGCAAAGCCTACCGCATCGACAACGGGGCCACCTTCACGCACCGCGCGATGGCGTCCAGTCCGCCCAAGCCGGAAGGGCTGCTGCACAAGATCACCGAATGGGACGGGCTGTTCAACCCCAACATCAACGCGCAGTTCAGCCAGGTCGCCAAGGCCGCCGGATACAAATCGCCCAGCGACATCCCCGACATCAAGGCGCAAGTGGAGAAGATCGTCAAGCTCCGCGACCAGAGCGGCGGGTGGGACAAGTACCTCCAGGGCAAAGCGCCGTTCCTGTCCGACCAGGAGCGAAAGCAGTATGCCGGAATGCTGGACAGCCGCACCAAGCTACTGAGGGAGAAAGTCCAGGCGTGAAGGGGTGGCGATGAGAGATTGTCTGATCGGTAACGGCCTGGAGGATTGGACCCTCACCCTGGCGCTCGACGAGGGCGACTTCAAGGAGGAGCAGCACCCGCGCGACGAAACCGGCAAGTTCTCGCTGGGCAAAGGCGAGTCGACCGAGGAAGCCTTCAAGCATCCCACGACCGGCGAGTACGCGCCCAAGCGTTCGCAGCGCCACCAGGCCATTGTGGACAAGATCGTGGCGGGCAAGAAGTCCAGCGGAGCGCCCACCGCCTACATCATGGGCGGCGGATCGGCTTCGGGCAAGTCGACCGGCTTCAAGAAGAAGTTCGCCCGCAAGATGCGGATGGCGCTGGCGCACATCGACTCCGACGCCATCAAGAACCATCTTCCCGAGTACGAGAGGCTGAAGCAGATTGATCCCGAGAAGGCCGCCTACCGGGTGCATGAGGAGTCCAGCCACATCGCCAAGAAGGCGCTGGCGGCGGCCATTGCCGGGAAGCTCGACCTGGTCTACGACTCGACTGGCGCGGGCGGCGGCACGCAGGACATGGCCAAGCGGCTCAAGGGCGAGGGTTACAAGGTGCACGTGGTCTACTTCGACATTCCCATACCGGAGGCCAAGGTGCGGGCCGGGAAACGGGCGGAGAAAACCGGGCGGCACATTCCCGAGCACGTGATCCAAGGTTCGCACAAGGGCAGCGCCAAGAACTTCATGGAGATGACCAAGGGCGGTCACATCGACAAGATGAGCCTCTACGATACGACCGAGCGCGTGCCCACGCTGGTCTACTCCAAGGAAGGTTCACGCCCTGGTATGATTATGGAAGGTGAGAAATGGAAAGAGTACATGAAGAAGGCGGGAGTGGAGGAGAACCAGAAGTGATCCACCACTACACCGACGACACCGATTCCGACGTATTCCAAGACAAGGACGACCTGGCCGAGTTCGATGCCATGCTGGATAAAGCCAAGCAGGCGGCCAAGCAAAAACCCACCCAGTAATTCCCCTCACATTCTGACCTTCTTCCGGCACCGGGAGAACCTCGACCCACGGAGAGAGCGCATGGCCGACTGGGACGGAGCCCTCCAGGCTCCGCAGGGGATGTTTCGCGTGATTGGCGAGGACGAGCTACAGACACCAGCCGTGCGCTCGTGGATCGGCGACTACCGCTCGCTGGCTAGCGCCCGGCGGGTGGCCAACGACCACGCTACGCCGCTGAATCCGGTAGTCGTATTCGATGACCAGAGCAAGACCCAGTGCCTCACCTGGGGCGACGTCGAAGTGGACGCGGAGGGCATCGTATGAGCGTGACAGGGGGAACCACCGGTAGCTCGATCACGCTCGGCAGCCTGGGGCTGGTCAAGTACAGCGACGACGAGGTTGGCTGGGGCACGGGCTGGAACGGCAACATGGACACCATCGACGCGGCGATCTCCAGCCTCCAGGTGGGCGGGTCGCAGGTGCAGGCCGACTGGGATGCGACCTCGGGCCTGGCCGAGATTCTCAACAAACCGGACCTGGCTCCGGTCGCGACTTCGGGCGACTATGCCGATCTGGTCGGCGTGCCCGCGCTGCCGCACAACTTCAGTTCGCAGCCGCACCTGTTCCTGAACGGCTACAACGCCATCCTGGGCGTGTTCTCGGCGGCCCAGGCGACCGCGTCGGACGTCTCGGGGCTGGCACCTATCGCCATCTCGGGCAGCTACAACGACCTCACCAACAAGCCAGTGCTGCCTGCGACTCAGGTGGCAGTGCCCAATCGCTTCTTCACCGCCTACAGCGCGACGACTGGCTTGTTTACGGAGGCGCAGCCTACAGCGCTGGACGTCTCCGGCCTGGCCGCCGTGGCAACCTCCGGCTCCTACACTGATCTCATCAACAAGCCGGTCCTGGCGGCTAACTCGCCTGCGGTGGCTCACCAGTTTCTCACCAGCTACGACAACATCACCGGGGCGTTCACCAAGGCCCAACCTGGCGCGGCGGATGTCAGCGGGCTGGCTCCTTCGGCAACTATCGACACCACCAACGCGCTCAACATCACTTCGGGCACGCTGGCCGTGGCGCGGCTGCCTGTCATTCCGGCCACGCAGATCAGCGGGCTGGCGCTGGTGGCCACTTCGGGCTCCTATCTCGACTTGAGCAACAAGCCGGTGCTGGCAGCGACCATTGCCGCGACACCGAACAACTTCCTGACCGCCTACAACGCGGTCACGGGTATCTTCACCAAGGGCCAACCGGCAGCGACGGACGTAACCGGCCTGGCCACGGTCGCCACGACCGGCAGCTACACCGACCTGATCAACAAGCCCATCCTGCCAGTCAACACGGGCAGCACGCCGCACCAGTTCTTCATCGCCTACGACAACACGACCGGCGGCTTCCTCAAGGCGCAGCCAGCGGCGGCGGATGTGACTGGTTTGGCGACGGTCGCCACTTCGGGCTCCTACAACGACCTCACCAACAAACCAGTCTTGTCCACCGTGGCAGGCTCGGGCTCCTACCTGGACCTCACGCACAAGCCGACCTACTCATTCTGCCCAGGCACGACGCCGGGTACGGTGTTCGTCTCGCCAGGCGCGGTGATCGCGGTGACCTACAACGGCACCGTGCTGCCGCGCGGCGTGGCCGCTCCCAAGCTGAGCTACACGCTGGCCGGGGATAACGTGACGATCACGCTCAACTTCACTGCCGAAGCCGGAGACCGAGTCGATGCGTTCTGTACTACTTAGGGCAGTCGGAATAATGATTTTTGTGCTGGCGGGGCGGGCGGCGGCTCAGAGCAACCCGCACACCCAGATCGCCTGGCCCGCGAACTGCGACGACAGCAACTTCATGACCTACAACGTGCTCTCGAATACCTGCTTCAATGCCGGATCGACTAAACGTCCCATCGCGCCGCTAGCCAACGTTTCCCGGCCCGCGAGTTCCTCGGCCACCGGCGCGGCCATGCCCCAACAGGTGATCGCTTTCTTAGGTAATTCGCTGGTCGCGGGTGACACTGGGAGCACCACCGAATTTTGCAATGAAGCAGGGATAGCTTCCACTAACGGACTTGGTCCTTTATTTATGGCGGGACACCAGTGCCGCCCGGCAACCAACATCACCGTGGACAGCAGTAACAATGTGACCCTGGCGGTCAACAACGCCGACGGGTACTTTCAGAATGGTACGCGCTTCACCGCGTATGGTGGGGCAGGAGTGGATGGCGGATGTCTCTACGATTCCTACATCGTCACCAGTGCCACGACAACGCAGATCGTATTCCCCAGTGCGCCCAACACGCCTTGCGCTCCGCTCGCCAGCACTCCGGTGGTCGCGAACAATGTTTTGTTGACCACCAGCCTCCAGAGGTTCGGCCAAAACGGCGGTTCGCTGGATTCATGGTTTAGCACCGTAGGCAACTGGACCTTTTCCGGCTACAAGACTTGGATTCAAGGAGCAATCGCGGCGGGGCAAACCCCGATTACCATCATGCGCGATGCGGGAATCATGACCAATTCCACCCGTATGAGCGCAATGGACTATCGGGCCTGGATGGCCGACCTCATGCCGGTGATCGCGGCTATCCAGGGCATTAGTGCTACGAATCCGGCAGGAGAAACAGTTTATGTTTCCAGCTTGCCATTCTACATCGACACCGGGAATCCCGAGGCTTGCAACACCGCTATGACGGCTTCCAGTACAGCGCCGTGTTCGGGAGGTCAGAACACTGGGGCTGGCGGAGTGTATGTTCCACCCGTGCAGATGCCAGCCGGTGTGCAATATGTCTTCCCTTATGGGACACCGGGAAGCCAGTTTACAACTCCCGCTACGATCACATCGGGAGCCATCAGCGCGGGAGCCAATACGGTAACGATCAATCCGTGTCCGCCTGATCTTTGGGGTGGTCCCGGCGATGTGATTCCCACCGCACTCGATTCGAACGGACTGCTACGCAGTCACGGCAACCTGATCCAGATGGTGGTTGATTCTGCCGCCTCGGCTGCGCAGGAACTTGTTTCGTTGACCGCGATCATCCCCACGGGAGCAACTGGACTGCATAATTGGCAGACTTGTCAGGTATCGTTCACTGCCGCTTTCGCTCATGCTGCGAACGCACCGATTTATGCCACGCAGTTTACGGCTGACCAGACCTGGGTGCGGTGGAAGCTGCAAATCCCTTATGATGTGGCGGCTGCTTATCCCGGCCACATTGAAGTAATAGACACGCTCACCGCGATGGGGCGACAGGTTGCGAATCCCGGCTGGTGGATAGGGAATGAGCTTCATCCTGGTCTGGGTGGATACGCCAAGATCGGCAACCGGGAATTCACGGCACTAGCGTCCTATCAGCTTGCGCCCAAGCCTCCACCTACTCCTGATCCTTTAGCGTTTGATTATGCCACGCACCAAGTCAGCTTGCGAACAGGCGCGATTGACATCAACTTTGATCTCGACGCGGCAACGGCGGCTCGTGCCTTAGCTCTTGGGCACAATTGCGGTATGTACTACAACAAGTGCGACATAGACCCAGCTATGTTTTATCCCTCTGCCCTCTCGCCCACCATGACCTTCACTCACGGTACGCAGTTTGCTCGTATGACGATGGCGATTCAATCGGGGCAGAATTTGAGTGGAGACGGGCAAACGGGCGATTTTCTCTATACCAGTGTTGGGGGTAGCTGGCAACCAACGACACTAACTGCAATGGGGTTTGTTCCCGCCAGCTTACTGGGTTTCAATTTTACCGGCACCCCCCCTGTGGACATGTCTGGCCGAGGGGCCATCATGCGTCCCTTCTATGCTGATCCGCTACAAGGAGCGAAGTTTGCCGCGCATCCGATCAGTTATCCGCTGAATGGCACCTATAACCTCAAGGTGGGCACTTCAACAACGAATAACCTGGTGTTTTCCATTCCCGTCGCTCAGAATCCCGCTGTCATTGGCGGGCAGACTCTAACCTGTTTGCAAATCGAGATGCAAGCCGGAGACTGGATTGTCACCGCAGGAAACATTCCCGGTTCACAGGCTACCGCCGCCGGGGTGTCCATCCAGTTGCCGACCGGAAGCTGGAATCCTCTCACCTGCACCTGGACGGACACCAGCGGAACAAACTACAGCGTCTACAACGGCGTGATGGCTACGCTGGTGCAGCAGTTCAGAGCGCCGGATGCAACGTTCAGTCTCGTTACCGCGCAGCAAAAAATACAAACACAAGCACTAACTGCGTTACAGGGCGTTCAATCGCCCGGTACGCCCACTGTTATAGGTGTGGTTGGAGGAGCATTTACAAGCGCAACTACTGGCGGCAATTGCGCGAATGGAACAGCTTACACTCTAGGTCTGGCTTACATGCCTCTTGGTTGGGGAACGGACTACACTCATGCAGGTGCGATTCGCACCGTCTATGCAGTCTATACGCCAACTACCGGTACGACAACGGATGTTGTCGGAATCAATATCACTACAGCAGCGCCCTTTGGTTACACAACGGTAGCCTATCTGCTTATTGGTGGGACTTATTATGCGTTCGGCAAAGCACCGTCCACAGGTGCAGGTGTGATTACGACAACCTGCCCAGCAACCGGCGCTGGATTGATTGTGGCCAACACTTATGATAACGGCAGTGTGGGCTTTGTAGGCCCGGCATTCAGTTCGAGCGCCCCCCAGACCACTGTCAACTGTTCCACTTCAGGAACTGCAATCTTCGCGCAGACGCAAACCGGATCGAGCGAGAAGAAGGTGCTGGTCTATCTGGCGGCTTGCAGCGGCACGGCCAGCTACACCTTCCCGGTGCCGTTCACCCACTCGCCCAGCGTGTTCGGCTCGGACGATGTGGCGGCCAGCATCGTGACGGCCAAGAGCACGACCGCCGTGACGGTGACCGGTGCGCCGTCGACCGGGGCGCTCGTGCTGGACAGCTTCTGAGGACCATTATGCCCATCACTGACCTCGAACACGCGCAACTTCGGGTGGAGCATGGGCAGTTGAAGTTGCAACTGCTGGAAGCGCAGAGCCGGATCGTGCAGCTTCAACACACGCTGCTCGCTAAGGAACTGGAGCAGGCGACCAAAGATTATCAGGCGCTCAAGGAGCAGGCCGATGCCCAGGTCGACCAGACCCTCAACCTCAACGGCCATCTTCGCGAACAGTCTTGACTACTGGACAGACTCCCAGTGGGCGGCGGACGCGGCGCAGTCTACCTTTCGCCGCCTGCATGGTTTGTTAATTGTTGTTGAAAATCCACAATACTCGCTGCGCCAGGGACGCGGCTGGATGTCTGCCGCACCCGCTGATTACGGCTACATCGCAGGCACCAAGGGAGCCGACGGCGACGAAATCGACTGCTACGTGGGTGACAACCCGGAGAGCCGGATCGCCTATATTGTGGATCAGAATAAAGTCGGCTCGCCGTTAGAGTTCGACGAACATAAGGTATTCCTAAACTACCCTTCCCTGGCTGCGGCCAAGCAAGACTACCTCGACGGGCACACGGACGGCGCGAAGATTCTTCGCGCCATTACGGCTGTCGACCTGAAGACTTTGAAAGCGTGGCTGAAGCAGAGTAACCATGAGCGACCCTACAGCGAAACCGCAAGATAATGGACCGGGCAAGAGCCTGACCATCGTGATCTGCCCCCGGTGTGGCGCACTGATCTCCGAGGAACTGAAGGCCAAGCACAACGAGTGGCACGAGCAGCTACGGCAGATCGGTATGCCGGAATGAAAGGTCGCGCCCATGAACGCCAGCTTTGCCAACTCCCTCGACGGGATCGACTGGGACGAGTCAGCCTGGGCGCTCGACGCCGAGTTCGATGAATCGGCCATCAAGCGTGTAAGCGCGGGCAAGGAAGGCGGCGGCCAGTTCGCGTCCGGCGGCGGAGCCGCAGGAGCCGAAGCTGGAGCCGAGGCGGGCGAACGCGAGCCCGTGGCGGGCGGTGAACAGGAAGCGGGCGCAGAGGGCGAGGAAGGCGAAGAGGACGAAGAGGAAGACGAAGAGGCGGGAGCCAAGCAGAAGGCCCGCAAGTCGGCCCACCTGGTAGCGGCGGGCGAGAACCGCGAGCAGTGGCCGGAACACATTCGCAAGATGGTCATCCCACCCGCCTGGACCGACGTCCAGATCGCCATGTCGCCCGACGCCGACCTGCAAGTGGTGGGCCGGGACAAGAAGGGCCGCAAGCAGTACGTCTACTCGGAGCAGTTCAAGAACTCGCAGGCGGCGCTGAAGTACGCCCGCATGGAGTCGCTGCGCCAGGAGAAGCCGGGTATCATCGGCCAGCTTGCGGAGATGCACCAGAGCGCCGACCGCAAGCTGCGCGACCACGCCGACTGTGCCACGCTGGTCATGAAGATGGGCATCCGGCCTGGCTCGGACACCGACACCAAGGCGGAGAAGAAGGCTTACGGCGCGAGCACGCTCGAAGGCAAGCACGTGGTGGTCGAGAACGGCCAGGTCTTCCTGCGCTTCACGGGCAAGAAGGGCGTCGACCTGAACCTGCCGGTCGAGGACAAGACGCTGGCCGCCAACCTGGCCAGCCGGGCCAAGAAGGCCGGGGCGGAGGGGCGGCTGTTCGGCGACGTGTACTCCGGTTCGCTGCTCCAGTTCGTCAAGAAGGACCTGGATCACGGCGGCTTCAAGACCAAGGACTTCCGTACCCTGCTGGCCAACGAGTTGGCCGTCAAGGCCATGAAGGGCGTGGCCAAGCCCAAGGATGCCAAGCAGTACAAGGCGGCGGTCAAGGAAGTGGCCACGCACGTGTCCAGCCGGTTGGGCAACACACCCACGGTCGCGCTCCAGTCCTACATCCACCCGGCGGTGTTCGGCGAGTGGAAGGGGGCCGCCGACGTACCGGCGGTCCAGGCCAAGGGCAAGAAGAAGGGTAAAGCCAAGGGGAAGAAGAAGCCCGCCGCCAAGCCCGCCGAGCCCGGCAAGCTGAGTGGAGCCGCGCTGGCCTGGGCCACGCGGCGAGCCGCCAAGGAGGCCGCCCATGCCGGAACCGCAGCCGCAGCCGCAAGCTGACGAGGAACTGCCCGAACTGCACTTCGGACGCGCCGACGCGCCGCCGCTCGACTGGAGGAAGTACAAAGATGATTCCCTGGATGATGACGAGCCGCTTGCGCAAACGCCTGCGAGCACGGTTGCAATCCTCGGCTTCGACCCCCTCGACCTCGACAGCGACGAATAATGATTTTTCCGGGGGTGCGCTCATGTCGCCGCCGCTCGACTGGAGAAGGTACAAGGTACACATCGACCCGGACGCCATCGTGATCCAAGGCAAGCGCATCGACCTGGGCGTGTTCCTGGCCCTGATCGACGCCGACAAGCGGCTGCTCTGGCGCTTCATTGAGCGCGAGGGCAAGATCGAGGCCGTGTGCTTCGACGAACAGCAAGTGATCTGGATCGACCAACCACCGGCAGAATAACCTGGCACGCACGCAAGCGGAGGCTCCATGAAGCGAATCCTGGGCTGGACCCTCTTGCTCTTCGTGTGCCAGGCCGCGCTCGCGCAGATGGCGCAAACCCCCAACCTGGGCTTGAACCTGCCGCCGCAGGGCTACCCCAACTGGGCCAACCTCAACAACCAGAACTTCGTCACCATCGACGCCGTAGTCGGCGGCTTGCAAAAGCAGTGGCAGGGCACCTGGACCTCGGCGGTCACCTACCAACCGGCGCAAATCGTCACCTGGCAAGCCTCGTCCTACATCTCCATCACGGGCACCAACGCCAACAACCAGCCCGACCTCTCGCCTGGCTACTGGGCCAAGATCGGCACGACGGCGGCGGGAGCCGTGAATGAGTTGCAGATGAATGCCGGGGGTAGCTTCGCCGCGACCACCGGCATGACCTACGACCTCACCAGCAATACGCTGCGTGCGCCGCAGGTCAACGTGAGCGGCAACATTCAGGGCGTCTCGTTGAAGTTGAGCGGGCTGGCTCCCGGCTCGGCATTGGTCTGCACCAGTGGCACCGACGGCACGCTGACCAATGGAGCGTGCAGCGTTCCACCCGCCTCTGTGGCCTGGCCGCCAAGCTGCACGGGGGTCTACGCGCCTGCTACCAATACCTGCGTAGCGGTGGGAACGGCGGCCAATCCCGCAGGCAACGTCAAGGAAGTGCAATTCAATGCAGGAGGGACGTTTGGCACTGATTCTGCCATCACCATCGACAACTCCACGCACACGCTCGGCTCACAAAACGTTTCCGGCAGCGCCAACACCGTTCTCTATGTGAAAGCTCCTCCATACAACGCCAAATGCGACGTTCATGTAGGCGGGTTGGGAGATGCGGTCATTACTTCCGGCACGACCACTTACGGTGGTTTCTCGACTGCGGATGTGGGCAAGACCGTCAAGGGCGTCTCATCTCAAGCTAATGGGAGCGTGTCTTATGTTGGCAAGATTGTTTCATGGGTAGGCGGGACCACCACGCTCAGCCCCGCCGCCACCATCACGCTTCATTATTGGGAGTGGGCAACCGACGATCATGACTCACTCATGGCAGCGCTCAATGATGCGTATGCTCAGAACGTAGAAATCCAGCTTCCCGCTGGGCAGTGCTTAACTAGCACGCTTGTCTGGAAAGGGCAGTCCTTTCACGGCTCTGGAAGGGGCGTAAGCTATGTCAGAGGTATGCCGGGACAAGATGTGTTTCAGATGCCAGAGTATGGCACCAGTTACTCCATTACGTCATGGTCGATCACTGGGAACGTGGCGACTTTTCAGACTACTAGCAATAATCTGCTAGCAGGGAACGTCGTTACTCTCGGCGGCTTCGGAACATCCACGTTTTTCAATCTGCAAACCGTGACTGTCACTTCGGCTACAGGGACTCAATTTGTTGCGCCCATCACTCATGCTAATGGCTCTGCCACAGAAGCTGGCTTTGCGGCAACTGGTGGAGCATTTCCTATCACGTCGTGGTCGATCACTGGAAACGTGGCAACTGTTCAAGTAGCTAACAATTTTCCAGCGGGAGCCAATATTACTTTAAGCAGGTTTGGGACTTCCACATTTTTCAACGCTCAAAATGTGACCATCCTCGCGGCGGGTCTTTCTCCAACTCAGTTCTCTTTTAACTTTACTCATGCTAACGGTTCGGCCACGGAGTCTGGACTGGCGACAACCCAAGCTACTTCCATACGCCAGTTCAACGTTCATGATCTCAGTATCGTAATCGATTCGACGGTGAACGCGGCAGCGACGGCGGCAGGTGGGAACAACACTTTTCCCTACCGCATAGGCGGAACCTTTCAGGGGATGACGCCGTTCACTCCTCCCCCCGCTCCCGGTGTTCCAGTATTCGGAACGTGTGGCGCTGGGGGAGGGTACGCCGACGCTGGCGGAACTCTGGTGACTATCACCTGCCCCCTTACTGGGTTACCCCTCAACCTTGCCAGCTTAGAGCCGACGTGGGTGATCAATGCTCCAATTACTGTCGATGGAGCAGGAGCGGCTGGCGGAGTATATGCAGGTCACATTCAAAGTATTGTCAACGATGGTGTCACCAGCGTTTCTGGTTCTGGAGGAAGCGGGATGACGGTAGGCACTTACCCGCTCTCCTTCTCTGGAGGGGGCGGGTCTGGCGCATCGGGGACCATCGCGGTGACAAACGCCACTACTTATGTGGTGCTTCTTAGGGTTGGAGGCGCAGGCTACACTTCTCCGCCAACGGTAACCGCTGCTACTGGAGGGACGCCGCCGACGTTTACAGCCGCCATCGGAACTAGCTGCGCTGGTGGGACCATCTGCACCGTGCGCGTGGATAATGCCATTGCTACATCAGTGAGTGCCACTACCGGTACTTGGTTAACCGCACAGACGCCACCGTGGTACTTCGGCAACGCTGGCATCGCGATGCCGTGTTCTGGTGGGGGTGCTTGCAATGGAGTCGGCTTCAGTGTTATTCGCAACGTAAACTTTGATCAGGTAGCCAACGGCTATATCGGCAGAAGCCACACTACGGGTATCTTCACGCAGGCGCAGATGTACGGAGATAGCTTCGAGAACCTAGTCTTCACTCAGCTCTACGGAGGTTACATCGAGGTGCAGCCTCCTGCTGGAAATCTCAGCACCGCCGATACCATGTCATTCAAGGATATTAGCTTTTACAACGAGAACTTCCCGATCATGACTTACAACGGCAATGATCGTGTGATCAACGGCATGAATATCTATCAAGAGCTTCTCCTTTCGGAGGGGCCGTTTTTCTTCAGCAGGCAGCAGGCTCTTTCGGGGTATCTAAACTGGGCGATCAACAGCTTCTATATCGAAGGCGGAGCTTCTACCAACGGAGAATGGGCGCGTTTTCAAGGTGGCCCTTTTCATATGAGGGCGGCCAGCTTCGGCGGCGGGAACCCGGCTGGATCATACATCGAGTTCACGGGTGGTGGGTCAAGTTTGTGGGAAGGTGGGATTGGCGGCGCTCTTCATATCGATGGCAGCAACATGAACACTTTCCGCAACACCGGTATTCTGCCGGGGTCTGGGCTTATTGTTGACAACGGCCACGGGAACATTTTTGAAACGCAGTACGTTGCAGGCGTGCGGCAATATCTGGGGAGGCGTGTTTATGCTGGCACTAAGCCTGCCCGGAAGCCAGTTGGTGAGATGGACGGCTCAGCCATCGTGGGCGGCAGTGCGACAACACCTTACTACAGTGCTTCCGATCTGATGACAACTTGTTCAGATTGGGCATTTGCCTATTATCCCGGCACAACGGCAGGGTCATGCGTAAGCGATCCGAGCGGGACAGAGTTGCCACACGGTTATTTTGAATCTGCAACGCCCACGCCTGGCTTTGACATAGTCAATGCTTCGCCGGGTGGTGGCTGGGCGGGAGGCCCACGGTTATTTGGTGGTCATGCGCCTCTGCAAAAGGTAAGAGTCTACGTGACAGGCCGCTGCGTTGGCGCTGGATGTGCCGCAACGACGCTAGCAACCTACAGAGATTCGCCTACGAGCACGGAGTTCGGCAGAGCTACCTTGAACTTTACGTCATCGTGGTCAACTCAGTCGTTTCCTGCCGATGCGAGTAACGGTGTAGCGGGAAACATCCCCAACGTAACTATGACCGGTTGGACCAACACGGGAACAGCTTACGACATAGCGATGATCACCATTCAGCCGATCCCGACGGATACGATCAACGTCACCTATCTGGGCAACACTCCATCGCAAGCGGCAGCGGCGTTCGGATCGCCTGTGATACTCAGCATGGAGAAGGTGACGACTGGAGTTAGTGTTTTTTCGCTGCCTGATTCTACTTCACCAACAGGATTCTCGAATACGGCTACGGCATCTGGCGGTTGGATTTGCTGCACTACTTTTCCGAATGGCACTGGTGTCTATCTTGGTGGAAGGGACTTTCCGACTAGCTACGGAGTGTTGCAATGGACGGTGCAGGGTCCATCCGTCTGGACCGATACACTCAATGGTCTTCTGACCAACGTGGCGACCACATGCACCTTGACTACTTTTAATACTTCAACTTGGCAAGCTAATGGGTACTTCCTCATCGATCAAGAGATTCTTGGCTACACTGGGGCAGTGCCGGGGAGTAATGGATTTACCTGCACACGCGGCAACTTCGGAACTATCGCGCAGCAGCACTCTAATGGTGCAGCCGTGTCCAGCGTGGGGACGACAAACTTCCTGACCAAATGCAACAACCTAGATGCATCCACCGGGCGTAGCACCGTCGTTCCCATTCTTCCGACATGGCAGCAATATCGGCAAGCATTTGTCGGCACCGCCTGTTCTGGGTACACTCCCGCCTTTCAGATGTTTGCTGGCACCGGTCCAACGGGACAAACGTTCAAGGTGGCCAGTATCACCATAGAAAGTTTGCAGGGCGTTCTTCCCCAGCCCACCGCCGCCAACCAAGTGTTAAGTTCTGGCGCGGTGCTAACTGGCGGCGCGGGGTATGCGTTCAACACGCTGACCACCATGCCCCCAGTTAGGGCCGGAACATGGGCGATCTCGGCGGCGACTTCCGCTCCCATCACGTTTGCCCCGGTCATGCTGGCTACACCGACAAGCTGCGCTGTCACGCCCTCCGCCAGCGCCGCCACAACTGGCACACCATTCGCGTCTAGTCTCGCGACCACCGGGTTTACGGTCAACGTTCCCACCAGCGGCAGTTTGAGCGGCACCTACCTGTGCGCGATCACCAACGCCTACTAATAATGATTATTTTGGCCCTGTTCGCGCTGGCCGTACTCCTGGCGCTCAGCCGTTGGTGGCCCGACCTGTTGAACCCGCTCTGAGGAGAATCGGTATGGACACCAAGAAGACTGTCGCCTGGATCAAGACCGCCCTCATCTCGTCCGTGGTCGGCGGCATCATGGCCGCCATTGCCGCCGCCTGCGATCCGTCCAAGTACCGCTTCCCCCAGGACTTGGGCAGTGGGAAGCTCTGGCCGTTCTTTCTGGCCGGGGCGGGGGCGATGTTCGGCGGGATGCTGCTGAAGTCGCCGCTGGGTCAGTCGGCGCTCAGCACGTTCAAGGACAGCCAGGCGCAACTGGCGCAGAGCAAGCAGGACCTGGCCGACGCCAAGGAGCAACTCAAGCAAACCCCGACCGGGCCGCCGCCCAACGGGCCGGGAAAGGCGTAGCGTCGTAATGCCCGGCTTCCGCCCGCCCAACCGCATCGAGATCGCTTACCGGCGGGCCATCACCGACGCGCTGGCCGAACTGCTCGGCCTGATCCCGCCCGACCTCAGTGAAGGCGAGTGGCTCACCCAACTGGCGGCGCTCGGCTACCGCCCGGAGATGCTCGACCTGGCCGCTCGCACGGCCTACAAGATGGTCGAGTGGATCAACATCGACAACGCCAAGAGTTGGCGGGCCGCCTCGCGGCAGTCGCAACGCTCGCAAAGATTATTCCGCCTCTTGCAGCACGAACTGGCCGGGCCGGTCGGCGTCACCCTGAACTGGCTGGTGCGGGAGAACGCCAAGCTGATCTCCTCGATCCCGTCGACTGTCGCGTCGATGTTGACCGGCGAGATCGCGACGGCGGCGCAGGGCGGAGCCCGGCACGAAACGATGACGCGGATGATGCGGGTCCGCTTTCCCGAATTGACCCACAACCGCATCGCCCTGATTGCTCGCACGGAGACGGCCAAGGCGTCGACGGCGCTCACGCGAGCGCGGTCGGAAGAGTTGGACCTGACCTGGTTCGTCTGGAAGACTTCGGAGGATCGCCGGGTGCGCCCGGCGCATAAGAACCTGAACGGCGTGCTGGTTTCCTGGGCCGACCTGCCGCAGCCCGAGGCGCTGATCGGGGAGAAGAGCACGCTGGGCAAGGGCGCGGCGGGCGACTTTCCCAACTGCCGCTGCTACCCCGCCCCGTTGCTCTCGCTCGACGACGTGTTCGCCAACGGCAGCGTGCGGGCGCGGGTGTATCACAACGACCACATTGAACGCATGACGCGGGCGCAGTTCGCGCGGCTGTCGGGCGTCGAGCGCCGCTACGCGGCTTGAAGGACACCATAATGCCTACACGCAAGGATGCAGTCGCCGACCTGGGCTTCGATCCCACCGGCAAGCAGGACTGTTCGCCCCGTCTGACCGACTACCTCAATTCCAGCGACGCCAATGGCGGCGAACTGCACTTCCCTGCCGGGCGCTACTACTACCGCTCCACCGTGGAAAGCAACCAGAAGAACGTCAAGTTGGTGGGCGACGCACACTTGGCCAACATGGGCGACAGCCCGGTGGCCTTCTGCTCCGATCAGTATCTTGAGGCGATTTTGTGGTGGAACGGTTCGCAACCTACTTCCAATATGAACGGGCCGAGAATCGACCACGTTCAATTTCAGGACACCAGCAGCGACCACGCTCACTTGCGTAGCGCCATCCGCCTCACCGCGACCGCGAACGCGGAACTCAAGGTGGGCTTTTTGAATCTTCATCCGCAACGCTACTGCAATGGCACGGCGGCGGTGAGCACCAACTCGAAGACCGTTCAGGGAGCGGGCACCAAGTGGCAGGACTACATGAGCCGCTGTGCCTGGCTGGTGATTGATGGCTATCCGTATGAGATCGCCAGCGTGGAGTCGGAGACTGCGCTGACGCTGGCCATCGAGTACCAGGGGCCGACCGCCAGCAATAAAGGATACGCAATCAACTGGGGCGGCGTGGGCGTGTGGCTCGATCCAGGCACAGACTTTTGTCAGTATGGCAAAGAATGGAGCTTGAATGGCCGCTGTGCGTGCGCCCTGTTCGCAGCGGCGGGCGCTACCAGCCCGCGCTACACCGGGACCAGCAGGATCAAGGTATTGAGTGGCTACTTAAATGGCGAGGGGATTCCAGACAGCATCGCCGGTTATTTCGGACCCTATTCCGACACGTTCGTTTGGGATTGCGCCATGAACTCGTTTGCCTTCGGACTTGTCATTGCGAACGGACACCAGCACGACGTGCAACATGGCGATTATGAAAATGCTGGCGGGCCGGTGCCGGTCACGGGTAAGCCGTTGAGCTACGATTCCTGCCACGGCATCCTGGTCATGTCCTCCAATCACAGCGATACCTGGGGCAACCGCCTGGGTGGATATTTCAGACAGATCGGGACGGCGATGGAACTCTATGGCACGCCCGGCAAAGCGCCTGATTGGACAATCATCGGCGTGTCCACCTTCCGCTCCAACAAGGCCAAGCTGATCGTGGGCAACGCCACCAACACCGAAATTCTGCAACCGTCGCTCGCGGGCGGCGTGTAAACCACGGAGGGACTAATGCCGCTTACCAACAAGGGCGAATCAATCTTGAACTCGATGCGCGAAACTTACCCCTCGGAGGCAAAGGCCAAAGAGGTCTTCTATGCCTCAAAGAACGCACACACCATCAGTGGCGTCGACGCCATGTGCCGCGACGCCGACGAGATCGACGACGTGGGCCAGTCGGTGCTGCACGCGGTCGATGCGGAGTATCCCATGCCTGGCCAACTGCCCGGCATCCGCATCAACGAGACGGGCCAGTCGGTGCTGCACGCCATCGACGCGAACGGCGGCGGCAACTCGGGCGCGGTGATCTCGCCCACGCCGGAACTGGGCCAGAGCGCCTACCAGCGTGGCGAGGCCATCCCCGAAGCTAAGCGGGATTAGCCGTCTGCCACGTCGCGCCAACTTGCGCCATGTCGCGCCAACGAACGCCAACTTGCGCCAACGAACTCAATAACCAGGAGGTTGTCATGATCGCAGTAATTTTGATCATTCTGGTGTTAATGAATGGCATTGGGGCATGGGCATCCCCACAACCGGGTTACTACAGGCATGGATGGGGCGTGTTGGGTTTGATTTGCCTAATCCTGTTGATCATCTTGTTACTAAAGCCAGAGTTGCTCCACTGAGGGCCGCCATGACGATACAGGCTGGACACTCCGCATTCTCCGATCCACCCGCCGTGACCCATGCGGTCCAGCGCGACGAGCAGGGGCGCTTCGCCTCAGATGGCATCGGCGCGGGCAACTCCGCCTTGAGCGAACTCGCGCCCATCAATGCTCTACCCGTGCAGGTCTACGAAGCCTCGGAAAGCGAAGGCCCGCCGTTCGGCAGCGAGGCGGTGATCGAGCGCAGCGACGCGGGCCAGGCGACCAGCGAGCAGGCGGTCGAGCCGCTGATCAGCGCGGCCAAGGACGAAATGCGTCACCAGGAAGAGGGCTGGGACCCCGCCGGGTCGGCTCCGCAGCCGCTGCGACCGTGGGACGACAGCGCGGCCAAATAACACCACATTAATCATTGTCGAGTAATGTCCTGGGTTCACCGGACGAGCGCCGTGATGCGCCTGGGAGTTGCTTTCATGGATGACCAACGCAAGGTTAGCCCAAACGAAGTCCGCGCCATGCAGGCGGAACTCGACCGTATGGAGCGCGAAAGCCCCCACCATCCTGAGATCGACGCCCTGCGCAACCGGCTCCAGATTGCCTACCTCGAACTGGGCGTGCAGGAATTCGGAGGACACCATGCCGATGAATCCGGGTAACTCGGCCTTCGAGGCCATGCCGGTCGTCCACGACAACTTCACGTCGCTGGGGCCGGGCTCCATCCCGGTCACCGACGCCCGCGAGCTTCCCTTCGCGCCGGACTCCCTTCCGGCGCTCGACGCGGGCACCACCGAGGGCGCGAAGAAAGCCTGGGAGTCGCGCAGCGGCGGCGAGCCGACCACCTCCAAGGGATCGCGCAGCAAAGCCAATTCTGGCCTGGCCACCATCTCGCGCAAGTATCACAACTCGATTCCGGTACAGGAAATCAACCACGCCCTGACCTCCGCTGGCCTCCAGCCGATGGAAGGCGGAATTTTCACCGGCAAAGAGGGGCGCTCGCACGAACAGGTTGGCCCCAACACCTGGCTCTCCTTGCAGTGGCACAAGATGGAAGCCACCGGGCGCTGGGAAATCAACGCCTACGTCAGCTAACCACCACCTACATCTCTACCGGAGCGTGAGCGATGCCCAAGTATTACTCCCTCATGCTCAGCCCCCACATCTCCAAGACGCCCGAGGGCTACCTGATTTGCCGCGACGTGAACATCTGCCGCAGCGGCTTTCAGGAGTACCGGGGCAACGAGTTGAGCCGCTTCCCCGGCTACGAGCATAGCTGGAACCTGGACCCCGGCCAGACCTACAAGGTCTACCGGCCCAAGGAAGAAGTGCTCAACCCCGACACGATGGCCAGCTTCGAAGGCAAGACCGTGGTCAACGAGCACCCGGACGGCGACGCGGTCTACATCGACAACGATGGCGAACTGAATTGCGGCCACATCCAGGGCGTGCATCGCGGGCCGGACCTGCCGCCCAGCGAAGACCTGCCCGAAGGCGCAGTCACCTTGCAGGGCGACCTGCATGTCAAGGACCCGGAACTGGTCGAGAAGATTTGGCCAGCGGGCGACCCGGAGAACGGAGTCCGCGACATCAGTTGCGGCTACTCACTGAGGCTCAAGCGTCTGGCGGACGGGACGCTTGTCATGACCCACATTCGCGGGAATCACGTGGCTGTGGTCGAGAAAGGCCGCGCGGGAAGTCTGATCGCTATTCAAGATTCCGCGCCGCAAGCCAAGGCGGAAATCCTGGTTGCGATCTGCGACTCGGCACCGCCCGAAATCAAACAACAGCGGAGGAAAATCATGACCATCAAAGAATTGATTTTCGGGCGAGGGGTCAAAGCCATGATGCCAGATGCCAGCCCGGAAGAGGTCAGCGCCGTCCTCAAGGACCTGGAGGATGACAAGAACGGGCACAAGCCTGTAGCCAAGGACTCACTCACCAAACAGGACGAACTGGCCTCCGAACACCCTCACCGGGTCGCGGCTCATGCGGCGCTCGACCGCTGCATGGACGCTCGCGGGAGCGCGGACGGTATGGGCAAGGACGCCTTCGGCAAGCCTTCCCATCTGAACCAACTCAAGAAGGAACTGCTCAAGTTCATCGAGGAAGAGGAGGCTGCGGAGGAAACCAAGCCGCCCGGCGAAGAGGGCAAACCTGCGCCCGCCACCGCCGCGCCGCCGCCCGCTGCACCACCCGCCGAAGCTGCGCCGCCTGCCAAGCCAGAAGAAGAGGATGCCGCGCCGCCCGAAGAAGCCAAGCCGGAGATCGAAGAACTGGCCGAAGGCGAAGGCGCGGAGGCGGAAGCTCCGCCGGAGGAAGCCGGTACTGCGCCGCCCGAGGAAGAGAGCGAGGATCGCGGGCCGGAAGGCAACGAAGAGCCGCCGGAGGAAGGCGACGAGGAAGAGGAAGAAGCCAACGACGCCGAAGTGACCGAGAAGGGCGAGAGTGTGCTCAAGCAGGCCAACGATTCAGTGCGGGCCTACATTCGCGCCACCAAGCCGGTGATCGCCGCCATCGTGGCCAAGCCCAAGAGCAAGCGCAGCCCCAAAGAGGTCCTGATGGTGGACAGCTACAACCGGGCCGTGCGCGGGGTCAATGCGGCGGGTCCGGCCTACCGCGTGCTGGCTAAGGTCAAGGTGCCGCCCCGCATTCCGGCACTGGCCGTCGACGCCGAGAAGGCTCGCACGGAAGCCAAGGCCGAAACCGATTTGATCGCGAGTTTTTACGAAGGGGTGCCGTGGAATAAGGGCAAGGAACGCCACGACCTCTATCTCACTACGAAGGGAAAATAAACCATGCCCGCAACTGTCATTCCAGTAAAGGGACTCAAACTTGGCTTCGTTGGGAATATCAGTAATGAGGGCTATTCCCTTCGCACGCCGCGCATGGTCAAGGCCGCCGATCCGAATCCTATCGCGTTCGGTGAGACCGTGACCGTCAACTCCGACAACACCTACTCCAGCATCAAGAGTTTCGTCGCGGCGGCGGGCACGGTCCTCGCCACCACGCCGCTGGGCATTGCCGTGTCGAACGTGAACATCAACCCGGTCTACGCCACCACGGGTTCCGGCAACCTGCTCACGGGCGGCGGCAAGTACAACCAGGGCGAGATCGCCGACGTGCTGGTCAAGGGTACGGTGAATGTTTACTGCGCCAACGGTGCGCCCACCGCCAACGGCAACGTCTACATCCGGGTCGCGCTGAACGGCGCGATTCCCAACGGCGTCATCGGCGGCCTGGAAGCGGCAGCCGACGCAGCCAACTCCGTCCTGCTCACCAACCTGAAGTGGAAGACCGGGTACATCGAAGACGATGGCTCTTGCCAGGTCACCATCCTCAACCGCTTCATCCCCTAATCGCGGGCAGTAAAAGCGGGCCGCGTTCGCGGTCCGCCACTTCATTGAAGGAGAAACGAAGCAATGACTCCCAAAGAGTATCAGCAGTCGCTTGCTGCCCTGCGAAGTGGTCAGGTCTTGTCCGATGCCGCGCAAGCGGCCACGGGCCAGACATTCCTGATGGCAGAGTTGAGCAAGCTGGACCCGGTGGTACGGCTACCACTGGAGAATTACACCTACCTGCGCGACATTCCGCTGGACAAGGGCGGCGGCTGGGTAATGAACCACATCGCGCACAACGTGGATTTTCGCGGGCCACGTGATGCCGGAGCAGGCTCGCAGACCAACGACTCGCGGGTGATCGAGTACAACGTCAACCAGGACACCTGGCCGGTTTATCCCTACCAGGTCCGCATTCGGATTCCCATCGTGGAGTCCCTGCGCATGGCCCAGGTAGGGCGTTCTCCCCAGGACCTGCTCGACAAGGGCGTCCGCGTCGACTATTCGAAGACGCTCGACACCCGCACCTACCAGGGCTTCCAGGGCGGCGTCAGCGGCGGAACTAATTATTATGGGCTGATCGGCAACCCCGCCGTTACCGTGACCGCGCTGCCCAACACCGGCACCGGCTCGACCCTCACCTGGTCGACCAAGAACGCCAGCCAGATTCTGGGCGACTTCAACTTCATGGCGCTCACCATCTGGAACGCGTCCGGCAACGCGCCCGGTGCCATGCCCACGCGCTTCCTGGTGCCGCCCACGCAGTGGGTGCTGCTCACCCAGCCGATGGCTGTGGTGGGCGGACCGTCGGGCTACGCGTCCATCCTCGACTACATCGAGAAGAACTACCTCGGTGCGGCCTTCGGGGTGAAGCCGGAAATCTATCCGCTGCCGGTGTGGCTGGACAACGCCGGGCCGGGACCGAGCCAGTTGATCATCGCCTACAAGTACGACAAGGACTGCCTGTCGCTGGGCATTCCCCAGGAGATCACCCGCTTCGGCGCTCCGCCGTCCATCGTGTCGGGCTGCTTCGAGTTCCTCTACCTCGCCAACATCGGCGTGGTCAAGGTGAACCGGCCCTCCACAATAGGCGGATTCTACGGCTGCTGAGTAACACTCACTTGCCGCCCGTCATGCAAGTTCAACGGGATGGGCTAGGTCTGCGCCTGGCCCATCGAGGAGACTGCTCATGCAAATTCGAGCGCACGCCAGCGTCAATCTCTGGACCGCCGACACGGTGGCCTACCCGTTCGGCCTCGTTCACGTGGAGAAGGACACCGTCGCCACGGTGCCGGACGACGTCATCGACTATAAGGGGTACTCCCTGCTGGTACAGGCGGGCGATATAGTCGTAGTTTCGCCGCCGGGCGGCGGCCCTCCCCCGGAAGTTCCCAGCGGCGAGCCCAGCGAAACAAACCAAGTCCAGTGGGATGTCAAGGAAGCGGATACCGACATCGCGCTGGTGACCGCGCCGTCCACCGCCGTGGTGGTCGGCAGCGTGTTCCTGATCGACCTGGAATACATGACCGTCGGCGACATCTCCAACGTCGATAACCCCGGCGTGACTCGTGGGACCTATAGCTCGACCGTCACCACGCACACGGCGGGCACTCCAGTCACGATCTGGGGCGGGGTCGTACCCCCACCTACGACCAGCGCCGCCAGCGCCAGCAGCAGCAAGCATACGGTGGTGGTGGCGGCCAAGGCGGGAAAGAAATAAGCCATGTGGCCGGACATCAATGGCTTCTACGACATGATCTACGGGGCGGGCGGCGTCGACCTGGGGGCGCTGACCGTCTGGCAGTTCGGCTACGCCAGCGGGCGCGTGTTCAACAACAACCCGCCCTTCACGGCCACCGACATGATTCCGTTCGCGCCGCAGTTATTCGGTTCGCCCACCAGCGTGACGTGCACGGTCAGTGCCGGTTCGAGCACCATCCTGATCACGAATACGACCGGCCTGGCGGTAGGACAACTGGTGGTCAACCTGTCCAGTATTCCCAAGGATTCGGTGATTACCAACGTCTCGGCCAACGTCTCGATCACGATCTCGAACCTGGCGACCGCGCCGGACACCAATGTATCGGTGTTCACCGCGCCCGCCATGCCGCTGGTGGTCATGCTGTGGTTCATCTACTTCGCGATGGCCAGCGTGATGAAGGCTCGCTACGAGGAGATGTGGACCTGGGCGATGTGCTGCTTCGTGGGCCACTACTGCATGATGTGGATGCAAACCTTGCCGGTGGGCGGAACCTCGGTGCCCAGCGGCCCGGCGGGCATCGGGCAGATCGTGTCGGCGGGCCTGGCGCAAGGCATCGCCACCGCGCAGTCGGCGGGCGACGTGAGCTTCAGCAGCCAGCCGCTGGCGGGCTTTGAGGACTGGGGCAGTTGGCAGTCCACGCAATACGGGCAAATGTTTGTCACGCTGGCCAAGGCCACGTGCGCGGGGCCGATATGGGTACAGTGACGGATCAGTGGATGGTGGCGCGGCGGGACGGGCGGGAGTTGGAGGAGTACCACCGGTTCTACGACTCGGAGGAGCAGGCGCAGGCTGCCCGGCCCAACAATGATTATTTGGTCGAGCCGGTCACCGTGGTGCGCTACCAGTTGAGCGAGGAGCCGCCGTGGCCCAACACCTGACCGGGCCGTCCAAGAACTGGTATTCCCAGCCGCCCATCGTCAGCACCCGGACCAGCAGCGCCCTGCAAATCGGACGGGCCATCCAGCAGGCCAGCCGCATGGCCGTCTACGTGGGCATCCCGGCGACCTCGGATGCGGAGCGGATCAGCCAGTTGCTGGCGCTGGCGGGCAAGATCACCAGCAAGAGCAAACGCTCCAGCAAGCGCCGCGACCGCATCCGCAAACTGGCCAGCGACACCAAGGTCAATAACGCCGAACTGCTCTACATCCACAGCAAGGGCTCGCCGCTGAGGAAGATTCCGGCGCGGCCCGTGCTCGAACCGGCCATCGCCGCGTCGGGCAACCGGGAAGCCATCGCGGCGGAACTGGCGGCGGCTCTCAAGGCGGCTATCGAGCAGAACACGGTCGAGGCCGTGCGGCGCATGAAACGTGCAGGCGTGGCGGGGCAGAATGCGGCGCGCGGCTGGTTCACCGACTCGCGCAACAACTGGCAGGCCAACGCGCCCTCGACCATCCGCCAAAAAGGCAGCGAGCGGCCCCTGATCGACACGGGAGCCATGCGCCAGGCGATCACTTACGTGCTCGATGTGACCTCGCTCAAGGACATCAAGAAGGAAAAGGAAGAAGAGAGGAAAAAGAAGAAGGAGCAGCCGGTCAAGGAAGAGAAGCCGGACACCAAGCCGCTGGGCAAACTGAGCGAGCAGCCTGTGGGGCTGGTCGAGAATGCGGCAGGCATCGCTGCCCAGCAGGCAGGCGAAGCTGTCCAGGGCACCGGAGAAGTGTTCGGAGAGGCGGCGGAAGGTATCGGCGCAGCCGTGGAAGGCGCAATCGCAACGGTGGAGGGCGCACTGGGGGCTCTCGGCGAAGGCGCACTCGGCTTGTTGGCGTTGTGAAGGGCGGCGGACGATGGGACGAATCAACCTGTCGCGCGTAGTCTCCAACCCGATGATGGCCGAGAACTATACCATCCGGCGCTCGGTGGGTTCGTTTGTGCTGGGCGGCTGGCAGAAGTCGTGGAGTGTGGTTGCAGGCTACGGCGTGATCTCCAACGCCTCGGATGAGGACCTGGAGATGATTCCCGAGGGCGACCGCGTAACCGGCGCAATCGTGGTGCATTCGGTCGACCGGATTTACATCACGTCGTCCGAGGTCGAGGGCGGTGGCTACAGCGAGCAGCCGTTCAGCACCAGCGGCTACGGCGGCGGCGAGGTCATGGAGTACATCAGCGACCAGGTGGTGTGGAACAACCAGACCTACCGCATCCTGCATGTCGGCCCCTACCCCAACCGTGGCTACTGGAAGGGGATCGCGGTCAAGATGCGCGGTCACTAAGGAGCACCGTCATGAGCGTGATCACTTACCCCGACGGGAGCACGCTAACCTCGACCGCGCTCACCAAGAATCAGATTGAGACTTTGCTTCAGGTGCTCACTTGCCAACTGCTGGGTATCGTGGCGATGCCGTGGACCGTGAGTTTCGTCGTGACCGCCGGAGAGGCGGTTGGCACCACGGCCAGCTTGACCAATCTTTATGCCGGGCAAGTGATCAGTTGCCCCGGTCTGCCGCCGGGCACGCGGTTAAACTCGGTCGAGCCCATCAACCGCCAACTCTACTTCAGCAATCCCGCGACCGCGACCGGGAACCAGTACGGCACGGTGGTCGATCCGCTGGCGTTCTCCAAGGTGCGGATCGGCTGGCAACAGCAAGGGCAAGCGGGTTGGGGAGTGAACGACGACATCGCCTTTGTGCGCTGTACTCCAGTCGACGCCGACTACTCTCGCGGGCGCGATGGCGACACTATCGATACGCCCGAGGGAACCAAGATTCTGCAAAGCGACAACTACACCCGTCAATGGCGGACTGCCTGGTGCTTCTATGGGCCGAACAGCATCGACTCCGCCCGCGCGGTGCGGGCCGCGCTGGGCCGGGCGAGCTTCGCCGATACGGCGCTCGCCGCGATGGGCCTGTATGTCAACCCTTCCATCGCCGAGATCACGCGCGTGCCGGAAATGTTTCAGGGCCAGTGGTGGGAGCGCGTCGACCTGGCGGCGATCTTCAATGAGGACATCCGCGAAACGGTGGAAGTGAATGCGGTGGCCTCGGTCGAAGTGTTCGGCTTCATCCGCCAAGGCCAGTTTACTGACGTCACGGTGACGGCGGCTACGGCGGCGGCGCACAAGGACGACGGTACATTTTCTTAACCAGAATTCACACACCGAAGGAGCAAGGCCATGTCTACCAACCCGCAGCCGCTCTCGATCATTGCGGATGTTATCGTCGTCGTCTCCTCCCCGCAGGTCAATGGCCCGCCCTTCAACCAGGGACTGTTCATCGGGTCTACGCCAGGCACCATCCCGAGCTACGGCGTCAACCCGCGCGTGCGCCAGTACCTGGCCGCGACCTTCAGCGATGAAATGCAGGGGGACGGTTATGCGGACGATGACCCGGAGTTCCTCTGCGCCCAGTTGTACTTCTCTCAGTCGCCCGCGCCGCAGGCGGTGTGGATCGGGTGTCAGGACGCCACGGCGATCAAGACTGCCGTGCCGACGCCAGCCAACCTGGGCACCGGCTACGTGCTGGGCGACATCATCGGGGTGACGCAAACTAGCGCCAGCTTTGGGCAGTTACGCGTCAGCCAGGTGGGCACTAATGGATCGGTGACGGGCCTGGCCACCATCGCCGGGCAGCAAGGCACACACTACGCGATTGGCACGGGGCTCGCCACGACCGGCGGCAGCGGCGTGGGCCTGAAGGTGGATGTTACGGCTGTAGGTGAATCGCCGCTCAGTGCATTACAAGCCTGCCGCCTGGCCAGTGGAGCCTGGTACTGCTGCATGTTTGCGGAACCCATGACCTCGGCGGATGTCGAAGCCGTGTCGGCCTGGGTGCAAAGCCAGGTCGGCACCTTCTTCTTCCACACCACCCAAGACTCCGACTCGCTCAACGGCATCCGGCCCAACCTGCTGACCACGCTGTTCGGAGCCAACAGCCGCCGGACCTGGGTGCAGTGGGCCAGTACGCAGAATAATGTTTATCCCAGCCAGATTTACTTCACTGCCGCCGTGATGGGCTGCGCGATGGCCGCTAACACGCAACTGGCGGGCTCCTCGTACACCATGAAGTTTTCGGCGGGCGTGCCGTTGATTGGCGTCTATACCGAGCCGCTGACCCACACCCAGATTCAGAACATCGAGGGTATCGACACCGACCAGGGACCGAACGGCAACCTGTACATCAACTACGCCAACTCTTATCAGATTCTGGAGCAGGGCACCTGCTCGGCTCCCGGCCAGTTCTTCGACGAGATACTGGGGCTCGACGTGCTGGCTTCGAATATCCAATACAACGTGCTCAACGTGCTGACGTCGAAGCCCAAGGTTCCGCAGACCGAGCCTGGCCAGGCGCAACTCGAACAGGCGGTGGAAGCGGCAGTCGCGCAGTCCGCCTCGACCGGCTTCATCGGGCCAGGTATCTGGAACGGCACGCAGGTGCTCAAGCTCACACCGGGCACGGCGCTGCCGCTGGGCTACATGGTGCAGTCGGATCGCTATGCCAACCAAAACGCCGCCGACCGGCAGCTTCGCAAGGCCATGCCCATCTACGTGACGGTGATCCTGGCCGGGGCCGTCCACTTCGTGACCATAGCGGTATTAGTACAGCGTTGACCTACTCGAATCTCCGAAAGGGGCATGACCTATGAGCACTTACGCGTTCAAGAATATCGTGGGCTCCTTCTCGCACCCGGACTTGGGCGTCTACCCCTTCGCCGGTCAACAGGGAGTCAAGACCATCACCATTGTCAACACGGTGGATCGCGGCGTGCTCGACGTGGCCTCCGACGGCGGAATCATGATCAGCTACGTGGCGGGCGCGAACGGGTCGGCGGACATCGAGATGCAGCAGCAGTCCACCCTGCACATCTTCCTGACCAACTGGGCCAACTTCGTGTTTACGATGGCCGAAACCGGCGACCTGTTCAACTTTGCGGCGGCGGCGCTCAAGATCAAGGACCTGCTGACCGGCGAACAGAAGGTGCTGACCGGCGTGTTCCCGCTCAAGATTCCCGACGTGCCCTACGGCAACGTGGGTGGCAACGTCACCTGGCGGATGTTGGCGGCCAACGTTACCAACCAGTAGCCGGTGCCTATGCTAACGACCACTACTCGCCTCTACGTCGCGTCGCGTGGGCAGCGCCGCCCCCCGGTGGACCCTGGTGCCAGGGTGGTGGGAGTGGCGATACTGTTGGCACTGGCCGAACTCGTGCTCGCGGTCGGCATCTATCTGCTAGCGAGACACTTTTCGTGAAGCATAAACTCAAGGAGAATTCATGCCCAAGCAAACCCTGGAACCGCTCAACCTGGGCTCCATTGCGCGAGGCGCGGCCCTGGAGTTGTTTACCCTCGAACTGGCTCGCGTAGCCGCCAACATCAACGACCGCTCTACGTCGCCGACCGCGACCCGCGAGATTGTGCTGCGCTTCAAGTTCAAGCCTGACGACGAGCGGCGCAGTATCGAAGTGACCACATCGGCGTCCAGCCGCATCGCGCCGGTCGATAACCACCAGAGCCGGGTCTACCTGGGCCGCGACGAGGCGGGCAACGCCTACGTGTTCGATACCGATCCGCGCCAGGAGATGCTGTTCGAGCCGCCCGTGCCCAGCGAGAACGTCATATCCTTCAAACAGTAAGGAGGATGGGAATGCTCAAGGAAGCCATTCAGGAACTGGTGCAACTGGCCAGGCAGAATCAGGAACTGCCGACTATCCAGGCGCTCAACCTGGAGTTTGACGGCGAGTCGGCGGAGTATGAAGCGGAGATCGAGCCGACTGCGCACGGGCGCAAGCTGGGCAAGATCATCCAGCCCTTCCGGCCCGCCCGGCTCGAAGTGAGCACCATCACCGGCTTCCTCGATGCCATCGAGGCGGGTGTGGTGGGCGAACTGAACACGCGCCTGGTGCACGTCGAGGACTACCTGACCGTGTCGGTCAAGACGGTGGCCTGCGACCAGTATGGCGTGCGCAACACCTTGCTAGTGGCCAAGCACCACCCCATCGACGCGTTCACGTTCGACCAATACTACACCGACCCGGCGCGGTTCATCATCGCCCTGCAAGTCGCCTTCCTGCCCACCGAGGAGTTGCTCTATCTGATCAAGATCGCCTCCAACCTCAAGGCGGGCAAGTCGCTGCACGTGCAGGATGACGGATTCTCGCAGTCGATCACCGTGAAGACCGGCGAGGTCCAAGCCGCCGAGGTCAAGATACCGCCGCGCATCAAGCTGGTGCCGCTGCGCAGCTTCCCCGAAGTGGCTCCGGTGACCGGCGAGTTCCTGATCCGCTTCAAGCAGACCAGCGAGGAGACGCCCGCCATCGCGTTGTTCAATGTGGACGGCTCGAAGTGGCAGGGCGAGACCATGCGGGCCATCAAGGCGTACCTGGACGAGCGCCTGACCGACATCAAAGCGATCCTGGCCTGAGTTTGAACCAACGGGGCGGCCTGGCTGGCTGTCCCGTTCTTTTTCGGAAGGTGCCTGTGGAACTGCGCGTTAGCTATCAGGATGTCACCATCGAGGACCACGTGTTCCGGCTGCGCAAGATGGACGCGCGGACCGGCACCTGGCTCTACTCGTTGCTGTCGGCCAAGGCCAGCCCGACCGGCGAGCCGGTCACGCTGATGCAGCTAATCTCCGCCTTTCACTTGTCCAGCAAGGACGAGTACGGGCTGATCCAGCAGGAAGTGCTCAAGCGCACCTACCTGCTGGAAGACCTGGAGGGCAAGCAGTTCGAGTCGGCCATTGTCGCGCCCAACGGCACGGGCTTCTCGTTCGACTTCCTGACCTACGACACGGGAGCCATCTTCCAGTTGACCGACCTGGGGGTAATCTACAACGTCTCCCCTTTTTTTCCCGACCGCGCATCGAGTTCGCCGCCGCCGCCGAACCCCACTGGGAGCCGGTAGACTACCGCACGCTCAACGCCACGCTGATGCGCCCGGTCGCGGCGGGCATGTGGAAGCTGCGCGAAAGCTTCGACGGCACCTACACGGTCGATGACCTGCTGGACATCTGCGAAGTGATGGACCTGCAAATCGAGAACCGCGCCCGCCAGGAGCAGTGGCTGGACCGGCAAAGAAAATAATCATTGTTGGGGTGACTCGATGGCCAGTGCAGCCGGGGCGGGCATGAACGTAATCGAGTCCTACCTGGTCAAGCTGGGCTCCAGCATCGACGTGGGCTCGTTCAACAAGTTCCAGAGCACGCTCACCCAGGCCAACAACCAGGTGGCCTCGATGACCTCGGGGGCGGTCAAGGACTTCATTAAGCTGGAAGGCGCGATCCTGGGCACCTTCACGGCCATCGGCGGCGGCCTGATCACGATGGCCGACCACGCGGCGATGGCCGACCAGAGTTACCGGCTGCTGGGTATGCGGATGCTGATGTCCAAGGACGCAGCCCGCTCCATGCAGATGGCGCTCGACACGCTGGGCATCACGCTCGACGAAGCCACCTACGACGAGGAATCCAACAAACGCTTCATCGACCTGATGGAGCGCAACCGCAAGATGGGCGAGGCGCTCGGCCCGCTGTTCGACAAGGACATGCGCGGCATCCGCGACATCCGCACGGAGATCAAGCAGTTCGGCACCGAGTTGGACTTCCTGATGTACGGCACGGTGGACAAGCTCTACCAGAAGCTGGGCTTCGGCAGCGGCGACGCGCTGGCCGACATCAAGCGACTGAGCAACCAGTTCGCCGACGACATTCCCATGTGGGCGGACAAGATGTCCACCGTGCTGATGCCCGTCTGGACCGACTTCACCAAGATCATGTATGGCCTGAAGGATGATGCGTCTTCGGCGGGACTGGCCTTCACCAACATCGTGGGCACGCTGACCGGCGACCAGAGCATCAAGGGCACCACGTTCGACGTAGAGAAGCTGGGCAAGGCGCTCGACCACGTGGCCGATGGGTTGACCAACGTCACCGTGCTGAGCGAGAAGGCGTTCAAGTGGGTGGTCGATAAACTGCCGGGGGCGGTCGACAAGACCAAGGGCTTCCTCGACAAGCTGTACGCCAGCCAGTTCGGCGGCGAACAACTGGTCACTCCCGGTCAAGTATGGGACGCCACCAAGGGAGCCAGCAAGTCAGTCTTTAACTGGAGTAAGCGCACGAATTGGAAGGACTACTTCAACCCGTTCTACGCCGGGCCTACGGGCACCAACATGGGCGGCCCTTCGCTGCCGCAGCTTGACCTGAACAGCATAACGACCAGTGGCGACCTGTTGCCGCTGATCCGGCAGAGTCAGGCCGGGGGCGGAGGCACCGCCGCGACGTCAATCGACTTTCATGGACTGCTGAGCAAGAAAGCAGTCGACAAGCAAACGCTGTCCGACATGATCAACAAGGCGGCCCAGGAAACCGGGCTCGATCCCCGGCTGATCGCGGCGGTGATGACCGTCGAGAGCCACGGCGACCCCGGCATCGTCAACCCGGATAGCGGGGCGACCGGCTTGATGCAACTCATGCCCGGCACCGCCAAACGCTATGGCGTGGCGGACATGACCGACCCGTGGTCGAACCTCGAAGCCGGGTCTAAGGAACTGGCTCGCTTCATCAATCTCAACCAGGGCGACCTCGGCAAAGGATTGGGCGGCTTCGGCGGCTTCGTGACCAAGGACCCGGAGGGCTATATCGCCAAGGTGGTCGACGCCTACCGCCAGGAGGGCGGCGGCGAAATGGAGAAGCAGGTCAACATCCAGAACTTCACCATCCAAATGCCACCCGGCTCGCCCGACCAAAATGTGCAGTTCGTCCAAGACGTGCTCAAGAAGCTGCAACGCGACAGCGTGGTGCGGCTGGGGCAGGCGATGGGAGGTCCGTTCGGATAAACTTATGGCCACCGGAATCATTGTTCCCAACCTGCTCGAACTGGCGTACAGCATCTCTACTCCCATCCTGGTTAACCGGCTGAGCGCCTCCACGCGAGCCGAAATCCAGCGGTACGACTGGAGCAACCTGGCTACGCCTGGGCCTTGGAAGCCGCCGCAATGGTCGCAACCCGCCTTGACTGTTATCAGCCTGCCGCAAACGCCCGAGCAGATCGCGCAGACCCAGCAGGCCATCGAGATCGCGGGCGATGATACCCTGGCGGCCAACACGCTGGCGGCGGCCAAGAATAATTATGTGTTCGACGCGGTGATCCGGGCCAGCCACCGCCGCGTGCTGAAGAAGACTCAGCACCCGGTCCTGAGCGGAGCCAACATCTCCGACCACGCCTACATGGAGCCCGCGCGGCTCACGCTGGAGATCGGCATGAGCGACGTGATGGCGTCCTTCGTGACCGGCCACGAACGCTGGACCGGCTGGGGCACCAAGAGCGTGTCGGCCTGGCGGATCATGAAGCAGTGGATGATCAACCGCACGCTGCTGACGGTGCAGACGCGGCTCGACACCTACTACAACATGCTGATCGAGGATTGCTCCACGCAGGACGACAACCGGACCCTGCACGGCCTGCGGGCCACGGTGGTGTTCGGCGAATTGATTGCGGCTACCGCCGAATCGCAAAGCATCGTGAGCGCCCGGCCCCAGACCAGCGATGACAGCCCGGCGGGCGCGATCCAGGGCACGCCGATCAGCCCAGACCAGCTTTCGCAGCACATGATTCCCTCGCTGGCTTATCCCGCTGCGATGCCCAATCCGTTCGTGCCCGGCGCGGGTGACGTGAGCAGCATCAACCTCAGTGCTCTACCGGTAGGCGGCAGATGAGCCTTCAGGCCGTGTCGGTGTCGAATGCGCCACGTCAATCCTTCAAGGCGCTACTCCTGGTGGATAACCGGGCGCTCACGCTCAACCTGGCCATCACCTACAACGAGATGGCGGGTTACTGGGTGCTGAGAATTTCCGACGTGAACAACCAGGTGTTGGTGGATTCCATCCCCATGCTGACCGGCGAGTATCCGGCAGCCAACCTGCTCGAACAACACCAGTACCTGGGCATCGGCAGCGCCTACCTGGTCGACATCTCCAACATCAGCTTGAGCACGCCAGTCGCTTCCATAGGCTATGGCGAGGGCGGCTATGGCCTGGGAGGTTACGGCGGCACGGGACTCAAAGAGGGCGGCATCGTCTATCCCAACCAGAGCAACCTGGGCACCGACTTCCACTTGTGGTGGGGGGATACGCCATGAACCGCTCGACCACGCCCTTCTTTGGCCGGTCCTACAAGCTGACCGTCTTTCCGGCCACCGATCCAGACAACCAGATCGTGATCTCGGGCGACGAGTGGGAGCCGGACGCGCTGCGCTTCAGTTTCGAAATCGAGCAAGTGGCTTATGCGAAGGGAGGTTCCTTCTGGTACGCGGAGATCGACATCTACAACTGCGACGGCACCATCGCCTATGGTCCTTCGGCGGGCAAGACGCTGATTGCCGACCTGCTGACCGAGAATTCGAAGGTGCGGGTGCAGGCGGGCTACCAGGCAGACGGCGAGCCCATCGCCATCTGGGAGGGCATTCTCTACCAGGCGCTTTGGGAGCGGGTGAATGTTACGGACTTCAAGCTGACCCTGCGCTGCACGATGGCTCGCGGCCTGCCGAACTTCGTCAAAGCCAACATAGACCCGTACAAGACGTTAGCCGAGCAGGTAAAGAAAATCGCGGAAAGCTCCATCACGCCCATCGGCGTGACCGACTCGCAATTGCATGTGTTGGGTGGCCCCAGGCTGGCGCGAAGCAAGACGGTCTATGGGAACCCCAACCGTTATTTGTCGCAGGTGGCGGCCTCCGCCCAGGTGCCCAATTGGTTTACGGCGGACAACTTTTCGCTGGCCTCGCTCCAGGGCGGCGCTCAACTGTATTACGCCCCGCCTGTATTGGGTGGCCCCGCGCCGACTCGCGAGGCGGATGGCATCACCCGTTCGCTGATCGGCAGCCCGCAGCAGACCATGCAGGGTATCCAGTTTCGGGTGCTCTTGGACTCGCGCTTGCAGATCATTTCGCCGCTGCCGGTTGTGTCGGTCGACCGGCGCTACATTCGCCAGCAGGCCATCAAGCCGCCGGTCAGCGGCTTCATGCCGCGCAAGCTGGACAACCAGGATTCCTACTACCTGGTGGGCGTGCGCCACGTGGGCGACACGCGCGGCAACGCGTGGTATTCGGAGGCGACCTGCTGGTCGCTGATCACCGACGTCAAGCAATTGTTCTTGGGCACACCCAGCCCGGATATTGGCGAGGGAATGTGAAATGCCGATTTCCATCCCCGACCGCTTTGGCGTACCCAGCGAACCCTTCGAAGTGGCCCTTTGGCAGTGGTCCTGTATGCTGCGCTGCGCCATTCCGGCCCAGGTGGTGTCCTTCGACCCGGTCAAGCTGACCTGCGAAGTTCAGGTCATGATTCAGGAACTGGTTCGGCTGCCGCGCAAGTCGAACGATCCCAGCCCCAATCCTGGCAACACGCAGAACCTGGCCGACTGGGATACCATCCCCAACCTGCGCGACGTGCCGGTGGTGATGATGCACGCGGGCGGCTGGTCGCTCACCTTCCCGGTTGAGGCGGGCGACGAATGCCTGCTGATCTTCGCCGACGCCTGCATCGACGGTTGGTGGGAGTCGGGCAACCTGTCGGCGCAGTACGACCGCCGCCGCCACGATCTGTCGGACGCCTTCGCCCTGTTCGGCCCCTGGTCGCAGAAGCCGAGCACCCGGCTGTACAACTACTCGACCGGCTCGATGCAGCTTCGCTCGGATGATCAGAGCGTCGTGATCGACCTGGCACCCGGCGCAATCGACATTGCCGCGCCGGTCGTCACCATTACGGCGGGCACCGTGACCCTCACCGGAGCGTCGGCGATCCACCTGGCTGGTCCGGTCACCGTGGAGGGCTCGTTGAGCGCGACCGGCGGCATCGACGTCACTGGCACGATGACGGTCACGGGCGACATCGAGTCCATCGGCAACATTCACACCACGGGCAACATCGTGGCCGAGGGCACCATCGTGGCGGGCAGCCCCACCTTCGCGGCTACCAGGGCGGGCCAGCAGCCGGGCATGGTGGCGGCGGAACACAGCATGGTCACGCTGGGCGACATCACCGCCGAGGGCAACATCGCCGCGACCGGCAGCCTGGCGGCGGGCACCACCATCTACGCCGCCGACGACATAAGCTCGGGGACCCACGTGCGGGCGTTGGGCGACGTGACCAGTGCCGGTCGAACGATTTCGCTGACCGATCACATCCACAGCACGCCTCCAAATGACAAGCCCACCAGCCCACCGATCCCGCTGGTGACTGCCACGCAGCCAGCCCCGGAGCCGCCGCCAGCCGAGCCGAAGGAATAAAGATTATATGGCCAGTCCGACCATCACCGTGCGGGCGCTGGACGCCAACTGGGAGCCGCTCCAGGGCAACGGGCAGAAGAACTTTCTCTCCGACACTGAGGCGGTGGCGCAGATCATTGCCCAGCGCCTGAAGCTGTTCCAGGGCGAGTGGTGGGAGAACCTGCTCGACGGCCTGCCCATGTTCCAGAAGATTCTGGGCGCGGGCGGCTCGCAGCGCGGCCTCCAGGTGATCGTCGAGTTGATCTCGCAGCGCATCACCGGCACGGTCTACGTCACCGGCATCAGTGCGATCTCCGCGACCTACCAGAACCGGCGCTTCGCTTTCAGCGCTACGGTCGAAACCCAGTTCGGCACCGTCTTCCTGGGCACCACGCCACCAGCTTAAAGGTCGGGGGAATCCATGACTTATGCGCCGCCCGCCGTCACCGCTGCCGGGCTGACTATCCCCAGTTACAACGACATCCTCGCGTCCTTGATGCAGAGCTACCAGGCCATCTACGGCCAGAGCGTCTACCTGGGCATCGACTCGGCGGACTACCAGAACATCTCCGTGCTCGCGCTCAAGCTGGCCGACAATTGCAGCCTTTGCCAGTTGGACTACAACAGCCGGTCGCCCTTGACCGCCATCGGCGCGGCGCTCGACAGTGTGGTTAAGCTGAACGGCCTGGTGCGGAAACCAGCTTCCAAGTCGACCGTGCTGCTCACCTTGACTGGCACGGCGGGTACGATCATCAACAACGGGGTGGTCGCGGACAGTAACGGGGTGTACTGGTCCTTGCCCACCACGGTCGTGCTTGGCTCGGGCGGGCTGGTCAGCGTGACGGCGGTCTGTCAGCAAACCGGCCCAATCAGCGCCGACGCCGGGACGGTCACCCAGCCGGTGGGCGGGTTTACCTCGGGCTGGACGGGAGTCTCGAATCCCGATCCGGCGGCACCAGGCACGCCGGTCGAGAACGATGCCCAGCTTCGCGCCCGGCAGTCGCTCTCGGTCGCCATGCCGTCCTCCACGCGGCTGGCGGGCACCATCGCGGGCATTGCGGCGGTCGCGGGCGTAACCCGCTACAACGTGCTCGAAAACCAGGGCAGCGTGACCGACAGCTACGGCAACCTGGGCCACTCCCTCACGGCGGTGGTCGAGGGCGGGACCGAGATCGACATTGCCACGGCTATCTACGACAATCGCGGCATCGGCTGCAACACGCAGGGCGCGACGGCGGTCGCGATGGTGATCACGCCGGTCACCGACAGCAATACGGGTGTGATCACCGACATCGGGTTCGTGCGCCGCGTGTCCAGGCAGGTCTACGTGTCCATCGGCATTCATGACCTGACCGGCACGGGCGCAGGCGTGACGGACGCGGTCAAGACGGCGATCAGTCAGGCGTTGGCCGCGCCCATCGCGCCCGGTCCGCCGGGCTACCTGAATGCCTTGCAGATTGGCGAGATGGTCACGCAGAGCGCCCTCTATGGGGTGGCCATGTCGGTGGTTCCCAACCTGGCCAACCCGCCGTTCTCGATCCGGTCGCTGACGCTGGGTTTCGCCGCCACACCGAGCGGCACCACCGACCTGGTGCTGCAATTCTGGGAAGTGGCGGCCAGCGATCCGGCCAAGGTGATCGTGAGCACGGTATGAGCACTCCGGTTCAAGTCCTGCCCCTGAGTTATTACGTCGGGCTCTTGACCAGCGAGTACCGGCAATCGGAGAAGCTGAACCTCTGGCTGCTGGCCGTACTCAGCATCGCCAGCGACATTAGCAACTGCCTGTCGTTGATGGCCTATGCGTTCGACCTCGATTACGCGGTCGGCGTGCAACTGGACACGCTGGGCGTGATCGTGGGCGTCTCGCGGACCGTGCCCTTCATGCCCAGTGGCGGCGGCGGCCAGGTGCTGGACGACGACACCTACCGGCTGCTGATCAAGGCCACGATTGCCAACAACCAGTGGGACGGCAAGATCGGCAGCCTGTACCCGATCTGGAAGAGCCTGTTTGCGGGCGGCACGATCAGCATCCTCGACCACCAGGACATGACCGTGGACGTGGTGCTGACGGGCAGCTTTACCTCCATCATTCAAGACCTGATCGTGCACGGGATGATCGTGCCCAAGCCGCAAGCGGTCGGCTACACCTACGACTTCGGCGGCCTGCCCTTCTTCGGGTTTGATCGCAACGATGCGTACATAGCAGGATTTGACACGGGCAAGTGGTCGTAACACAAGAGAGGAACAATGCCAACGACGAATTTCCTGCCGTGGGATCAGGCAATGACGAACACGAAGACGGACGCGGCCTATTCGAGCGATCCGCAGCGGGCCAACGGCGGAGCCGTGGGCGCGGCCTTTCCCTCCTCCACGTTCAACAAGTTCGGGCTGCAAGCCAGCGGCATGGCCTACGCGCTGGCGCAGTTCCTGGTCTCCAAGGGCTACAACATCAACGACAACAACCTGCCTGCCATCGTGTCCGCGCTGCAAGCCTTGTTCGCCAACGTGCCGGGCCGCCAGGCTATGCAGGCCATGACTTACTCGCCGTCGCTGGTCTGCGATGCCTCGCTCTACAACGGCTTCCAGATTCCGCTGCCAGGAAATGTTACGGCGCTCACGGTCACCAACCGCAGCGCGGGCCAGCAACTCACCTTCCAATTCATTCAGCAATCGGGCGGCGGGCATACCGTCACTTGGCCGAGTTACTTCTTTGGAGCGGCGCAGCCCGACCCGACCGATGGTGCCGTTTCGGTCATCACCTGGCAGACCGGTAGTGACCTAACCGGAAAGATCGCGACGCCACCCATGTCGGCGGACGGCTTGACGGGTGTAACCATCGGCGCAGCCAATCCGCAGAGCGCCGTGTTTACCACGGCGACCGTCAACGGACCACTGAATACAGCCTCGCTGTCGGTGTCAGGCGCGGCGACCATAGCGAGTTTGATCGTCAACCTCACGACGGCCTTGAATAGTCTCTCGGTCTCGGGCACGGCCACGGTGGCGGGTTTGGTCGCCAACATCTTTGCCCAGGTCCCGAACGTGGCTTTCACCGACAACAGCAACAACGCAATCAGCACCGTCTGGGCCAAGACGGGCTTGGCCTCGTCGCTGGCCGCCAACGGCTATATCAAGCTGCCGTCGTGGATGGGCGGCCTGATCATCGAGTGGGGCCGGGCCAGCAGCGGCACAAACTCGGTCTCGCCGGTCTTCTCGCCCGGCTTTACCAACCTGTTCGTGGTGCTGCCCATCTCGGCTCCGGCGATCCGTGACAGCGTCTACGTGACGGCCTTCAACAACGCCAACTTCACCTGCGGCACCGCCGGAAGCACGATCAGCATTCACTGGGTGGCTATCGGCAACTAATCAACTTCCAACCAACCTGAAAGGAACGTGCAATGCCTCTTGCATACATCAAATTCGTCGATCAACATGGCCATCCCATTGATCCCGGCTTCGGAAACGAAGGTCTCGAACCCGGTCATCCCGACAACGGCCTGCCGCCCGATCCTGCTTACCCCAGCGGCGGACCGATCTACGGCGGCGGGCGTCCCGACAATGGCCTGCCTTGGGCCCCCCTGCGCCCAGATGGCAGTCCCATCCTGCCGCCCCGCCCTTGGCCGCCGCTGCCCTGGCCGCCCAAGGACTTTCCTCCTGGTCCCACCGACCCTGACTGGGGTGTCGGCGGCGGTCCGCCCACTCATCCCACCCTGCCCATCTACTTGCCGCCCGATCAGATCGACAACGGCCTGCCGCCCGTGGGCGAAACCAAGCCTCCCACAAACCCGCCGCCGGGAACCATCTGGCCGCCTATTGCAGGGCTGCCCTCGGGCAAGTGCGCCCTGCTGGCGTGGTTCTACCGTTTGGGCTGGCGCTACGTGGTGGTGGATACTTCGCTGACGCCGGGCTATCCGCTTCCGCCTCCGGGTGGAGGCACGCAGCCCGAGCCTCCTCCGGGTCACCCTCCGACCAGCGAAGCTGGCTACATCACTGCGGCTCTGGGTGCGACGACAATGGATTCGACAGTAGTCTTGGGCGTTCCCTCGACCACGGCGGTCCTCGGAACGGTACTCCAAATCGACAGCGAGTACATGACCGTGTCCAACGTCAACGACCCGCAGAGACTCCAGGTCGCCAGAGCTACCTACGGATCGACCCTCGCAGCGCACGCGGTCAATTCGTATGTGTCGTTCTTGGTCGATAAGCCGGTAGGGTAGGGAAGGGAAGTAATTATTATTGGCACCAACAAGAAACCCGCCTGCGGGCGGGTTTCTTGGAGGCTGCGAATGGGGAATGGAGGCAACGGCTATAGCCCTCAGTAGACACCCAACCGCTGGGCGGCGCAAGCCTATTCTGATAGCCTTTTCAAGTCGAGGCCCGTCATGGAATTAGCACCCCACCCGGCGAACGAGTTACCGCACTGTCCGGCCTGCCAGCAGATTTGCGACGGCATCACGCCCCTCGAACCGGGAGCGGTGCCCAGTGTGGGCGACTGGTCGCTCTGCATGTACTGCGGCGCGATCCTGCGGGTGGGCGAGCCGGGCCGCGTGGTCGAGGCGGAAGAAGGCGGCCACCTGCGCCTGGTCGGCATCCGGTTTCGGCTGGCCCGCGTACCGGAGTTGAGCGAGTTGCACCAGCAGCAGCCGCGCGAGTACGGGATGCTGATGGAAGGGAAGCGGTTCGTGGCCAACCGTCAGCGGGCGGGGAACTATTATCGGACAAGGCCGCGCACAAGGCGCAGATTCTAAATAACTTGAGCTAGGTAACATAACACTTCTTATCAGACTTTCGATGGAGGCAAGCGGTGTACGAGCACTTCAACGAGGAGTCCGTGGATGAGTTGAAAATGCGCGGCATCATTTACGAGTTCATGTTGTGGTTCGGTGGCAGTGGTCATCCGCAGCCTAACCACCCCGAGGCGCTGAATAACCTGATTCGCAGCTATATTCTGGTTCGTCGCCAACGAAATGGTTGATATGAAGATGTTTCGTTGTGGAATGTGCGGAGGCACGTTTGAACAGTTGCGAACCGACGAGGAAGCTGAGGAAGAGGCGCGGCGATTATACGGTGTGGATAAAGCCAGCACCGATCCTGATATGGGCGTGGTGTGTCACGACTGCTGGCTCAAGCTGGAGCCGCTGACGAGGGCGCACTAGATATTCAGCCTTTCCTGCGCCGCACCTTCTTCTGCGGCGGGTTGATCACCGTCGAAAGCAGAGTTCCTCGTTGACGGTGTGCAACAAATCCCAGATTTCCCTCATCGCCTTACCGCCAAACTTGCAGCATGGATCGTAGACACCATTACCGAATGCAAGTGAATATGCTTTCGATAGAGCCGTCAGCGCGGCTTGACTGACGATGGTCGTCTTGGGCACGTACTCCACGCCGTCAATGATGACGATGTTCATCGTTCTCTCCTGAGAAACACAATGCCAGCCAAGAAACCCACGACCTGTCCGGCCTGGATTCCCTGCCCGTGCTGCGAGGACTTCCTCTGCACCATTCATGGTAGCCACGTCCACGACTGCGACTGCCCGGCCATCGAGGAGTGGGAGGTGGACCCCTACACCACGGGTGGCCAGCCTAGCGTGATCGTGCCAGCTTGACGGGAGCCGCGACGGAAACAGGAGGCTTGGAAGGCACTCGATCAGTGAGGCGCTCGCGTTCCCAGGCCCGCAACAGGGCTAGGTGATTCAAGCTGCAACAACGGACCGGCCCGTCGATGATCTGGCGCGTCCTCCAAGGAAACAGTTGCTTGCACCACTCGCAGCGCAGAATGAAGATGGGCGGTTTCTTGGCCCTCATAGGAGCCTCCCATAATAATTATGCGGCCCGGTTCGTTGGGCTGGGTAGCGGCGTCAGTTCCGCTTCGGATTTCCCGGCCTGGCGCTCCGCGCTGCGGGTCGCGTAAATCTTCTGCTGGGCCGCGCGTTCTTCTTTGCTGCGCACTGGCCTGCCGCCACGGGTTAGCTTCCTGCCTTCCTTCGCGGCCACTCGCGACCTTCGCTTCGCCTCGCGGTCGGCGGCTCTTCGCTTCTCCAGCTTCTGGGCGGCGGTCAGCTTTCCCGCTTTGGTGGATCGAGTGTGCAGCCCATCAACTGGTGCAGTGTTTGACGACGCCAGCGTGCGCTTCCCTGAAGCTCGCTCGGCGGCTTGAACCCGCAGGTCTGGCACACTATGGGGAATCCCCAATACTTGCCGTAGCGCCTCGGGGCTGGAAAATAGTTCCCCCATCCGTGAGGTAAGCTCGATCTGAAGTACACCGATGGCCTTACTAAGTTCGGCTTGGGCTTCGATGCGGCCTCGGAGGTACGCGAGACCAACTTCAACGCGGTTCGACTCATTAGGCAGTTCCTTTCTCATTCGCTCTTCCCTTTCTCACTGCGATCCCTTGCGGTAGACACCTTTGTCGATGCGGATCAGGAAGCCCTCCTTGGCCAGCGCGGCCAGGCCCGCAGGCACGTTGACCTTGGCCGTGGCCCGCTTTGCTAGGGGAGCGGTAGCCACGATCTCCGCCGCCGTCCAATTGGTACTAGGGTTGGCTTCGAAGAACTTACGCAGGTCGCGTGAACCGTAGATGTCGCCGGTCGCGCGATGCCCGTTGTGCTTGACGGTCGAGGGCTTCAGCCACTCCGAGCCGATCTTGGCGCTGTTCTCCACCAGGAGTTGGCAGGAGCCCAGCGTTTCCTCGACGTGCATGAGGGTGGCCTGCTCGCGGGCGATCTGCGCATCGAGCGTGCCCAGGTCGGCGGCCAGACTGGCGCGGCGAGCGTTCAGCTTTTCGAGCGAGAGCGCGATGGCCGTGCGGCTGATGCGAACCTGGCCGACAATGCTGGCCACGGTGGCGGTGTAGGGACCGGCAGTGTTGAGCCATTCGAGGTCGGGCGGCAGGGCAACCGCAACCGTCGCGTCTTGCTCGACAGGCGGAGTAGTAACCAAGGGCACAGAAATCGTGAAGTTGACTGAAGAGGATGATACGGCTGGTGCTGGAGGAGGCTCGGGCGGTGTGATGTGTGGATCGAAGTGTTCGGCTACCTTAATGTAGCGGTCGATATTAAGAGGCTGTTCACGGGCCTTGCGGGTCTTAATGATTCTCTTGGGTGACTTGGGCGGCTTGGGCCGGACTGACTGCCCAGCTTTGTGGCGGGCTGCTTGTTCTAAGGCTTCGCGTAGGCTACTCATTTACTTGTTTGGTTCCTCTCTATTAAATTCAAATCGCCATACGTCCGTGCCTCCTGCTTGATGATCGGCGGCGGCGATGTGGTTGCTGAACAGGCGCACGGCATTGGTGCCGTGCGGATAGAGCGCGGCGCGGTGCTTGCCGTCGATCCAGATTTCGACGATCTTCATTGGCAGGATGGAATGATCGACCAGGCGGAACTCGATGTTGGCGGGGTGCGTGGGCAGCGCATAGTAGGCATTGGCTTCCATCATCGGCACGCGCTCGCCATCCTCGGTGATGCAGCCGAAGCCGCCCTCGCTCGGCTTGGCCAGATGGCCCTCGGCGTCGATGCCCCACTTGCTCACGATCCTGGCCACGTGGCCGCGCACCGTCTTGACGTGCGTCGCCTCGCGAATGTCGACGTGCAGCGGCTCTTGCCAGAGATGAGTATCGGGATCGACGGTAACCGTTGCGCCGCACTTCCAGCAGGGCGTGAAGGGCGCGTCGGGATTGGCCGGAACGTGGCCGCAAGGACTCATGGAACCTCGACTCGCTTGATTTCAATTAGGTCCTGGTCGAGCAGGTATTGCATCGTCTTCTGAGGATCATCGGGCTCGGGCGGATAGAAGCAATCCACGGCCCCGACCAATACCCGTGCCGCCATGCCTTCGAGGCCGAACATCTTCTGGAGAGCCAGGTACAGCATACCTTCCAGTTCGGCGGCGAGTGTTCCCGTGATTGCCATGCGGTCGCTTTGATCTTGATTCTTGGGTGTGACGTGATACCAGGAGTCTTTGCCGCTGGGATAGCGGAAGCGGAAGTTGGCCGAGACCTCATGGGTCTCGCGATTCTCCACAATGAAGGCCCGCCAGAAGGCCACGCTCGGCATACCCATCAACTCGGCCCAGGTATCATCGAGCACCATGTGGCAGAGCAAGTTTTCTTTGCGGGTGTCGAAGCCTACATTCATAATTCAAAATCTCTCATAGGTGACCAGCTTGCGGAGGCGCAGCATGGTCAGCACCTGGGGGCGGATTGCGCCGTCCCGCTTGCGTGCCCGCACGATGGGCTCGGTGGTGATGCCAGCGGCGCGGGCCAGCGCATTGACGCCGCCCGCCTCACTGATCGCGTCTTCCAGTTCCCGGCGTATCTGTTCCTCCGTGAGAATGACACGACGGCGCTTGGGCTTCTTCTTCATTGATTGCGGTTGTGCCATCGCAAGCACACGGTCTTGGCCACTATATTTCGCCGGGGCCGAATTTGCAAGTTCAGGACTTATTGAGGTCATACGCGTCCACCTGCGGGATGCTGATTACACCGTCCATGCTTTTGACGTGCGCCGAAATCGCCTTCTCGTCGAGAATCCAGTATTCATCGGGTATCTCGGAGGGATTGACCAGCGCGGTGCGCCGGATGGGCGAGAGCGGAGCGAGGTCCGGCGAGCGGAAGAAGCGGGGTAGGATGCGCCAGCGCCAGAGCGGCGGACGGGAGCGCAGACCGGCCACCTTCAGGTCGGGCCGGGCGACCACCGCCGGGGCCACGAAGATCGGCCCCAGTGTGACCGGCGTCTGGGCGAGCACGTCGGCTTGCTGAAGGTCGGCCTGGGCGCGAGCCACTTCGGCGCGGGCTGCTTCGGTGCGATCCGCTTCCAGTCCGAACAGGTTGGTCTGGGGCTGCGGAGCCGCGATGGCAGCCTGGGCTTCGGTCAGGCGCTGGCGTGCGGATTCGGCCATGAGTCTTGCCTCCTCGGCTTGCTGTTTGCGCCGACCTTCGGCAGCCTCCTCGGCCACCCGCCGGGCGCGGGCTTCGTTCTCGCGGCGGGCGCGGGCTTCCTCTTCCCTCACCCGCTGCTCTTCGGCTCGCTTGAAGGTTTGCAGGGCGGCATTGAGACGCCTTTCCGCCTCGTCGTACTTGGCCAGCACTTCGTTGCGCCACGCATCGTAGTTGCGTTTGGCTTCGACTACCGGCTTGGCGATCAGGTCCAGCGCCTTGTCCACCGCGCGGCGCTCGGTCTGGATCACCACCAGCGCGGAGCCCAGCGCCTTGTAGGCGTCCGCGCTGGTCACGCGGAGCGTGGCGGGCACGGCGGCGGCGACAGCCAGCGCCCGTTCGCGGACGACCTGGTTGAAAGGCTTGTCGCCCTCGCGGACGTCGGGCGGCAGTATCTGGGGCATGACCACCGCAGGCGCTTCGGGGATCACGGCAATGGCGCGGATCGGCTCCGGCACCAGGTGGATTTCGTCGCGCAGCTTCGCGCCGTTGTCTGCGCCGGTCTGGCCCATGCGGTCGGCTTCGAATTCCTCGCGGGATTCGGCGGGTGGCAGTTCGATCACCCGGAAGGGATGGCTGGTGGGCTTGGAGATGATCTCCTCGTAGAGCCAGGCACCCTTGCTCTCGGCTTCCTGGCCCTCGTCGTACACTTCCGGGGCCACGCCGCTATAGACGCAGGTCACGCCATGCGGCTGCTTCTTGGAGGGCGGATACTGCACGTAAAGTTCGCTGGCACGCTGGTCGTAGTGCCAGGCTTGGAAGCGACTGCTTTCGACCGGGGTGAGTTCAGGCATTCCCATTGAAGTTCCCTTTCGTGAGGTTGTTGTTGGCCTTCCATGCTTCGAGGGAGATCATGCTCATAAATGCGTCGCCGTCGGATTGATCTTCGTACCAGTGGACCTGAAAGCGGCCCTCGGGAAATAGCTGGCAACTGCACCGCTTGACCGTGTTATCGAGATGGGTGCGGTTGTAGCGCATCAGTTCGTAGCCTGCGGTCTGCACCTTCCAGGCGGGCATGTGGTAGGTGCAGAACTTCAAGTCGAGCACCACGTCCTGGGTCCGCTTGCGTCTCATGCGCCGGTCGGGCGTGCCGCCGACGACCAGACCCAAAATGCTGGACATTAACCGGTGTTCGATCTCGATCAACTCGAAGTCGGACTGGCGACGAAACTTCTGCCAGCCTTCGGCGTAGCCGATGGCGTGTTCGGGCAGCACCAGCATGTCATCGTCGCCGTCGCGGTCGTAGCGTTCGGTCCAGGCGTGCAGTGCCAGGCCGAGTTCGCGTTTCCGTTCGAGCACGACTGGGTCAACCATCGAGTAATCAATTAGGCCGTGCTTCTTCAACAGGCCGGTAACGCTGGGGTGATTGCGCCCGTTCTGGACGTACTTGTGGCCGTCCTCTTCGAAGTGGAAGAAGTCGAGGGACTCGATCACGGCTTCGTCTCTTTCTTCAGGTGGCGAAGCAATTCCACCGCCTGCGCCTTGTTGAGCCGCTCCGCGATTCGTTGACCGACGAGCTTCGCGCTCAGCCAGAAGCCGAGCAGGAACGCCACGGCAAAAGTGAAGCAAATCGCGCTAAGCACCGCATAGATGGTCACAGCCCCACCGCCGCCCAGAACTTGTCGGGGTTGACCGGGTGCAACTGCTTGCCGCCCTTGGCGTGGAACACCAGCAGGTCACCGCCATCCGCGATGCGAACTTCCAGCCCTTGGGCCAGGGCGCGGTCGACCTGCTCTTTGGCGGCTTGGCGGGTAATTTCTTCGTCGGGATACTGGACTGGTCCCTTGCGAAACCACTTGGAGCCGCGAGAGTAGCCGTCGCGGTCGTAGACGTAGAGCCGCCAGGGGCCGGGGCCGGGTTCGGCGTACTGCATCTTGTCAAACGTGTAGATGGCCATTAGGGCTCTCCTTGGTAATAGCCGTTGACTAACTCGATATGGCCACCTTTGCTCTTTACCCAAGCTGTGAATTTGGATAAATTCGCGCCGCTAAATTTCTGAAACACCGGGGCAGTCTCGGTAATAATCCCATCAGTTACAACCACCCCCGCGACGATGTTATTCAACGCAACGACGTAAGTTTCATCCATGAGCCGCTGCCTCCTCGTCGATCTCTTCCACGTCCCAGTTGCGGTAGCCGACCCAGGTGGGCTCGGTATCTTCGAGCGTGTCCGCGATCCGCACCAGTTCGTCGCTGGCCTGGTTCGCGGACGCTGCTTCGACGATGCAAATGCCGGTGAAGGTGAGCCGGTACTTGGCCATGACTGCCTCCACAATAATTATTTCTGTTGTGCGTCCCGCTCTTCGATCTGGCGGTTCAGGTCGGCCTTGATCTGGGCTTCGGAGAACTTGCCCATCTTGCCCAGGTAGTCCTTGCGCTCGGCCACCGTCCAGCCCAGAATCTCGAACAACTGCGAGAACGGACTGACGGCGGGCTTCTCTGGTTCCTGCTTGGCAGTCGCGGTGGTGGTCGCGGCAGCCTGCTCGACCGGCGAGGGCTTGGTGTTGGCCCAGACCATCGCCTGTTCGCGCTGTTCGGGCTTGATGTCGAGCGAGGTATCCACCTTCAGCACGTCCTTCAGGAAGGCGCGGCCCTCCTTGCTGCTGTGGTTGGCCTTGGCGGCGTTGTGCCACTCGGCGGCGAAGGCGGACGCCTCCTGCTTGAGTACGGCGGCGGCGGGATCGCCGTTGCCGTTGCCGTTCGTCGCAGCAGACTGCATGGGGGTGGTCTGCTCGGCGGCGGCAGGGGCGGGCGGGAAGCTGGCTTCGATGGTGTTGGGGTAGTCCTGCAACTCCTCCACGCACTTCATGCCGCGCAGCGCGTCGGCGAACTTGTCGCGCAGGGCGAACGCACGGGCACGCATCATCAACATGCGCTTGGGGTAGCAGTGCCAGGGCGCGGGGTTGGACATAGGGTTGCCGTCGCGGCCCGTGATCTTCTCCCGCGTGTCCCACAAGTTAGCCGTCTTGGCGTCGGCCACGCTGAAGCGCGACTCGTGAACTTCTTGTCCGCGCCGCTTAACCTGGCAGACGGCGACCAGGTTGTCGCCCTCGCCCTCCCAGAATTCTTTGTGGCCCTCGTAGGCCGGATGCGCCTGCACAACCGCAAGCATGTCGTCGCCGAAGATACCGGGACGGCCATTGATCACCGCGATGGCGATCACCGATTGCATGATCGACAGGCCCAGCGCCTGGCCGAACTTGGCGGCCACGAACACGTCGCCGGGTTTGTTGCGGTAACTATTCGGACAGAGCGTGGAACCGGCAATGATGGTGGACAGTTCCATAGCTTCGGCCAGGTTGTCGGGCATCGTCCAGAGCCGGTCGGGCAAGGCCAGCGGCGCGGACGAGTCATCGTGGCGTGGTGCGAGAGTAAGTGCTGCGGTTCCCATATATCCTCCGAATTTCAAGTGCGTCAATCATAAGTTATCGGTTGTGATTGCGCAAGCACATTCGGCATCAATTTGCAAATAAGTTGGGGCATAAGTGACTTAGTCATTGACTGTCAATGACGCGTCAATGACGCGGCGTAAATTACCGTAACTTACCGGCAGTGCGCCCGGAGTGTGCCTATGAGTCGAGGCGTTCACCAATGGCTGAAACAGGCGTGCGTGCGCCAGCCGCGCATCAGCGGCGGCTTCGCCATGTTGCTGCTGGAGTTCAACGAGTGGTTGTGGAAGTACGAGCAGGAACGCTGCGCCCCGGAGCAGTTCCGCGCCATGCTGGCCGCCGAAGGTTTCGGGGTGATTGAAGTGCACGGCACGCTGCTGGTGCCCGGCCTGGGCTTAGAAGAGGACTGGGAAGCGTGCAAGCCGTTGATGGGTTAGAATGCTGGCAAGGCGGCGGCGTCACGCGGACGACTGAACGGGTCCAACGCTGGTAGTCGGGAAGGACGGCCAGTATCCAACCTGGCCCGCCGTGATACAGGAGACTTAGATGGCCACCACGGTTGCACCCAAGACCGAACCGCTGCCGACCAGGATGCAGCACTTACCCGTCGACCCCAAGCGCGGATTCGTAGTGCCCTGGTTTGTCGATTGGATCGATGGCGTGCCCGAGTTTCGCGCGATGGACGGGTCGAAGTATCTGCGAGCAATTCGCGAGAAACTGTGCTGGGTGTGCGGCAATAAACTGGCGGGCGTGTTCGTGTTTGTCGCGGGACCCATGTGCGGAATCAACCGCACCAGTTCCGAGCCGCCCAGCCACATCGAGTGCGGACGCTGGTCGGCGCGAAACTGCCCGTTCTTGTCGAACCCCAACATGGTGCGCCGCGAGGACGACCTGATCAACAACGCCAAGTTTCGCGACGGTGCTCCTGGCGTTGCTATTGCCCGCAATCCGGGCGTGGCTATGCTCTGGTTCACGCGCGAATATGAACTCTTCAACGACGGCAAGGGTCGAGCGCTCATCTTGATGGGTAGGCCAAGCGGCGTCGAGTGGTACTGTTACGGTCGCGCCGCCACGCGGGACGAGGTCGAGGAATCCATCGACAACGGCATTGGGGCGCTGGAAGCGATGGCCCGCACCGAACCGGGCGGCATGGAAGACCTGGCGCGGAAGCGGCAGCGGTTCCAACGCTGGCTGCCGACGGCGTAATCATTATTGGGAGGGTCGATGCGAGGGTTAGTGATCGACGAGGAAGTGCGAGGAAGGGTGCAGCGCGTACTGGCTTACGCGGAGCAGAACGTCTACCATCCACGCAAGGGGCGGCTGCCGGGCAACGATGCCCGGCTGGTGCTCCAACTCAACACCTACTGCTGCGTGTTCAGCTACACGATGGATCAGTCGACCGGCGACCTCTACCGGCACCTGTCCATCTCCATTCCCCGCGAGGGTTACATGGCGCACCCGGTCGTGGTCGCCGAGCTTGCCGGGCTCTACGGCTTCAGCGGCCACGAGCAAGGCGTGGAGGCCCGGCTGGCCAATGGCGCGTGGCTGATCAATGTGAACAAGCAGGACCACTGTATTGTGCTGGGTGAGAAGCTGGCCGACGAGCAGAGCCAGGCCATCCTGGCGAAAGTCGAGAGCCGCGCATGACGATCCAGTACGAAGAGCCGGGAGTGCCGGTCGAGCGGGCCGTGTTCACCGACATGCAGGGCAAGCCGCTTTGGGAAGAACAGCCCTACCAGTTCTCGCGGATGAGCGCGGTCGGTGAGTATCTGGTACAGGCGGGTCAGCCCTACACCGTGGTCCGCGTAGCGGTGTGTGAGGGCTGCATGTACGTTAACCTGGAAGCGATGGATCGCGAGGTTCCCCTCACTGGTGTGGCCCGATGAGCAAGTCCGGTCCCACCGACTTGGCCGCCTACCATGCCGGGTCGCCCGGCCAGAAGGCGTGGATCACGCGCAAGAGCCGCGAAGCCAGCCAGTCGCGTCAGCCGGTGCAGGCGACCGGCGAGGTCATGCCGCCCAAGGATGACTTCACTTCCCTCTCCGATCTGACACCCGACCCGCGCAACGCCCGCAAGCATGGCGAGCGCAACATCGCCACGCTGGAGAAGAGCCTGGAACAATTCGGCGCGGCCCGCTCCATCGTGGTCGACGAGCATGGCCGCATCCTGGCCGGGAACGGCGTGGTGGAGGCGGCGGCCAACGTGGGCATCGAACGGGTGAAGACGGTGGAGGCGGATGGCAACGAGATCATCGCCGTGGTGCGGCGCGGGCTGACCGAAGCGCAGAAGCTGGGCCTGGCCGTGGCCGACAACCGGGTCGCCGAGTTGGCCGAGTGGGACACCACCATGCTGGCGCAGATCGGCACCGAGATCGACCTGACCCCGTTCTTTACCGAACAGGAACTGGGCGACTTGCTCAGCGACACCGAGCACCTGCGCGAAGTGGAGAAGTCGCTCCAGCCCAAACAGTTCGTGCGGGTGCTGGTCTCGGTGCCCATCGACCACGCCGCCGAAGCCAAGGAACTGCTCGACCAACTGGCCACCGTACCGGAGATCGAGATTGACTACTCGGCGAATTGAAGGATGGACATGACCAATCAACAACTCACCGCGCTCAGCTTTCCGTGCGTCGAAGCCGAAGAGACCGGCGACCGCCGCTTCTATCGAGTGGTCGCGGACTGGAGTGTCGGGCTGACGGTCAACGTCGGCTTCGAGTGAATTGAGTTCTTTGCTGGGCTGCCCGTGTGGCACGCCTCGATTGCCAGTCCCGACCTCAAGCGTATGCGTACCAGGCCGGTGTGGGAGTGGACCGGAGCCATGCACGACAAGGCGCGGAAGATTCTGACCGATAGCCTTCGCGGCGTCGGTACGGACTGGGAGAGTTCGAGCGCGGGCGACATCGCCATCCACACGCGCAGACGGCTGTCGCGGGAGGAAGCACGAGCGCTGTATGCCATTCTGCCCACCGCGCCGGTCTTCACCCACGGCAAGGCATTGGAACTGCTATGACCATGAATCCCTGGCTCAAGGAATGGAATGTTTGGGTTGAGTTGACCCGCCTGGAGCGCACCGCGCTGATCGAAGTTCTTATTGACTACTATCGCCGCGTGGACGCCACGCAGGAATTTGTGGACGTGGCGACGGGACAAACCATTAACGTAGGGGACCTGATCACGATCTTGACCAGCAAAGCCCGCGACCAGGATGGTAACTACGTCGGCTTTGCTCTCGATAAATTACACCCAGAGCCGGGACCAATTCAGTGACCACCAAGACCGATAACTCCTTCCTGCGCGACAAGGTTCAGCTTCGCGTGAACAACCTTCCGCCCGGCGACCTGCGGGTGCTCGACTGCTACTCGGGCAAGGGCCTGATCTGGGCCGCCGTCCAGCGGCTCACGGGGCGCAAGATCACCGTGCTGCCCATCGACAAGCGCGGCGACAAGGATGACTTCCACCTGCCCGGCGACAACCTTGCCTACCTGGAGACGCTCGACCTGAGTAAGTTCAACGTGGTGGATTTAGACGCCTACGGCGTACCGTTCGAGCAGATCGAGTGCCTGGTGCGGCGGCGCTATCAGGGCACCGTGTTCGTGACCGCCATCCAGAGCGTGATGGGCCGGTTGCCAAACGCCATGCTGGAAGCGGTTGGCTTCACCGCAGCCCAGATCGACAAGGCTCCCACACTGCTCTGCAAGCGCGGGTTCGAGTACATGCTTCAATACCTGGCCAGCATCGGCGTCAGCCGTATCCGGCACCGTTCAGTAGCTCGCAAACATTACTTCGTTATGGAGATGAAATGATTAAGCGCATCAAACGCATGGACGTTTCCCCGCTTTGGAGTTGCAGTATCCAACTGGCCAGGGAGAACTGGGCCACGCAGCCGTCGCCGTACACGGTTGACGGCGAGACCTACACCGCCACTTACTCGGTGGGCGAGGTCAGCCCGATTGACACCAGCTTTTGCACCCGGTTCCATCTCGACACCAGTAGCGCCGCCTCTGCGCTGTTCAGCCTGGCCTTGTGCTCCAACAATTTGGGAATCTTAGGAGCGGACAGCGACCACACCGTGCTGCCCTCGATCAGAGAAATCATCTATTCCGGCGAGTGGTACGTTGATCCAGCCGAGACCGACAATGTCGGCTCGGTCGAGTTAGATTTCAGCCTGTTCCTCGACACCACCTACATCCCCGGCGCGTTCCATTTTCGGCGGAGTCAGCTAAACGGGGAGAACTCGTTTCCCGATGAGTGGGACATCACCAACGGCAACAACCAATGGCAACCGACCGGCATTAGGGGCGTGGTCAGAGAGAAGGATTGGAACTCGTTCTCGCTGCACCTGGACGTGGATGCGGCGGCCAACTTTAGGTATCACTCCATCGAAATGAACGGCGACAAAGCGATCCTCGACTGGTCCTACGCCCCGATCATCCTTCCGGCCCACGCAGGATGGTGGGGAGCGCAGCCCAATGTGCAGGGCGACGCACTGAAGCGACCGCTCGACCTCTGGACGCGCGACCTTGCCGCCGAGGTCACCAACTAATCATTATTCGAGCGTGGCGGTGCTCCCGCAACTAGACTTCCCCCGTTGCAATTCCTAGAACTTTTGAAGTTTGAATCATGTGTCGCCGTGCGCCCTCGGGGTCCGTTTTGCTTACTGCATGGTTCCCGAATCCATCTTCGGGGCGAATGGCATGGAGGCAATGAGGACAACACGGCAGCATATTGTGCCTACGCCACGCCTTTTCAACCTTCAATGCGGCTTTGTGCGTAACGTTCTTTGCGATTTCCTCGTCAAGCTGCTTACGGTCAGCGTCCAGCCTCTCACGCATACGCTTTAGACCCTCATTCATCGTGAGGAACGCCCACCATGCCGTGACTTGCTTTTTGCAGTCCTTGCACTCAACCGTCTGACCGTTCTCGTCGAAGAGTAAGTGAAGGTGCGGGCACCCTATGTCGGTCGAGAAGCGTAGACCGTGAGTGTCTCCCTTCACTTCAATCCGGTAGTCCTCAATATTGAAAACCTTCAAAATCATATCTCCCCCGGCGAGGACGGCACATTATTGCGAACGCGGCGGTTCTCGCGCTCGACCTGGTTGTGGTGCTGGCGGCAAAGCGTGATGCCGTTCGACACGTCGTAGCGCAGGTCGGGGTAGTCCATGAAGGGCAGGATGTGGTGGGCGTGCAGCCCCTTCCACCGGCCCTGGCTCTCGGTTGCGCCGCAGCCGCGCCACTGGCAGCGATGACCGTCGCGGGCCAGCACCTGCTTGCGCCAGGAGCGGGTCCGCGCCTTGGCGATCTTCAAGGCCGAGCACACGCCGCCCTTCCAGGCGTGGCTCTTCTCGCCGCGCTGGGCCAGGCCGATCTTCAGGCGGTGCTCGGGCGTCAGGCAGCGTTGGCGCAGCTTGGCCAGCGTGGCTTCGCTGTGGCGGCGCAGCCGCCCCGCCTCGGCGATGCGCTGGCGCGTGGCTTCCGTGTGGTGGCGGCCCTGCTTGGCGGCCCGCATCTTCTCGATCACGGGCGCAGGCATACGCTTGCCGGTCCAGTAGCCGGGCCTGCCGGTCTGGGCGCGGGAGATCGCGGCCTTGTGAGCCTCGGAGATCGGCTTGCGCTTCTGCTTCATCGCACCAGGGCGTTGATGGCCTGCATCTCGAAGTTGATGTGTTGCTGCGCGAAGGTCGTCGCATCTTCTAGCCGACCTTGGTTGAACCGTTGCCAGCTTCCATCCTCTGGATCGACCAGCCAGATTTGCGGGATGCCCATCGCCTCGTAAAGACGCAGGTTGCGCATCATTCTACCCACCCGATTCGCCGGGCTCCAGACCTCGAACACGGCCAGCGGAGGCGTGACGGCGATCCGCTCGCGGGGCGTGGCGGCGTCGAGGATGGCCACGTCGGCGATCAGGTAGTTCTCGGCTTTGACCTGCACTCGAAGCTCGGGCCGCACGCGGATGTTCCATTCTTCCGCGTGCTGGGCGAACCACAACTGAATCGCTAGTTGCCAAGCAGAGTGATTGTCTTCACCCACAGGTCGCTCCTCGATCTGGCCGTTGATAAAGTTGGCATCCGGTTGCCACTCGGCGGAGTGGAGGTAGTGGGCCAGCGCATTGGGCGTGGTGGCGGTGTCGTGAAGAACGGAAGCGCCAGGATTGATCGACATGGCGTGAACCTCAGTGGTGCTGCGGCACGCGCAGCGGGTTAGGATAGTCCTTGGGAAGATACTTCTGCAAATCCTTTTTGATGTAGTGGGCCGCGCCCAGCGATTGCAGCAGGTCCACCATGCGGTGGGTGTAGCTCTCCCAGTCGGTGCTGGCGGTCATGGGCAGGTAGTTGGCCCGGCCCACTTTGTAGAGGTCCACAAAGCCGTGCGTGGCCCGCACAATGGCCATCGAGGATTCGCAGTCCAACGTGGGCTCCAGGCTCACCCAGGTGAAGATGCCCTGCTGGTGAAACTTCTGAATAGCCGCGATGCGGTCCTCGGGCATGGCCGCGTTGCGCTCCCACTTCTTCGAGAACGTGTCGTCCAGGCTGGTCAGCGTGGAAGCAAAGGCGTCTCGCTGGGGACGGAAGAGATCGAGATCACGCAGCGCCCTGGTGCCGCCCTTGGTCAGCGTGCAGAAGCCCAGGCCGTGGTCGCGCAGCACTTCGATGGAGTTGCGGGTCAGCAGGGTGGCCGAAGGGCTGTACACGTCCGTGGTGAAGCTGAACATGACCTGTTCGGTGATCCCGGCGGCCTGATACTTGCGGGCATCTTTGGTCAGGTGGAACAGGTAGTTGGGACGTTCGACTGCGCCCGCATCGAATTCCGCCCGGTCCATGCGCAGCACCTTGGGCACGTAGCAGTAGGCGCAGCCGTGGCCGCAGCCCCGATAGGGATTGGCCGCCAGCGGAGAATACTCCCCGGCCTGGCCAGCCGGGGCATAGATGTAAGAGCAGCCAGGCAAAGCCTGGCTTTGCTGGGGTTGGGGTTCGATCTGAAACAAGGGAGTTTGCATTTTCAACCTCAATGTTAGTATAGCACATTAATCAGAATCATGCCAGACGATTCATCGGTGCCCGTTCTTGGCCGCCATCCTGGCTCGCTGCCTCAAGTTTTCCGGGCAGCGCGGGATGTGCTTGCGCATCTCCACGGTGCCGAATGGCAGCCCGCAAAATTCGCAATCCTTCAAGGTCGGCTTGCGTCCCGCTCCGTCGCGCTTCGCGAACTTGCTGGCAATGTACGTGCGCGTGATTGGTTCGTGGCACTGGGGGCAAGTGATCGACCGGACCGGCGGCTTCTCCTTGACCGCCTGCTCGGGTTGATTCATGGGCTTGCGTCCCGCTCCATCGCGCAAAGCGAAGTTGCGGGCGATGTAGGTGCGCTTGATGCGGTAGCCGCACTTGGGGCAAGGCAGCGTGGCGCGGCTGGCTTCCCGCTTGGTGGTCTTCTGGAGGCGCAGGTTGTCGCGCGTGTTCCGCAGCGTATTCGTGGGGTCGATAAACTCCACGCGATCCTTTTCCTTGGCCCGCATGACCTCGCGGTGCATCTGGATGGGCCGCTTCTGCCCCTGGTCGTCGTACTCGATGCGTTGCGCATAGAACCGGCCCGTTCGCGGGTCTTCGCGAGCCAGCCATTCGTACTGGGACAGGCGTGGATAATCGACCGCATCCACGGTGGCAAGCTGGTCGCGAGTCAGCGGGATGTAGCGGATCGGCTTGCTGCGTGGCTGCCGGGGCTTCGCTCGTGGCTGCCGGAACTGGTGACCGCGCAGATACGTCTGAGGTTTACCTTCACGCGAATAATTAACAGGCAGCCCGCAGCCGCAAGCGCATAGTTGCGGTTTGGTGGCCATTAGTTTCTCCATTTGTTGAGTATCTCATCAATTCTGTTTCATTTCGCCATCGCCATCCTCCGGCGAGTGGCCCAGGCTTTGAGCGCGGCGTTGCTGCGTCTTTCGTCCTGGGTTGTCAGTGCAGAGCGTGGCTTGTGGCTGGGCACGAAGGCCGCCACGGGTACGTCGACGGCGGGAGTGTCGACCGGCACCGGTCGCGGACCGGAGAGCAGATCGGTCTCCAGCCGCATCAGCGCGTCGCGGACGCCCACGCCCATCGCCACGTGCTCGAAGTAGCCTTGCGGCGTTGCCCCGCCCTGCTCCAGCGTCCAGAGGCGCTCCAGGTAGGCCGCCAGTTCGGCCTGGTTGACGGCCTCGAAGGGCTGCAATAGGCAGCGGGAGACAAAGCGTGGGAGCAAGGTCGAGGGCACGTCTGTTTCCTGGGGTCCGCGTCCGTTGCAGGTCATGATCCAGATGATCGGCGGCGGCGTGCCCCGCTCGAAGCCGCCGCCAAAGACCGGCTTGAGCGAAGCCGTGCCATCGAGGCGCGACAAGAGTTGCAACTGGGCCTTCTCGGTCATCTGGTCGGCCTCGTCGATCAGCACCACCCAGAACTTGCCGGTCGGCGGCATGTAAGCCGTCTGGTCGCGCAAGTCGTCCAGTCTGGCGACGTCACATTTCTGGGCCGGGATGTGAATCAGCGAGCCGGGAAGCTCTTCCGCGAAGGCCATGCCCAGCGCCGTCTTGCCCGAGCCGGGCGGCCCGACGAACAGCAGGCCGCAGGCGCGAGGCTTGGCGGCCAGGTTGCGCAGCATGGTCTTCGGGCGGGTGATGCCGATGAAGTCGTCCAGGCGGCGGGGCTGGTAACGCTCGGCCAGCGTGGCCGGGAACTCCATGCCGTGCTGGATTGTCTGCCCCAGGTCCATGACCGCCTGCGGCTCGGGCGCAAAGATTTGCTGATTCATGCCTTGCCTGCTTTCGCGGCCACCAGCATCTGGACGGCCTCTTCGGTACATTTGTCGCACGCCCCGTAGTGGAAGCTGATCGCCTTGGTGCCGCATATCTTGCACGGAAAGCCGTTGGCGCTGGTCGTGGGCATCTTGAATGTCGTCATTCGCATTCTCCCTACAATTGAAGTATATCACCAATCGGAATGATGTACAAGCAAGAACGGGGCCAAAGGGTATAATCAAGGCCATCCGAATGCAAGACAACCTCGGGGTGCGATCTTGAGTCGCACCCCTTTTTTGCCCGGTGGGGCGCTATTCGGTGGGCGCGGGCGGCTGCCCGCTGACGGCGCGGAGGAACTCGTCCTGGGCCACCCGGCGTGCGCGGACCAGTTCGCGCAACTCGGCGAAGTCTTCGCGGATGTTGCTGGCATCCTGTTCCCTGACCACCATCTCGACCAGGGCGAACTCGTGGTTGTGGACGAAGCGCATGGCGGCGTTGGCTACGGCGACCGCTGAATCCTCGAACTCGTGCATCGCCTTGTTAGTGCGCTCGATGCCTTCCGGCGTGGTGCAGCCGCGCGGCGTGAGGTCGATGAAGCCGACCTGCGTTACTTCGACGGCTCCCTCCTCGCGGATGCCGAAGTCTTCCGGGTCGGCGATGATCTCGACCGAGTCGGGCACGGCGTTGATGTCGAAGCCATCCGACCCGTGGCCGGTGAATGTGCGGTACTCGTTGTCTGCCATATAATGATTATTCTCCTGATGTCAGTTGCGGTTGTTGCGCGGCGGCCTGTTCGGCCAGCCCGCGACGGTAGTCGTCCAGCCACGCCTTGGCGTTGCGCAGGTTGCGGCTGGCCTCGATGATCGAGCGGATCACGTCAATGGCCTGTCGGATTTCGTTGGACTTCATGGTAGCCACATGGGGATCGCTGGCGCTCCAGCAGCCATGCCACTTCAGCCACTCGGTCGGCTCGGCCATGCTGCCGTAGCCGTGCTTGGGGCTCTTGTTCAACCAGCCGCGAATGGCGTCGGCCAGCACGAAGTTTTCCAGCCCGCGTGCGTAGTCCTGGTGGAGCATGTTGTAGATGGCCCCGCCGCTCCCATCGTGGCGGCGCTCGATGCGCTCCCAACGCTTGTCGTGGCGCTTGTCGGCGCTGGTGACCTTCAGGAACTCCAGCGAGTAGTAGCGTGGCTTGGCGTAGCCGGTCTCGTCGTTGTCGATCACCGAGGCGGCGAAGGCAATCCGCGCCGGATCGGGCAGGTGCGGGAAGCGCCAGGTCATCGTGTCGGCCAGTTCGGGATCGGCCAGCATGGCGGCGGCCAGCGAGTTCAGGTAGTCGGCAGTGAACTGCTCGACAATGGGCAGTTCCGGCGAATGCTGGGTGTGCCCGTCGCCGTAAGTCTCGAACATCAGCATGTGCATGTCCACCAGCGCGTGCGTCTTCCACGAGCCGGAATCGTAGATGTAGCCGTACTTGGCCGGGTAGGCCAGGGATGGAAACTTCGTGAAGGTGTCGGACATTCGTTCTCCTAGCGGTAGGTGGTGCGAATCTGGAACTGGCCGGATGCCTGCTCGGCGGCCAGCTTCTCGGGTGTAAGGATGGCGCGAATGCTGCGCGTAGTGAATGCGTAGGTGACGGCGAACTTGCCGTCCTTGCGTGGGCGCGAAGCAACCCAGAGCACGGGCAGGCTTTGCAACTCGGCCTTGCGTGCTTCGTGCCATTCCGGCGTTCCGAATACTGCGCCCATGTCGATCTCCGTGGACTTATCAGGTTCACCGTGGCCCGCAAGGCAATCCAGGCTCCCGCCGCTGCCCTGCGAACGGGTGTCACCCCAGTTGCTCGCGCGGTGAACCGGATAAAGCCACGTTCGCCACGTCTTTCTTTTCTGCCGCTTCGGCCCGCCTGGCGGCCACTGCCGCCATCGTCGCTGGCCAGCCCTTCTGTAGCTTCTCCATGTAGACGCGGAGAAAGGTGTTCTTCCAAACCATCGGCCTCTTGCTTTTGCGCTGGCCCCAGTTTGCGTCCTCATACGGGTTGTATTCGTCGCGCATTGCTATTCCTTTCGTCTCCTGACGTTTCGGATGCCCGTCGATGACGCCCCACGGTCGATCTAACCGCTGGGCAATCAAGATGCTTTCGGCTGCGTCCAGCCTCGTTTCAGCGGCCCCACTACACCGTTTCCAGTGCTGTTTCGCGAGGCAAGCATCTGATGGGCATCCGAAACGCCCCAGAGTTCCAGGTGGAGGGTTGTTTCCATTCCCTCTCACCATGAATAGAATAGCATAAATCAGATTGATGTAAACATAATTCGTACAGGAATTGTGCTCCTGTAAACGGTTGAATACCGGGTCGTTAGGCTTCGCAGGGGTAGATGGTGGCCAGCATGGCCAGCAGGGCGGCCTCGTGTTCGGGCGCGGTGGCCACGCCAACCTCCAGGTCGGAGGCGGCCCGGAGCGAGGCGGTGTAGCGGTGGACCTGGGTTTGGAAGTCGACGGCGTCGGCGATCTCCAGGTCAACTTGTTGGTCCGGGCGGCTTGGACCGCTCGTGGTGCGAATTGTCAAGGTCACTTGCATGGACGCTCCCGTCGGAAATCAGCATGGCGAACAGGCCGCGAGCGGTGGCCAGGTTCTGAAGGTACTGCGCCGCCAGGATGGCGTGCTCGTTGGAGGCGAAGGTGACGGTCATGAAGCGGCCCCGTGGCCGCTCCTCGAAGTCGGTGTGGCAGTCGGCCTGGTAGCGTTGCATCACGATGCCCAGGAAGACTGAAGCGTTGTGCAGCGCCGTCTCGTCGTTGCCGATCAGGATGCTGACCGCCGGGTCCATTAGTCGTCCTCCTCTTCCTCGTACTTCCGGCCACGATGGTCGGGATCGTCATCGGGCAGGTACACGGGGCTGTAGCCGCGCTGTTCCAGTTCGGCGGCCTCGTCGGAACCGCGCTGGGATTCACCCATCATGACTTCGATGCGCTGCGGTCGCCACACCTTGAAGATGGCGGGCGTGACCAGCTTGCACTCGCCCGCGCAGGTCGCGCAGTGCTCGGCGATCACCACGCCGTCCGCATTCCTGGCCAGCCCGGAGCCGCCGCAGGTCTCGCAGGGTTTCACGATGGCCTTGGAGTGGGCAAGCAGTATCCAGGTCTCGCCCAGCACGAAGTTGCGAGGCACGGCGGCGATGCGGCGGCTGATGCCCAGCTTGCGAGCCTCGCGCTCGAAGTGCGCCGGGGTGGGATAGAACTGCTCCCCGATCCAGATCAGGCCCGCCTTGCCCATCTCGCTGGTGGCCATGCAGAGCGGGCAAGGAAACTGGTCGGTGCAGCCGCGATGCACGCCGCCCACCAGCGCGTTGAGGTCTACCCAGGTGAACCCGCGCGACTGCTTGAAGCCGTGCGAGCAGGTCGGGCAGACCGTCAAGGGAATGGGCAGCCGGTCGCAAGGCACGCCCCCGGATTCGCCTGCGAGGTAGCACCCGCCAATTTTTCTGTATCCGCAACCACGTTTCGCTTCGACGGCCATCAATGCACCTGCGCAGTCTTGGCGGCTTCCACCATGCGGATCAAGTCGCCCAGTTCGACCGCCACGGAGGCGGAAGGCTTGAACTGATCGCCCAGGTAGTGAGCGGTCAGCCGGTTGTTCACCGCGATGCGGTGAGTGTAACCCGGCACGTTGCGGGCCGGGATGAAGTCGATGATCTCGTACTCCGCGCCGCGCATAATGCGGTAGCGATGGATGCGCTCGACCTGGACAGTATTGCCGTTCGCGTCCTTCATTGCGTTGGCTCCGCGTAGCCCTTGACCACCTTGGCAATCGGGTAGATGCCCTGGTGGAGCAGCGCCAGGCCCAGTGCGAGAAACAGCGCGTGGGCTTTCGGGTCCAGCGCGATCACTTCCTGCTCGGTCTTCAGCATGTCGATGGCTTCCTCTTGTGTCATCGTGTCCTCTCTCAGTCCATCTGCAAGTATTGCCCGCAGGGCAAGCCAGCCTGTTGGAACGCCCGGTAGGCCGCGTCGGCCATGCGAGTGCGCCGGTTGCCCTGGCCGCGATTGTGCAGCAGCATCAGGATGCGACCGTGCCACTGGTAGTCCTGAAGCACCACCTTGTAGCGCGGGAAGGCGGCCATAATCGTTTCCGCCTGCGCCTTGCGCATACCGGGCACGCGCAGGTAGGCGGAGTCGAAGTTGCACGTCCCGCCATCTTCCTCGCCGTGGAACGCATCCACCGCATCGGCCTCGGCGATCCCGCTCTGGAGCGCCGCAATAATCTTTTGTGTGTCGTACTTCATTCACTCTCCGTTCTGTTGGTAGCCCTCACGCCAGAGCAGGATGCTGGCCAGCTAGTGCGTCAGCCGCGATCTTCAACTGGCGGGCGCTCCGCCTAACCAACTTCCCACTAAAGACGATGTGGGCCTGTTTCCAGTTGGCGGCTCGCCAGTCTCCCGCGCCCTATCACTTCCTGCCCTGGCGGGAAGGCTACGTCACCATTCCCAACCACAACTATAGTGTATCACACTATTCAAATTGATGCAAGATGGAGGTTTCAATGGACAAGCAAGCGATATCCGCCCTGGTGCTGGGCCATGAGGGCATCCGTCACGCCGTCTACCTGGATACGGAGGGCATCCAGACCGTGGGCGTGGGCTTCAACCTGGAACGCGCGGGAGCCAGGCAACGCATCGCGGCGTGCGGCGTGGACTACGAGCAGCTATGCGAGGGCACGGCCACACTCACCGCCGCGCAGGCTCAACAACTGTTCGAGGACGACCTGGACAACGCCATCACGGACGCCCGGCAGATCGTGCGCAACTTCGACGACCAGCCCAGCGAAGTGCAGGCGGTGATCGTGGACATGGTGTTCAACCTGGGCGCGGCGGGCTTCAGGAAGTTCCGCATGGCCATCGCGTGCCTGGAGGACAAGGACTACCAGGGCGCGGCCAAGGAGTTGAAGAACTCCAAGTGGGCCACGCAGGTGCCCAACCGGGCCAACGACAACATCGCGCAGATCAAGCAATTCGGTGAGGCTTCTTCGGCTTAGGCTTAGCCAGGTGGCACTCGCGGCTCATGGTCGCCAGCCAATGCTCGAACTTGAGGCGCAGGTCCATCGTGTCGGCGGCGAACAAGGTCTTCGCGCCCACGCGGATGGCGTAAGGCGTGAGCGGGCTGTCCTCGAAGTAGCGAGCGTAGTCGAAGAAATACTGCTGCCGCTGCTCCGCATTCATGGCCAGCATTTCAGCGAGTCCCAGCGCCGGAATGGCCATCAGACGATCCTCCTGATCTGGATACCCAGCCGTCGTTCGAGCAGCGCCTTCCAGAGTTGCCGCGCGGCGCGGTCCAGTTCGACGCTGGCCTTCTGCCAGCCGGGCTGCGACTCGTAAAGCTGCCAGGGATTCTCGCCGCGCAGCGGGTATGGATTCCCTTCCCTGCCCGCTTCGATCACTCGGTCGTAGGCGTGGTAGCCTTCTGAGTCTTGTGCGCCGTAGTCGCTCCAGACCTTCATGGCCTGATCCAGTTTCGCGTATGCGTCATCCACTTTCATGCGGGTTGCTCCATTCTGGCCAGAAACGTGTCGACCGGCAGGTCCAGCAGTTTCCGGTTGGTGAGGCCGATCACGCCATAGACCCCGGTGCGCAGCGCGGTGCGCTGCACGTACCGCCAGCGGAACGGGATGCCGAAGTAGCCGCTGGCCTCGCGCAGCGTGGGGTCGATCACCTGGCCGTCGCGGTCGATGCACCAGGCGTGCTCGATGGGAATCAGACCCATGTGGCACCAGCCCTCGACGTAAGTCAGGCTACGGTCGGCGGCGGCGGCGCGGTAGGCATTCATGTAGCACATGCCGGGCTCCTGGCGCGGTCCAGCAAAAGATTGCTCGCCCATGTAGCACGCCACGCCGTGATCGAGCATAAACGAGCGAATGGTCGTGCCCACACCCATCGGCACATCGAAGTGGTCGCGAATCATGCGCAGGTAGTCGGTGATCTGGGCGATAGCTTGGTCTTGCTCGATTCGCGTCTTCATTCGGTGTCCTTGTAGAACAGCAGCAGCCAGGATGCGTAGGGCTCGGCGTGGACGCCTCTCACGCGGGTCATACCGGACAGCGGGAACTCGCCATAGTTATCGGTCGATTCGACCACCAGTTCGTTGACTGCGCCGAACGGCGTCTCTTCGAGCACCACGCCCGCCGCCGCCCGCCCGTAGCCCTTCTCCTTGCAAGTCTTGCCATCCCATACCGGCACGCTCATGCCGGGGATGAGGGCCTGCACCGCTTTCGCGAACTTCAGCGCCTGTTTCTCGGATGCCGTCATCGTTCTCCTTACTGAATGTGAACCGTGTCGCCGTTGGGTGCGACCGCCACGTAGCCGAACAGGCTGGTGTCCGTTCTCACCTTGTGCTCGGGGCCGAAACTTCTATCGGCCAATCTGCCGAACAGCTTCAGGTAATCCGTGTGCGTGGTGACGTTGGTCTGGCCGATGACCGTTTCGATCAGTTGGCCGTGCTCCAGGGTGGTCAGTACAATGTCTGCTTTCATTTCTCACTCCAGATATAGAAT